GCGGTATGTGTTTTTCATATTAAGCGCAAAAGCCCGTACCGAAAGGGCTGTGAGCGATCACTGTCATTCAAAACACACCCAGATAGCCCCAGAAAACGAAAATTACATACCGCAATAAACCATTCACGCCTCTAAAAACGAAAATTACATACCGCAATAAGTCAAAATAGGCCCTAGAACCGCTGCAGCCAGCGAATACGAGCAATAATATGGTCAAAAAATAACCAAAAACGCTAGGTTTTACTTATTGCGGTATGTGTTTTTCATATTCGGTCACTTATTGCGGTATGTATTTTTCATATTCTCTGAATCTTGAAGTTATTGCGGTATGTGTTTTTCATATTCCATCGACTTTCAGTTATTGCGGTATGTATTTTTCATATTCCAACCTTCGCAACGCACAACCACCCAACAAGAAACAGATTTGATATTTGATTGTCAGAGATGTGAGCTTGAGAGCGCGTCAGAAATGACAGAGAGCGCTTTCTGATGCTTGAGATTAACTTTGACTCGATTAAATAGAAAAAGCGCTCAGAATTGATTACAGAGAGTCGATGGATTTTTGGAGTTTGTCTGAGTACTGATCAAGGCACTCAGTGATACCGGAATAAGTAATCTCATCAATCATAACGGCCAAACCGTGCTCTCTTGAGTATCGCATGTGATAAACCATATCCTCGTCGTTGAGACTGGATACAATTTGACAGGAATAGTCGACCTGACCGCTGAAGTGCATATTTCCTCTGGCTGTGATGGACTTCATTGTCACGGTAACAGGAATCTCCGAATTAAGAGATTGAGCAACATATTCACCGATAGACGGCTCTACAGTTATTGGGTAAGAATAGTTTCCTGATGTAGAAAAGGTATCAAGAAATACCTGGTTACCTATCATTGAATCATCGACGGTGACGTTATGAGAGACATTGGTTATCGGCAAAGACAATCTTTGCTCGGGCATAGCGCAGGCGGTTAAGATCAAAGAAAGAGTTAAGATACCGATTTTGTTCATATTTCCTCCTTTTGGAAGATTATATGACGAGAAACCGTCAAGTAAATATGGTGAGGAAAACTACCTTAGCTTCAATTAAAAAAATGGGGGCTCTTTAGAGCTCCCCAATGCTGAGTTCCAAACGTAGGAACAATAATGGAGTTAACGCAAAAACCCATATCAAAGCGCCCCGTAGGACGCTTTAGCATATAGATTATTAAGATTTTGCACCTGTTCTCTCAATACCTAAGTTTTCAGCAAAAGCCTGAGCAATAACTGAATCTTCAACTAACGTCAGTTTCTGCCCTTCTCGTTTAGCAACGCCCATTAGAGGCAAGACTTTCATCAACTGACCAGATTGAGAACGACTTGTACCTTCTGAATAAGGTCTAGCTCGATAACGCTCAAAGATATCCTGACTTGTGATCTCTCCTTTTGTAAGAATCAGCTCTAGAGCTAACTCCGTATACACCGATAACGAGGTTCCGCCAGTGAGATGCGCATACGCGTTTACAAGTTTTTCGCCTACTTTTTTAGGAGCGCTGTCTATTTCGGCCATTCGTGCTGAAATGGTCTCTTTAAGCTCATCTGCACTTAACTTTGCATCTTCTGGTGTATGGATTAGCGTTGATTCGACAGCCTCAACGCTGCCAAGTCTAACCTTGAGAGCCTCACTAGGCTTCATTGCCCCGCCCGCTCTAGATTTTGCTTTCGGCTTTGGCTTACTCTTAACCTCTACATCTTTTTCTTTAACTTCTGAGGTTTCATTGTAAACATCATCACCAATTTCAGAGCTAGATTTCTCAAGTTTTTTAGGAGAAATTGACTCTTTTTCTGGCTCAATTTCAGCGTAACTTTCTCTCACCGTTTCTTCTAATTCGATCTCATTGGCTACACCTTCAAGGATTTTTTCATCAACATCGGAAGACGAGTTCTCCGAAATAACTTCAGAATCAACGCCTTTTACTTCGATGTCTTCTGAGTCAATAAGGCTCTCACCTTCAATCGCATCTAGTTCAGCAAGAGCTGCATCAAGAGCGGACAAATCACTCATGTATTGTTCCATTGTAGTTCTCCATTCAGCATACATATATCAGTAAAAGCAATGCCTTACTTTTAACATTACTTTTCTAAGTCTTTATGTCTTATCGACAATTTATATATTACTTATGAAGTGCGGCATTAAAACAGTAAGCCATTGGGTTTGAAAGGTCGAATGAAAGGCAAGACGTGCTGAAAGTAATATTGATGTATGAATTGTTATATTGTTATACGGTTATACATCCATACATAAATATGTTTATATGGGTTGTTGTTTTGCTGTTTGGTAGTTTGTATAATTTGACGAAGGTACATGATAATCAACCTCTGCAACTACGACGACAAGAAAGGGCGCATATAGCGCCCTATTTTTTTACTTTTGATAATCAGTAACCAAGCACGGTCGACCATCAGGTCTGACAAATATGCCGAATTTCGCACTGGCAAAGAACAAAGTGTACAAACTGACAACTACCGATATAGAAATTTGAATGTTCACTCCAACATACTGAAGAAGATATACAATCAAGCCAAAAAATATGACGTATGAGACGGACATAATGCTCTCAGAATATGCCTTTTTCAGTCCTTTCTCTGGTGAGAGAACCAGACTAACTATCATTGAATAAATGACGCTGACAAACAGCAAACTGATCATGCAGTCCAGAAAACCTACAAAATAGGTATCCTCATTCGCCGAGTGTTGAGCCGACGAGGTCAAGTCCGATTTAAAGATGAATACGAAGAGGACAAACAGAGCAATAACGACAAACTGAAAAGCGGCGAGCGCCGCAGTTGCTCTCAAACTTGCCTTAAGAGAGTGTTTTAAGAGCTTGGTTCGGTTTACCGTCAATGCGTGACCATGTAACGATCTGTATTGGGACAAACGTCGCCCCGAGAACAGGCTTACTGAGGCGCAAACAGCCAGGATGAGGAAAAACTTTTGAACAAGTAGAGCAGGGAGCTCGCTAAGTCTCTCTGGAAAGATAAGCCCGTAATCAATAAAGAAAAAAGCGCTTAAGGTAATAACAGCAAAGAGAACGGCGAACACTCTATCTTTTAGCGACAGTATTGCTTGAAGAAGAAAAACCGAGAGGAAAGACAGTTCACTACGAATCCAGTTATTTACAGATTGCTTGATAATCATCACGCAGCCTCCATTGATGACTTTGACTCCATGACTTTGCTGACCGTTGATGCTAAATCGAAGTACCCTCGCTCAACTCCGACTGCCAACGCTTCTGTCATTTTTTCTGTATCGTAAATGGCGCGGTGAGCAGCCTCAGGGTCGAAAGGAACATCAAGGGACCAACACAGCTCTTCAAGTCGAGGGGGCTTGCCAAGAGGGGTCGCAAATCGACCGTTCTCCATTGTGCAGAATACCTCCATATCCTCGTTAATAGAGTGGCCCAACCGAAGCAGCTCGTGAGCAACAAACAGAGAGTCAAACTCGGCGTTATGAGCGACAAAGATGTCGGTTCTGGACATAACTTTGCTTATTTTCGGAGCTAACTCGTCCCAAGTTATTTTATCCTTCACCATCGACGGGGTTATCCCCGTTATTGCCTGCACCTCTGAAGGAATATCTCGCTTTGGGTTTACGAGTGTGGAGACGCGAGCGAGCTCCTCAAGTTTCAACGTTTCCGGGCAAAGCTTATGAAAGATAAGGCCAACCTCAGTAATGCGGTGACCCTTTTCAGGCTCAAAGCCTGTAGTTTCAACGTCAATTGCGGTTAGTGTTAACGACATAAATTATATAATCCTTTTGATTTGAAGTGCCGGTGAGCTTTCAAAACAGCCCTATAGCACTCACTTGGTAATTCGTAATTTTCTTCTTTTACTGTTCGACCACCACGACTAATGGTCAGCCTACAATTGCGGTAACGAACGACATATTCAGGGGGACAATTGCCATCCTCGCTCTTGTAATAAGCAATGAATGATGCATCCGTGAGCTTTGGAAAGGAGGCAAACATCGAGTCTGTGTCAGTAAGCATGTCGACAAACTCTCTGTCACTTGTTATGCCATTAAATGCCGTTTGCAGAACGGCCAACATGCGTCGACCAGATTCGGGAGTTATGACTCCAGACTCCACATCGTCAATAACCTGCTCAAGAGCGGCAATGGCCTTTCTGTCTACCTCTGTCTGTAGGTCAATATCGAACATAATCACCTCTAGCTTTTGGTTTTGATATCCTCAAGAGACATGCGTAGATACATGCCTTTGATGGCCTTAATCACATATCCGCCTTCTTGCTTCAATCGACTACGAAGCATTGACATTGGCATTCTGCGCGCCATAGCGTCTATACGAGATAAAAGCTGAGCAAGCTCCTCCGAGTCGCGGCGCTGACGAATACGCTCCATTAATCCGCGATAATGAACCGCTAACTCATCATCAAAACTCAGCGTGATCGGCGTGTGGTCTTGAGGAAGAACCACCGGGTCAGACAAATTCAGTCGAACCGGATGAGAGCTGCCGTTTTCGTCCTTGATGTAGAACTTGATAGTTCGAGCGGCAAAATAGCCAAACCCAGCCTCTTTGATTTTGGCCGCATCCGCGTAAGAGTAGGAGCGAAAATAAACCTCAAGAGCGAGTGTAAATTCTTCACTCTTAAGGAGAGACTCATAGTGATCGTAATAGGCTCGTGAAATCTCGTGTTTTATCTCCTCAAGGTAGTAATGATGAGTGTCTGCGGCGTTTTGCTTAATTGCTGTATTTAGCATTGTTAACTCCTTAATTATCATCAGCATCAGAGTTAATTTAACGCGCGCAGACTGGGGTTAAACGTTACGCCGCAGGCATAACAGGGTTATGATTTATCGCTCTAGATTTGGTGCTTTCTAGAATGCCAGTAACATACTCAACTCGATCATTGAGATTCGTCATGCCTCGGTCTAGAAGAAAAATGCGAGGGTGTTCGGACAGCTCTGCATAGCCAACAATTAAAGCGTGAATACGCTCGACCATCAGTTTGTCGCAGATCCCCTTGCTGTCGTCGTAAACAATCTCGACGGCAGGAGGAACAATAAAGATCGCATCAAGAGAAGAAAGACGGCTCATGCATTTATCTATGTACGCCTCGATAACACCGACCCCAATGTCGCTAAGGGATTGATAGTCAGAGGTGTTTATTTCAGAAGCGAGATAAGCGATAAAGTCGAGCGGAGTTCGATCTGTAACGCTGTCATTGCTCATCTCAGCAGTCCATCGATTCAATATGTGTTGTTGAATGACAATGCGCTTTGACAGCGACAAATCGTCGGTGGGCTTACAGTTGTAACGGAGAAATGAGGGCGTAGCGCTGCCCTCAACAAAGTAGTGTCCAGTTAACTCAGCCACTTCTCTGGCGAGTGTTGTTTTACCAGTGCGATGTGCGCCAGCAATCCCTATTCTCATAGACCTGAAACCTCCTTAGCCTCCATTGCTGACTTATCAGCCTTCAATTCAGATTGGCGAGATTTTGCAGCAGAGATCATGGTAGATATGACCGACTTCATATCTGGCTCTCGGAAGTTTGGCCCCTTAAGCGTCTTGCCAGTGTCCGCATTAAAAACGACAAATTTATCTTCCAGACCAGGATACTGACATGGACGGTAGTCAGCACGAATAGGGGAGTATTTGCCGTGATAGCCATCGCCCGCGGCATAACGTTCTACCGCGTACTTAGCCTCTTCCTCTGTGTCGCACAGTTTGCTCATATTAGAGCGGTGGATTTCAGCAAGGATGATATCGGCGTCCATGCCGCAATCATTGGCCGCGCCATATATAACAACTAGCCCGTCACCAATAGCGTCAGCAATCAGCTCAAGGTCGGCTTTTTCTAAGCCATCCTTAAGTTCGACGATCGCTTCTTCCATGATGAGATCTAGTCGCAGTTTCTGTTGTGCTGGAGAAGGAACACAAGGAATATCAGGAATACCTTGCCCCATTACTGCATTAAACTCTGTTACTTTTTCAAAGTTTGTCTTTTTCATGATTCACCTACTCTTTTTCGGAGCGAACGTAACGAACAACCGTAAATGAGGCGTCGTTGTTTTCATCTTTATCTTGAGCAAAAAGCGTTTCCTTCTTGATGAAACCGTCAAGGAAGTCAGCCGGCATGCGAGTAAGAACACCTTCTTTGACGGTGTCATGAATATGAGTGACGATAAGCTCATCGATAACGCCCATTTCAAGGAAGAGGCGATAGATTTCAGAACCGCCGATAACGTCAAAGTCGTTACCAAAGAAGCCAAATAATTGCTTTGTTCCGTCCACTACGTAAGCGTTCTCGATAGCATGTGGGTAACGCATCATGATGACGTTCTTGCGGTCTGGAAGCGGTTGACCGATAGAATCATAAGTCTTGCGACCCATGACTACCGTCCGCCCTTTAGTCAAAGCCTTGAAGTGCTTTAAATCATCACTTAAGTGGAAAGGAAGTTCGCCATTTTTAGCGATAACATGATCTTCGGTAAGAGCGACAACTAATCGAATCATACTGCTACTTTTCCTGTTAGTTTCGGGTGAGATGAATAACCAACGATTTCAACGTCGTCGTAGGTGAAGTCGTCGATTTCCTTGATGTTCGGGTTAAGACGCACAGAAGCTTGTGATTTTGGCTTACGTTTAATCTGCGTCTGGATTTGTTTAAGATGGTTTTCATAGATGTGGACGTTGCCGCCAACATGAATCAATTCCACCGCCTCATGATTTGTGACTTGAGCGAGCATGTGAGCGAGAATGGAGTAAAATTCAAGATTGAACGGCAGCCCCAAGAAAACATCGACGCTACGTTGATACATTTGCAGACGCAGTTTGCGCTTACCGCCTTCCTCAGAAGCCGGCTCAGAATCAACCTGAAACATCATGTGGCAAGGTGGAAGCTGCATCTCATCTAAATCACCCACATTCCAAGCATTGACTAGAATGCGACGATCTGTCGGGGCATGGCGTAGTTTGTCGACCATGTTGGCAAGCTGATCGATAACGATTTTCTTGACTCCCATACCCATTGGCTTAAATGTCGTCCATTTACGCCATTGAGCGCCATATACGGGACCAAGCTCCCCGTCTTCGCGAGCCCACTCATTCCAAATACGAACGCCATTTTCTTGCAGGTATTTAACGTTGGTGTCACCGGCAATCATCCATAAAAGCTCGTGAATGATGGATTTGTGGTGAATCTCTTTTGTTGTAATAGCTGCAATTTTCCCACCTGACAGATCGAATCGCATTTGAGTGCCAAAGACCTGAGTGGTAGTAACACCGGTACGCTCGTGAGTCTCCACGTAGCCGTTGTCCAAGACATGCTGAGCGAGATCTAGGTATTGCTTCATGATTACCCTCTAGCTTGTTTGTTTAAGTTGTTTATATATTAAGTGCTTACTTAAAATTAGGCAACTAAGAAAGGAACGCTGCCTTTGATTTTCCACATTCTTTGGTTGTCAGAGCCTCGAAATGGCTTGCTCGTCGGAAGTTCTTTAACATAGCGACCATCTATCACTACATCCACGTATTTTAGGAACTCGCAGCCTCGAAACCGGTCATCAAGGTCGTAGCCGGTCCAAAGCCAAATATCTTTATCTGGATAACGCTCCTTAACAAGCTTACATATTCTTGTAGTGGTCTTGAGGTTGCGATGATGAAGTGGATCACCGCCACTGAGTGAAAGGCCGTCTCTAAATTCAAGATCATCTAGTATCTGATGAATGAGCGATTCGGTAATGGGGAATCCCGAGTTCGGGTTCCAAGTAGATTTGTTGTAGCATCCCTTACAACCATGCGAACATCCAGTAAAAAAGAGGGTACATCGCACCCCCTTGCCGTTAACCAGATCGCAGTTTATATACTTTGCGTAATTACTCATTGGTGCTTAACTCGTTTCATAACTTCTGACTGTTTACCCTTATTGAAAGGTCGAGAGTCGGGGTTACCAAGATAACCACAAACTCTACGTGTGACGGACAATCCCTCTCCTCGATTGCCGCAGTGTGGACACTCAAACCCATGCTCTGTCGCTAGAGCCTCGCCTGACCAACCGCATGAACACCGATCTATAGGAGTATTAGTGCCAAAATAAGGGATGCGATCATAAGTGAAATCCCAAACTCGCTCTAAACCCTCAAGGTTGTGTTGCATATTTGGAAACTCGATATAATCAATGAAACCGCCATTGGCGAGGTGTGGGTAATCCTGCTCAAATTCGATTTTCTCAAAAGGGTTAACCTTCTTGAGCACGTCAAGATGAAAGCTATTGGTGTAGTAGTCTTTATCTGTTACACCCTCAATGACTCCAAATTCTTTTACATCCAAAGAGCAGAAACGATCGCAAAGGCTTTCAGATGGCGTAGAGTAAAGTGAAAAGGCGTAACCAGTTTCTTCTTTAGCCTTGTCAACAATGGAACGTAGGCGAGCGACGATCTGAAGCCCAAGTTTTCGCTTGTCCGGAGAATCAAAAGCGTGACGTTTATCTTCTGGAAGTAGAGCGTTAACCGTTTCGTTAATTCCTATATATCCCAGAGATACAGAGGCTCGACCATGCTTAAATATTTCCGACACGGTATCTTCCGGATTAAGTCGAACCCCAGCCGCGCCCTCACAATAGAGTATTGGAGCCACTGACGCTTTGACGTTATCAAGGCGCTTTATACGAAGCTTAAGAGCGTCGATAGATAGACTCGCGTATTTATCTAGTAGTTCGGTAAATTCATAAATGTCGGACGACATCAGGGCCAATCTAGGAAGGTTTAGAGAGACAACGCCCATGTTGTTACGACCGTCGTACTGCGGAACCCCAGATTCATCAAAATACTCACCAAGGAAAGAGCGACACCCCATTGGAGCCTTAAAACCACCTGTGACTTCGATTAGCTTGTCGTAGTTGAGGATGTCGGGATACATGCGTTCAGACGCGCATTTCAGTGCTAGTTTTTTGATGTCGTAGTTTGGGTCTCCGTGCTTAAAGTTTAAACCTTTCTTAATGGTAAACACGAGCTTAGGAAAGATTGCGGTCTTTTTATTTTTACCAAGACCCGCCATTCGATTTTCCAAGATGGATTTTTGAATGAGACGCTCCTCCCAAGAGCGGCCAAGACCAAAATTCAATGTCACGAACGGTGTCTGACCGTTCGAGGTATGAAGCGTGTTGATCTCATATTCAAGGGACTGAAAGGCGTTGTATGTTTCTTTTTCGACCATCTGTGTGGCGAAAACTGCGGATTCTCGATCGTCACCTTTGAACCAAATAAGGCCAACCTCAAGCCACTTATCATAAGAAGCACGAACGTATGGAGCTAACACCTCATCGACGCGATTAATGGTCGTTCCGCCATAAATGTGAGAGGACACCTGAGCAATGATTTGAGCGGTAACCGCTGTCGCTGTGCTGATTGACTTTGGCTCCTCAATTTCAGCGTTGCCCATTTTGAACCCATTCGTTAGCATGCCCTTCAAGTCAATTAACATACAGTTAAACATCGGGAAAAACGGGCTGTAATCCAAATCATGCCAATGAATAAAGCCCTGTAAATGAGCGCTGGCTATCTTTTCAGGAATAAGCTTTTGTAGAGCGTACTCTTTGGAAACTACACCTGCTAACAAATCTCGTTGAGTTGGGATAATTCTGGCATCCTTATTGGCGTTCTCATTCATTACGGAGACATTTGATTGAGTGAACATCTCCTCGACAACGTCAAACATTCGCTCTTTATCAATTGTTCTCATTGATTGATTTCTCCTCAGTTAATTTTGGTATACAGAACAAGTCGCCCTTTTTAGTGCCAGAAACGAAGATACAATCGAGATCATTTCGAATAACGGGAGTGAATTCATAGACCCGAAGATCAGTGCCAGAAGCCTCCAGTCTACTAACAGATTCGGATTTTAGATGACGAGTGTTGGGGTTAAAGTAAGAGCCGTCCTCGCACCCAAAAAGAACAACAGATGAAATTGCGATAATGGAAATCGCGAAACGTTTTTTCATATATCCCACCATAATTAAAAGTAAGCATATTAAGTGATTACTTAGTTTTAGTAGAATAGCGAGTTTCTCGATGAGTTCAATGAGCTACCTCATTGATTAGAAGACGTATAGAGTGAGCACAAGTGACCCTATAACGTTAAGTGACTGAAATTTAATATTTATGATAGGACGTTTAAAAACGCTAATTAAGAGAGTTACCTTGATATAACCGATGAATAATAAGTTTTATAAAATGAAAGGCTCCGTCAATACGGAGCCCCTCGACGGTCATTGCAATGAAATAAGATTAACGCGAGACATATCTCGCATCAAAGCGATCTGCTCGGCGTAGACTTCTTGGATCTTTCGTTTAACTTGAGCATAAGCGCCCATCTTTCCGTATTTATCAACGCTGCGCCGAAATAGACGTTTTTTGCGCTTGCCGTCCACTCGTTCGTAATACTGAAACTCATAGACGTTAAGCTTTCGACCGTTAGATTCGATTCGCTGAACCAGTCTAGGCTCAAGATTATGAGGTAAACCGGTTATCAGTGCTTCATCCTTCAGAACTCGCGTCCAATGCTTACCCCAAGCCTCTTTGCCGATCTTGTTTCTTACTTGAATCGCTTTCTTTAGCCCTTTCTTTTGCCCAAGCTTTACACAGCCTACAGACGCATGCTTTACAGTGTCGTCCGGCATATGAACGTGAATTTTATACGCTTTACCATCAGAGCGCAGACTAATAAATCGCTCTCCGGTGTTTGTCTCGTAATTACACTTAATCATAATGGAAACCGTGAATCCCAGTTATTGGCAATAATATAATTAAGCCGCTGCCAAAATTGCAACAGCCTGAATAAACTGATCGGTTAGAATACCTGCATGAACCGCACCAATGGCATCTGCCAAATGCTCATTCTTAGCTGTTAATACAGATTTCCCATTTCGCTTTACAGTGAGCCAACTGGCGTCAGGATAAGCTTGCGTAGCCCAGTCTATCATGTCCTGCTTAGACGCTGTCTTACAACCGACGGCGGCGAGTTTCACCTCCGTAGGAGTGACCTGAATCATAGGCTTGTTGATAGAGGCGATGATCCCTACACAGATCCCGTAAGACGCCATAGAGCGAGCGGATTGAGAGCCAACAGGCACCTCAACAAAAACCATATTCACGTCTTTTAGCATTTCATGAAGAGCCTTGTGCAGACTCTTGGCGCGACGAATATCATCACTATTTTTTCGAACAACTTTGGCTGTTTTCTTGTCTGCCCCCTTGCTTTCTTGAAGCACCATTTGCTCAATGGTAAAAGGAAAGTCATCGTCATCAATATCGATAAACCCTTTAACCATGCCAAAGTTTTGCAACGAAGGGTCAAGTGCTAATACTTTTAGTTTTTTCAAAGCGTCAACTCCATATTTGTTCAAAACATGCCCCAGCTTGAGCCGTACTTGGCGCGATTCTGCGCCATTTGTTCCTCTCGCTCCTTTTCTTCATAGACTTCCGAGTAGCTTTCAAGGTAGGTATCGAGGTCGGTCTCAAGAAAGGATTCAACGTCATCGAGAAAGGAAGGGAAAAGTTTCTCAAGCTCGCTAGCGCTGGCCTCAATTCGCTTGTAGTCTGCGGGACGAATAGGGCGAAAGCAGAAGATAAGCTTGCCACTTTTGCCAGCGTAGACAGAAGTAAACTTGAACTGCTCACCACCCAGCAAGCCCTCTTTTCGGTACTGATCTCGACGATTTAAGGTGGTCACCATAAGAGGCTTTTCCGCTTTAAGAACTCGCTCTGATAAATCAGAGCGAGATGATAGCCGTCTAGCTACAGCCTCCAATGCATCTTTTGAGTACTTTTTAGCAATCATTAAATAAGCTCCTCATGACGTTCCAAATTGATTGCGCCAGAAATCGTAGAGCGACCGTCTCTTTTTTCTACAGTTGCATGCTGACGAACCCAATCACTCAATTGGTTATGCGATACAATGAGAACAGTTCCTTTCTCTTTCGCTTTTTCTTCTAGAACCGTCATCAGTCGCTCAAGTCCGGACACATCGACGGCGTCATCAATTTCATCGCCAATCCAAAGCTCTATTGGCTTTGAAGCGCGACTTGATACCAAATCTTGCAGAGCGAGAGCGGTTGCTAGACGAACTTTGCGCTTTTCACCGCCAGAAAGAGATCGGTACGAGCCACCCCCGGTCAAGCTGGAGACTTCTATGGCAAATTTTTCGCGTATCTCACCCTTGCCCGTCTTAGTTTGAGTACTCCATACTGCCTTGATATTTCCATCTGATAACGTGCCTAAATACTTGGCCGTGCGCTCGTTAAGATAAGGAGTAACCGTGTCCAGAATGTGGGCTCGGATGCCGGAAGGAGAAAACACATCAACAACGCATCCGGCTGTCTGTAGTGCATCTTTGGCCAATTTGACCTTGTTCTCTTGCGTCTCTATGTGAGCGCCAATTTTAGTCAACTGCTCACCCTTTTCAGTAATCATGTCTAGATAAGGGTTTGATAGTGAGCGAGTCTCCTCAATTCGTGATTTGATGGCCTTTGCTTCTTTGACTGCAAGCTCTGTATCACTTCTTTTCTTAGACCATTCGTCTAATTCGCGCTGTATCGCTTTCTGACGCTCAACCTCTGTTGATATGTCAGTCATGCTAGCTTCATGTTCGGAAAGAGCTCTGCGAGCTTCTGACAGCACTGACTCCATCTTTTTGACACTTACGCCGCACTCCTTAGCTTCAGCGATTTTAGACCTGAGCTTTTCTTCTATTGTCGACCTTCTAGAGGAGATAGAGGACTCTGTAATTTCGTGGCCGCAACTGTCACAAGCGGTACCTATCTCGCTCATTACATTTTTAAGGCGCTTACTAAGTTCCTCAGCATCGGACTTGCCAGAATCAAACAACTGGCGAGCCGATTTTAAATCGTATTCGGCTTTAGATACGGCTGCGGAGAGCTCATGATATTTTTTAGTTTCCAACTCGACGCCGGAAATACGCTTGGTGATCAGATCGAGACTAGCCCTTAACTCTTCCTCATTTGAAAGCTTGAGCTCTGAGGCTTTTTCTTTAGCGTTCAGTGTGGCGGCGCTCAATTTAGCCTCAAGCTCGCTAATTGTACTTTTGGTATTTTTCTCGAACTCATCAGACTTTGCCCTAAGCTCCGTAATCGAAGATTCTAAGCCTTCTTGTTTGGCAAGAAGCAAGGACAGAGCATGCTCTTGCTCGTCAAGTTCGGACTTGGCAGCGCTGTATCTGTCACGGGCGATGCGATGCGCAAGCTGCATCTTGTCTATTCCTGCCGCCTCTTCCACTATGGTTTTTAAGTGCTTGTCAGTAAGACTAGGGAGATCAATTTGAGACTCTTGACCTGAATATATGGCGGCACGAAACACATCTGGAGAGCACCCTATAATCTTGTCTATTTCCTCTTGAGTAGCCTTGTCTGTGCCAAGGGTCAAATCAACCACATCATCTCTATTTGTAACATCCAAAAGGAGAACGCGGTTCTTGTTGTCCTTGTGCTTTCTGTGACGAATAATGTTGTACTCACGGTCACCGTCTACAATCTGAACCAGAACTCGGCAGTTTTTACCCGCCTTGCGATTCACCACGGCATCCCCACTATCACCGCGAGCAGTTTGATTGAAAATTGCCCACTGTATGGAATCTACTATCGAGGAGTTGTGCGTGATGATATGGTCGAGTGCGTATAGATGTGTGTCATTATCGACCGAGAGGTCCATCGTTTCTTGCTTGCCGATGTTTTCAATCTTAGTGACTTTTGACCACTTAATATCAGACTCGGACAAGTCCATCAGATCTTCGTCCTTGAAAGACTCTCGACATAGGGGTACGAAGTCATGAATTAAGCATTCTCTTTCTTCCGACTTTTTATTTATGTCAGCTTTGATCTCCCGCTCCAAATTTAGTCGATCGTCAGTCCCCTTGTCGTGAAGATGCAAACGACGAGAGGCAACTCTTAGATGTCTTGGGGCTTGTAAATAGTCTCCTATGGATACTGAGCCTGCCTTTACTTCACCCAATTGAGAGACTACTGGATGTGTTTCGCTGACATCCTGATAGCTTCCGTCATCAAGATGAATTCGGAGAATATTCTTCTCGCCCGTATCAAAAACGTCGACAACGTTAGTTGGTCGCAGTTTTAAGTCTCGATCTAAGCCCCATACTTTTATTTTTTCGCCAGCTTCGAATCGCTTGCGCCAATTCTCAATAGTGTCTCGTTCTCCCGTTTCTGCATGCTGCAAAAGGGTATAGCGCGGAAGACACTTGCCAGCACCATTACTGTTTTGGCTACTGTCGTCATGGTTCTCGCCCTGAATTAAAACAAGCCCTTTATTATCGAGATCTATGGTGGCCTCTCCAATAGCCATAAAGTTGTCAATTTCGATTCTGTTAAATCTCACTTTAAACCTCTTTGTAACTAACTACTTACTTAATATTTGGAGTCCAGTGAATCATAATGCTCGCCCATTATTCGAATAACCTTTCGACACGTAACTCTGTCAAAAAGACCGATATGACAGGACTCTTTGTCTATCCCTAGTTTGTCAGCAAGCCATTTGTAAGCCTCGCCTCGCTTCATTGAGCCATTTTTCCAAATAGGGTCGAATGCGGCATGAGCGGCGCTTTTGTCTGCCCTTAATTTTGAATCTGCAAGTCGACCAAGAGGCACAATAGAATAGCCATGACATCCCACATACGCACGCTCATGCCCGTTTTCACAAAGATAGAAATTCTTTTTCGCCAAGTCCTTTCGGTGAGGGTAAATGACATCACCCTTTACCAAACGCGCTTCACTGCCGCAGTAAGGACAGTCAACAACTATGCGACCGTATGGCGGCTCTCGTCTGTATGCGTTCATCGAGCATTCACCTCATCTGCTATTTCTTGAGAGGCAGCGGCTACATGATCGTTGTAGCCTTGCTTCTTACACCAATCTGCAATAGAAACCTTGATAGATGAGCCGGCCTCAAGGCTTGAGACGTCATCACGAGCGGTTTCAGATTTCGGTACGTGAATAATTTGAGAATAAGCGGCACCCTTATCCTTGAGATACTTTCTAATCTCCTCCACGTCCTCGTTTGTCGCGTTTTCAAGCTTAACGCGAACATAGTTTCCTGTGATGTACTCCGCCTCCTCAATCTCTCCCCAGTCTGGGTCGAAATCGACAAACTTAGGCGCTGAACTTGGGTAGTGAGTGATAACTTTACCGTTGTAAAGTAAGAATCCGGCTTTGGCACCCACATCGCTGAACGTTTGGTGTGTTAACGCACCAACAGAGCAGATGTTGCCATCAAAAACTCTATGATTGTGATAGTGGCCACAAAAAACCGCCCCAAAGCCAAACTCTCTAAGTTCAGCTACAGATAGACCATTGTCGGGAATACCGCTGATCACTCCGTTCATTGGTGCGTGAAGAAACAGAGTCCACTTTGACTTATCACCCTCTGCGGAATCATTAATGATCTTGCGCAACTCTTTCATGTTGTGAACGTAGGGGATATAAATGCGCATCTTGTGCGTATCAACGTGAACATCGGAGAAAACGGTACATCCGGCCCCCTCAAGAGCGACTGCTGCGTTTCCAAGCCGCTCTGAGTTATTGCCTTCTAAATCGTGATTGCCTGCTAGGATGTAAACGTTCATACCTAGTTCGTGAACAATTCGCTCATAAAGGTCGACAGCAGGGTTAAGAACGGATGGAGCTAAGTTCCCGCGAACGTGAAAAACATCTCCGCAGTGAATTATTGTATCGCCGCCATTATCTTTTACGGTCTTCGCTGCTCGCCACGTTTCGTCAAGAATGTGTTGCAGGCGATTGTTAATACCAGTTTCTTTTATGATGTGACTAAACGTCGCCCAGTTGTGGAAGTGACTGTCACTGATCACTCCGTAAGGCTTGATTGCCTCTGTCATGCGTTCTTCTCCTTTTTAAAAAACCGATTAAACGTTCGAGTGGAGCAGGTTTCGTAATAGTCGCTGTCGAATGTAGGGAAGACTCGATAGTAAGGAGACTGACCCGGAGTCACGCTTTTCATTTTTCGGTATGCGTATTGTTCACCCAACTGGTAACCTTCAAGCCCCTTCTCGCCTCTAGGCTCAAACACACAAACTGCCAATCCAAACTCACAACTTTCGTACATAACAACCTCTCGTCTGTTAACTTTATGATTAATTATAATAAGTACTTACTTAAAATTAAATGCAAACCAATGGAGCAAATCGGCAGTCTAGAATCAGACTGCCGATCGAGGCTTAAGAGATTCGGTTTATCTCATCAGTCATCGGTGTAACCATAGGAGGGGTGTAGTCGGAAGGAGACTTAAGCGATTTAATCAGCCTAATGGTAATAGCGTCGTTCTTATCACCGGATCGACGACGACACTCGATAACCACTTTTTTGTATAAATTAGAAGCATCGATAGACGGAGACAGAGACAGGCGCGAAAGAAGGTACTCAAAGTCGTATTTTATGTATTCAAGAATGACTTCCATTCTCTTATGCATAGAACGGAATCTTTCGTCACCTGGTATCGAATTTACGCTAGGGTTAGAGCGAACCAAGAATACATTCCAAGTCTCAAGAAGATCACAAATAACCAGAGTTAAATCTCTTTCACTAAAATACTGCTTAGACGAGCCAAATCGATACACTGGACAGGTACGAACTTTAGAAAAGATACGATTGAATCCAGAAATTTTGTCCGAAGGTCGACCTATGCCGCCTATTTCCCATTGCTGCTTGTAAAGGGAAAGAAAGTCGAACACCAACTCCTTTAGGTCGGAGCATTTGTAGTAGCGAGCGTCTGAACCATTAGAATATGGATATATCTGTTTAAGCATATTTCCTCTGCAATTATTAAGTGATAACTTAATGTTTTGTAATGTTAATCGCTAGAAATAGGTTAATCAACGAAAGATGACGGAGATAACGCACCGTCGTCTCCGTTTAAATTCTGGTGAGATAGATAGATGTTAACCCTTTGGCCTTAGCAAAGAAGTTCTTCCCATAAGCCTTAATAAGCTCTCGTGCCAATCCTGCAGCCGGGTTATCGAATGTTTGCCCGAGATGATTGCGAGAAGCGTGCTCCCTTAAATGCTCGACCTTATTGCTGTCCCAATAGATTGAAGTGACTCGGGCTCGGTACATAAGATCGTTCTTCTTGTCATAAAGCCCAACAATTTGCCCAGACTCTAACCTTTCATACCAGGCTCTACCCAGTCGAATTGTGTTAAAAGACTGCTTGTCGAGATTGGCAGGGTTTGAAAAAACAAATACAGGGATAAACTCTGCGCATGCTTTGACACTTGAAGCTTGTGCGCAGCGATCAAAGCGCTCACAAGCGCGACACAATGCGTCCGCATGCTCTTTGCTGTTGAGAGTGTAAGTTTTGTCGGGAAGTTTCTTGAGTGAGTTTAGACGAACAGTTTGAAATGGGCGCATAAAAAATCCTCTGCGTGATGAGTAACAAACTCACCATATCGCAGAGGATTTATGGTGTCGGGTGGCAGTTAAGTTGCTAGATGAAAATGTTTTCCATCAATCTCGATATCAATACTCATTTTACCACCCAGAGCCTTAACATAGCGCTGAATCGTCTCTAACTTGGCGCTCTCACTCGATTGCTCAAGGTTAGAGACGGTAGGCTGCTTAACACCCATAATCTTTGCCACATCGCCCTGAGTAAGTGCAGCTTCATGTCTTATCGCTGCCAGCTTCATGCTAACGCGTAAGGCTTCCGCTTTTTCTTCCACTTCGATGAGCTCCTCTTCGGTGAAGAGTTCATCTAATTTGCTCAAAGGTTGTGTTTTACTAGACATTGCTAGTCTCCTTTCAGATGGTCGCTATATTCTTTATCCGCGACCTTGATGTACTTCTTGTAGAAATTCTTTGCGCCGGGTCCATCTTTATAGCCGCCGCAAAGCAGAATACCGGTTCTTGTAGGGTCGAACGCAAAGAAGATTCTAACTGGCCTTCCTGCTATTTGAACCCGTAACTCTTTCATGTTGCTGTGCTTTGAGCCGTTAACGGTATCAACGTTAGGACGACCTAAATTCGGTCCATCCATCTCTAGCACTCTAATCGCCGCGCGGATCTCAACTCTCTCGCCGCGTGTTAAACCCCTTACCCAATCTGAAAACGTTGGTCTTGTTGCAATATCAAACATAATGATCGTTTCTTTTTATTATTTGTAAGTAGTATAGATTGCAGCCTATATAGATTGCAAACTATATTTGCACTACCTTGTTAGTCGCTTAAGGGGAAGAAGAACAATGAGCCTTTCTTCTGACAGAAAGCGATAAGCGCAGGGAGCTCTGCGGATCTTAGGAAAGTCATTATGTTTTAGCGTTTTTAGTCGAGAAAGAGGGATAGAGACCTCAAGTTTGGGGTGATCTTTGCCACCCATTGTGGTGGTCTTAATCCCATCGTCGGACACCTTAAACATGAGGAACATCTTATCCTCGTCGAAATGAATTAGCTTCAGTCTGTCACAGATAAAGTCTTGCTCGCGGAGAAGGGTTTTATCCAACATCAGCCTCATTCGAGCGCTGTTTTTAAGTACAATCTCGCCCTTATCATTATTGGTGTATGTGGCAGGGGATATTGTGATTTTAACTCGCTCGCTGGGCTCTTTTAAAACTCTCATTGTCACTTCGCTCATTACCACATCCTAAACGCTTTCACTAAACACTTACTTGAAAATGTGTAATTAAATAAAAAGAGATCTGGGCTTTTTGATGTCGTATAACCGATATGAGTAAACCTACGTCCAGCGGTGTAAAATCGACAGTAATGTTCGAGCCAAATCCACTTTTTACTGTCAGACAGTTTGTGTGGGAACCAAGAGAAGTGAATTGTGTAAGTTCCGTCCATTAAGTAGCGACGGAACTTTAGTCGATCATTGCTTAATCCAAACTGCATATTTCACCTACTCAACAGTTTCGATGTGCCAAATGTAACCCGGTGGCAGAGCGCGACCTATATTGGATACTTGCTCGTAAGATGCGTTGTTGAAATAACGCTCCTGACGGGAAAAACCATCAAAGTAAACTAACTTCATGATTGACCTCTAGTATTAGTCTTTACTTGTTCGATGATGTTATTGTCTGACGTTATCGTAGGGTCATCACTAAGACCCTACGGCAAATTAAGCGCTCCTTTGGGCCATTTCACGCTTGAAGCTGTTGTACTTTTTGACCTCTTGCGCTGCATTAGCTATGGCTTCGTCAAGTGTTAGACCGTAAGCTGCATGGTAAACGTATCTTCCCCAGCTGTGGTATTCACAAAGCTGATCATCAACGTTTTCAAATCTAGGGTATGGAGATTGAGCTTCGACGAGAAAGCCAAAATACTCCTTGTCTTGAAGCCACTGAATAAACTCCTCATCGAGAGTGCTTGCCGTAAAGTCACGATGAACGGGGATAACTTTGGAAACAGCCTCGATAACCTCTTCTGGAAGCTCTTGAATTAGCTCCTGACAGGATTCGGTCAGCGCGTCGACGTGTTCTGTGGCAATAACAATGCATTTGCTGATTCGAAAAGGCAGTTCCAGTGCTTCTTTTTGAATGTCCATGTTTCACCTCTATTGAGATTCCTACGTAATTGATATTTAAATTAGGCATTTACTTAGAAAGTGGAAGTCAAACTATCCGCTTAGAGATTTGAGTTGGTTTTTAAGATCGGCATAAGTGATGCCAAACAGTAAACAAACCGCCTTCTTTGAAACAGCGTTGTTTCTGATCATGTTACGAATAGTGATTAAATCTTCTTTTGGAATGGAATAGTGCTGCTTGCGGCAATTGAGTAGGCGATCCCTTACCGCTTGTTCTTCACGAGTCAAAGCCATAATCAACCTCAAACTAAAGACAATACAACTTAAGTAACTGCTTAATATTAAACATTATTAATTTATAAGTGTAAACAATAGACCGATGGGCCAGAAGAAAGCTGAATTGCGAAATATCAACGGCGTATTCCCCAAAAATCATTTTTTAATTTGAAAAGCGTGGTATCCACCCTTAAACTCAAAAAATTAAATTTGAGTTTAAGTTGAAAATAAACAGGTGGTATGAGTATGTCTAGATTGAGAAAGCCCCCTAAAATCAGTGAGTTGTTGAGTAAATACACTCAAGAAGAAATTTTCTCTCTTATGGGTAAGTACTCAGTCACCGACAGCAAAGGCCAATATCTACACTGGGATAAGTTTAAGTGGCGAGTGCCAAGAGGAGAAGATCAAGAACTGGCTTGGGTATTGACCAAGTTCGCGAGAGGCTCTGTCTCCAAGAAGATAGATAATCTGACTGCGGAACGAGGCAAGAAATTTCAATACTGCGTCCCTGAATCATTACAGGCAATGCTTCACCGTATCGACACGCAAACTGGCGGCGGATATAAAATTGGTGAAGACTCCTTTGTCACAAGCAGAGAAAAAGACCGCTACTTAGTAAAAAACCTAATGATGGAAGAGGCGATTACTTCATCGCAGTTAGAAGGAGCCTCGACAACCAGAAAAGTAGCCAAAGAGATGTTAGAGGAGAACCGTCCGCCCAAGGACAAGTCAGAACAGATGATCTTCAACAATTTCATCTTGATGAAGAAGGCCGTTGAACTAAAAGACGAGCCTTTGTCCATCGACATGATCCTAGATCTCCATAAGGCCGCAACCCTCAAGGCGATTGACAACAATGCGACACCCGGTGCCTTACGTACAGACAACGACATAACGGTAGCCAACATTTACAACGAAGTCGCTCACGAGCCACCTTGTAATACGACTCTAGTAGATCGATTGAATGAGCTATGTGAATTTGCCAATTTCTGCCATGACGAAGAGAGTTCGGCCAACTTCATGCATCCAATTATCAAGGCGATAATCTTGCACTTCATGATTGGCTACATTCACCCATTTGGAGACGGGAACGGCAGAACGGCAAGAGCTTTGTTCTACTGGTTCATGCTTAAATCTGGATACTGGCTGTTTGAGTACGTTTCGATAAGTAAGCTGATACAGGAAAAAAGAGGCGAGTACGACAACGCTTACATTTACACGGAGACGGACGATTTCGATCTGACGTACTTCCTTTATCATCAAGTTGATGTCGTCAACAAGGCGGTTAATGCCCTACATGAGCACGTAGAGAAAAAACGCAAGGAATTCTATGAGTTCATGGAATGGATAGAGAAAAGCCCTGTGTCTCAAAGACTAAAACAGGGAGAGCTGGAAATATTGAAAACGGCGGTGAAAAATCCGGGTAAGATGTTCACAGCAAAAGTGGTAGCATCAGATCTCGGCGTTAACGAAAATACCGCTCGCTCTTATCTAGGGACACTGGTAAAGGAGGACTTGCTTCTCGTTTCTACCAGAAAAGGGCAACGCGGCAACGTCTATATAGCTCCTGTTGGCTTGAGAGACAAATTGAGAATATAAAAAGGGAGCGTAATGCTCCCTTTTATTTAAGTATCTAGCTGCGTTTTGTATCAATTTGACTGTTAGCTTGTCTGAGTCTAAAAAATGCGTCAGAAAGCGATACAGAGCGATTTATTAGCTAGGTAACAGCTTAACTAGCTCGTCATATAGATCGTTATCTTCGATAAGCTTAACAAGCGGTTTACGGTGATACTTCTTGTCTTTGAACTCAATGTAAGCACCTGACTTTTTGAGCACACCTTGCTCGCAAAGCAAATCGATCATGCCGCCAACTTTGTCAAGATACCCAGTACCGTCCTCTTTGAACAAGAAGTCCCATTCGCACTTCTGAAATGGACGAGAAACTTTATTCTTCACCACTTTCGCAGTGATTTTCTGTCCATATTCTTCGCCACCTTCCTTCAATACCTTGCGAGATAGAGCGATACGAACGGATGCATAGAAGCCCGGAGCTTTGCCGCCAGAGGTTTTTGTGTTGTCACCAAACATCACTCCAGGATCTTGACGAATTTGATCTAGGAATAGCATGAGACAGTTGGTTTTCTCCGCATGCAATGTGAGGGCTGGAAACACAGAAGAACAGGCAGCAGCGAGGGCTAGCTTGTCGTTCATCTTCAATTCGTCGGCATCTTTATCCAGTTTTTGTCTCGGCACCATTGAAGCCAAAGAATCGTACACAACGATAAGAGGAGCTTCATCAGGGACAATCTTGTTGTCTCGAATGTAATGAGCCCATTTGATCGATTTGCTAATAGACTCCTCAAATGAATCTGGGTACTGCAATGAGAAGTGCCCCTTTCGTGTATCTAGTCCATTTTCTTCTGCGAGATGCTTCATGAAGGAACGCTCGTGATCCATAAACAAAGCTAAGCCACCTTGTCGCTGTGCTGCGGCCATGGCTTCTGTAGAAATAAGCGTCTTACCTGAGCTGGCATCTCCATACATCTGCACAATACGCCCAACAGGAAGACCACCGTTGTAGTCTCCAGATAATGCATAGTTAAGCGGCGGGTAACCAGTATCTAGCCAGATTTTTACACCTTCTGTCTCTGGCTCGCCACCGAAGATCTCGTCGATTGCGGATGCTGCGTCTTTAGTGCTCATTATTTTACCCCTTATGCTGCTTTATCAGTGGCTGTTAGTTTTTGAATTTGGTGCTCAACAAGCTTGTTAATTTCTCTGTTCGTCAGCTCTGGCCTCTTTGCTTTGAGCTCCATTCGAATCTGATTTCTGATCTTGCTGAGTTGCTTTTCACGTAATTTTTCAGCGTATTCGGCATCATGCTCCTCGCGCTTAAATGACCAGAGCGCGGGAAGGTCAAAGCGATTGCCGTAATCCCAAACGAACCAAGCGTACTCTGAGTTGTCCGAGCCGCCATGAACAAACTGAGGGCGAGGTGTCAACGTAAACAAGTTGGTAACAGGGAATTTGCGCCAAAAATCAGCTCGCTCCTTGCTGCCTAACATGCTCATTCTTAACAACATGCAAACAGTCCCGTTTTCATTTAGGTCGCGATCGATTGCGGTTCGAATAAACTCCATTGCGTGAGAGAATGGAGGGTTGGTGACGATGATATCCGCAGATAGGTCGACACCTTTAGGGTTCAAGTAATCTCTATGCGCAGAAATCTCAGCCCATTTCTTTTCATGCCCTGTAGGGAATCGATCAAACACCCGACCGTCTCCCATCGCTGGCTCTGAAAAAATATCGCCGCTTTTTGCTTTAAGATGAGACATCAGCGCATCTATGCACCAGATTGGTGTTGGATAGTAGTCTCTTTTCTGACGCTCTTTAGCCATTGCACTGCACCTTATGCTGTTGAACTTCATACTTGTAATCGACTATTTTGGACAGAGAGACCCACTCGCTGACCAAGTCTCTAACCGTAACTTCAATCTCCTCTCTCGAAGGGAGAGATTGCGCGTAGCTAACGTGATCAACTAGCCACTCGGCAAAGTTGTACATTTGCTCGTAGTGAAAGACGCCGGGAAGGCCGTTCAACTCGACTGTCATATCGGTAAGAGTTGCGTCTGCAATCTCGGCAACGCTTGCTAGTTCTATGCAGGCATCGATACGACCTCCACCATTGCTAACCATTTCGTACCAGCCCTGTTCCAGATCGAATGACTCTTGAAGTTCCGCCCAAAGAAACGCCATGAAAGCTGATTTATCTGATTGATATTGCATCATGCGGCCTCCTTAGAGAAAAACAGGTTGCTAAACACTTCACGCTTGCCAAGTACAGAGTGAAACGCCAACTCCTCACAAAGTTCAAAGAAGGCTGCTTCATTCTTAGTCTTTTTCATGATTTGAATTTGCTTAGGCTTTGGAGCGAGAGACAGATCCATCAACTTGCGGTTACGAGTGTAAATCTTCACAAGTTCGGGGTCGGTGCAGAATGCGTTCATCTTTTTGATGTAGCGACCAAACTCAGAGCCGATGTTTTCTTTAGTGAATCCGCCAAGAGCTTTGTGCTCTGCAATCATGTCTTTGACGGTTGGCCACTTCATAAAGATGTTCTGACAGGCTTTAGCGCCAAGGCCAGGGATACCGTCAATATTGTCTGAGGAGTCGCCTAAAATACATTTCGAATCAACGAACGCTTCTGCCGATTCGAATCCAGTGAAATTGCTGAACAACTTGTGAGTACATGAGCGATCGAGACGAGGGTCGTACCAACTAATATTTTCATGTTTAGCGACCATTTGAAGCCAGTCTTTATCTGAAGTGACTAAGATTACGTTGTAACCTTTCTCCGCATAGTGCAAAGATAGATGGTATGCAATGTCATCGGCTTCTAGCCCTTCATGGAAGACTTGAGGGATACCCAAGTAAGTAAGCATCTTTTCGATGAAAGGCTGTTGAGAGTGATACTCCTCTTTTGCTTTTACCTTTTCAGGCGTATTGTCTCGCTTGCCTTTATAGTCAGGGTAAAGCGAGTAGCGAAACTCGGCTTTTCGATCCCATAGGTACATGAACTGAGCGTTTTTTGCTCGACCCAAGAGGCCGCGAATATTCATGAGGACATTGTAGATTGCTTGGGTAGGTTGACCGCCTGCATTAAGATCGGCAGCGTGTTGACCGGCATAACCTACACTGTTTGCATCAATAAGGTATAGATTTGGCATTGAGCCTCCTAGCTTTTCCAAGAGAGAAAGAGCCAACACTTGTTGGCTCTTTAGTGAGATTTCCCGATAAAATGACGATTACAGATCGTCTAGGTCAGCTAGTAGCTCGTCGATATCATCAATATCACCGCCACCCACGCTTACGTCATCAGTGCCAGTTTTCTTAACTTCGACAATCTCCGCTTCTTCAATTTCTGCAAGCGTCTCGTCCATAACATCCATCATGTCGTCATCAACAGATGATTTAGGTGAAGACTTGTGCTCGATTGATGCGCTTGATGGTTTAGGTGCGCGATCAGGAAGAATGCCGACCGTTGCATTGATGGCGTTAATGGCTTTCTTTAGCCCTTCATCGTGCTCTTGTTGAACGAATTCCTGTAGATCGCTCATTTGGTCAAGAACAGATGGATCGATAGGCGTCGACTTAACGGCAGCCATCACTTCGTACTTAGTATTCAAGCCAGTACCTTCACGAGTGATCACAAGGTCGACACCATTCTCTGGGTCGAAAATGTCGATACCTTCGCTTTGGTATTCTTCCCAAATGTTGATGACCTTTTCGAATGTGGTTGGGGTCATCTGCATAATTTGAGGAACGTTCGCTTTGTCAGATGAGCTACGATGTAACACGTTGACCAGAACTTCTGCGCGCTTACATTTCGCATCTTCAATCAGATCTAACTGCTCGTCAGTGGTTGCATGACGTGCAGACTCCTCGATAGCCGCACATACGTCGCAAGGCTTGTTAAACGTCTTATCAACACAAACGTAAACCGCCTTTACCTTGTTACGGCCAGAAGTCGCATCTTTTTCTTCGCCCTTAACGTAGTGCAAGCCAAAGTCGGCCCAGAAAGGCGCATCCTCCCCTTTAGAAGGGTGAGCAGGGAGAATTCGGAATTTATGTTTACCCATAGGGATTCGCAATACATCAGCACGCTGCCCCGATGCTGCTTGAATAGCCTTTTTCTTGGCTGCCAATTTTTCACGAAGTTTTGCAGATACGCTCATTTGTTTATTCCCATTTTGTTTGTTGTTTCATTGGTGCCGGTGGCAACTGTGCTCTCGCGGTGTTGCTCCTAGCTCATAAAGATTAATAAATCTTATATAGTTATTGTATTAAGCGCTTACTTAGTTTTGCAAGCGCTTAAAACGCATTACCTTTACTCTGCCGATTCCTCTTCTTGAGGTGTCACCTGAACGGTTTTCAAAGATGACGCCTTAACTGGCAAATCAATCTCTACCCATGACTTTTTACCGTCCAGCTTGTATTCACCATTCTCACTAGGGAACGACAGACCTTCAGTAAAGAAAACCTTACCTTCACTTTTAACGACACGCGGATCACGCCAGTTAAACATCAGATTGTCTTCTTTAGATGGACGCCACTCGTCATCCTCCCCAGTTAAGTCTGTCAGAAGATCGCCTTTTGCAAGAGTGGCAAGCAAGCCAACAGTAAGAGTGATATCTTCTTGACGGTCAAACTGTTGAGCGTTAAGAACGGCAAGAAGATCAAGCGCGTTGGACGCCACTTTTCGACTAATCTTTTCATCTTCATCTTTGCTTAGCATGTGGTTTACTTCAGCAACAGCCTTCTGAAACTGAGCGCCGCTAGAAGATGCAGGAATACCGCCATTGTTTCTAATAAACGCGTCGTGATAGCTGGCGATACGCTGCGACGTTAGCAGATTGACCTTTTCTTCTATAACCTGATCCATTGATGTGTTTTGCTTCATATCTTTGATTCTCTTTTGATTCGTTCAATTCGTTGAGCGTGAGTTTCCTCGCTCTCAACCCCTTTCAAATACAGCTCGCCTTTTCGCTCCTCCAATCTGGCTTTGCCTTTCTGAACAAGCATATCTCGACGCTGCTTGAATGCCTCTAAACCCTCTTTGATAATGGTTGCTCGCATTCTCGCCAAGTTAGCCTTGTTAATCGCCTCGATCACATCGGCACTTCTTGCTACTTCCGCTTCAAGCTGAGCCTCAGTGAACTTCACCCCTCGACCCGCCTTTGCATTTCGCAGAGTGGAGTACTTTTTCGCCCTTAACACTTCTACTTGGGACTTAGCATGATCGGCCTCGTACTGCGCCTTTGCGTACAGAGTGGAGTAGTATGCGTACAGAGACGCCTGCTCTGTCATGCACCCGTCGAGGTCGGAATCTCTTATCTGTAAGTCCTTTCGAAGTTGCTCAGCGGAAAAAGAAGCCGACTTTTTCTCTGAGCCTGTATGTGGCTCAACTTCATCCGTTAGACTGTCAAGTTTTCCTGCTTCTAGCATGAGTTAACTCCAATTCAAATTAAGTGATTACTTAATTTGAAACTTATACTAACACAAAACAATTGAATTAAAAGAGAGAAAATTTAACTACCTTTGGTCGTCAAGCGTGAAGAGTCGCCGTTTTCTGTCTCAATATCGTTGTGTAATCTTGCATGTTAAAATCTGGATGACCCGGAAGTAAACCGTTCATGTCCGGCCAAAGGATCTGTGCAAATTTAGGAGTAGTAAATGGCTTGTAATACTCAAAGGCTTGAACAGCAAATTCATCACGTAAAAGGTCATCACTGTTATCCAGCTCTACAATCTTAATGGGTAGATTGTTGCCGTCTCTATCTGCAATAAAGTCAGTCTGAATACCCACCTTAACGCCATTTTGTCTCCACTCATCAATGATGGAAGTGAAAATGGTATGAACGTGCTCGCTGCGCATCCCACCTACAAGAATCAGTTCCGGTAAGTCGAGATCGGTTAGCCCAACGGTGTAGAAGAAAGGGTTGTGATATTCGTCACCACGAGATGGAGATATCCCAAACATGTGCCATCCGTAATTCTCGATGTTCTCGTGAATGATTTCGTAAATTGTCATGATAACTCCGTTTTCAATTCTTATTTAATAAGAGCGTCATTACTTTAACCTTGTTTAAGGCCGTGATTAGTCAACAACGCTTGAGCCATAAAACTCACCCATCGTCAGTGAGCGCTTAACATTGGTATTCGCACACACGGCATATCTGTTGTACTTCTGACGTCCAAAGTACTCCCAATCAAATTTTGGATTGTCCAAATCTAAACTCTCATGATTGACCATCTTTAAAGCTTCATGTTCGGGCTTTGGGTCTTTGAAGTCGCGTTCAATAAAAAGACTTGTCTTCATTAAATTCACCTCTACTGCTTCTTTATGTTGAATATGATATCTATGCAAGAAAGGGCTATCTAACATACCCTCAGGTCAGTCCCACTCTGGCTGAACACTCACAATCTTGTTATATCGCCAAAGCGCATCAAGTAGAGAATCGCACCGCCACTTATTGTCAATGTACGAGCGACCGTCGATAACGCCTTCTTTATCGTCTGAGTGATCCCAAGAGCGATTTCTTGTTAATCGAACTACCCACCACTGATCGCTGCGGAAAAGTCGCTTTTGACGGTAAAGATGAAACTCTATCTCAATCTTTGAACCGCCCGGATTAGGCTGAGCAGCAAATTTAGGATTGATAAAGGGAGAAAATATGGAATCAATTACCACTCTCACAGTTCACCCCTGAAAAACATGACCAGGCTTAACGGAATCCGCTTCATCTTTCGTCTTGAACATAAGCGTATGCTCGGAGCAACGACCATAAGCAATAGCCTCAACGTCAACCAACCAGAGCCCGAATTCCTGTCTTGGCTTGCTAGCCACTCTTGTTACCACAAGATCAATCAAATTCATTTCAACCTCCATTCATATAGATCAGTCTTAATCGCTATATTTGTTAGCTTGCGTACAATAAGTAAGTGAGGAAGGGGCTTCACTAAGCCCCTATGGTTTAGCTCAATGCCTCTGCCACCTCGCAGAAAATCTCGTCCAGAATGTTCTGAACTTCAGGCTTTACGTATGTCATTTGAGGGTTCGGAGCAAAATAGATAGAGCAATCTCGCTTCACGTCATAAACAACCTGCCCCGCCAGTGTCTCCCATCCACCTTTCACGTCAGGACATAATGCTCTAATTGCTGCGCCTCCCGCGCACACGACGACGCTAGGCTTAAGCAAGTCCATTTCTCGATAGAGATAGTCAATCCAACGGTTTATTTCGTCACTGGTGAGCTGTTTATCTTTCTTTTTGGCTTTGACTACGCCAGTGTAGTAGCCCTCTGACTTTTTAAGCCCCGCAGCCTCAAGTGCAGATTTTGTGTACCCAAATGACTTTCCATCTGCGAATTTGCCTGCCTGATCTTCTGAGAAAGAAGCGCAATCGGTGATCATCATGAATTTCGGCCTCGCCCCGAAATTAGGTATCACGGGGTTTACATCAGTGGTAAAGCCTTCTTCATCTAGTCCCTCCGCCTTTATTTCTTCACAGAGCTTGGCTAGTTCTTCCTTCACTGACTTCACATCGAGGCCACGACTTGCCTTTACGTTATTCAGCATAAGGTTAGGAATGAGCTCTTTCTGGTCTTTCAGCCTGTCTGGGTGTCTAGGGTCGATTGCGTCCGGATCGATGTCGCAGAAGGCACCGACCGCATCTAGGTTTTCTTGCGCTCGCTTGTTGCAATACCGCTTCTCGATAGATTCAAGAAAGTGATTTTTGCTTTTGAATCGACCACCTACTCTCTCACGAGCGGACAGTATCATCTGAGTGCCTTTTTCTGACACTTGCTTCACTCGATTCAAAGGAGCATAAAGAATGTGCTGCTCACGCTTTTCGTCGTAACCAATCTCAAAGGTATCAGTTGAATTATTGATACAAGGAGGAACAACAAATACGCCATTCTCTGCGGCGTCTTTAACGATAGGGGTGAGAGCGTCCTCTTTGGCTATGGATAGACTCGCAGCAAAAAACTCTGCGGGGTAATAACATTTAAGATACTGGCAAATATACGAAATCAATGTGTACGAGACGGAGTGGCTCTTGTTAAACTGATAACCTCCATTTTCTTCGATTTTTTGCCAGAGTAGAGCTGCTTCTACTTCACTCATGCCGGACTCTCGATTGATAATTTTCATAGCCATCCCCAATGTTTACCTGTTTTGATGTTGCTTACCTGCGACTGAGAAATGCCGAATTTGTCAGCGATGCTCTTTTGCATAACACCATCACTCAGTAGTGCTTTTATTTCTCTCGCTTGTTCTGGCGTGATGATCGACCCAGCCTTACCGTGTCTATACGATGTTCCATGCATTAGCCTGTCCGACTGATTCTCTTTTTCCGTTCCGTACATTAGATTGCCTGGTCGATTATTCAGCTTGTCGCCATCCAAATGACGAGTAACTTGACCTTTCGGTCGTTCACCGATAAATGTTAAAGCAACCAACTCATGTACTCGTTTGTACCCACCTTTCTTTCCAAGTGCCGTCCCTAAGTAACCCGTTTGCTTATCAAGCGACAACGCTAACACTCGTCCCTTGTATTTTTTCTCTACCGTAGCTCCCCACCGACCTTTGCAGGTGACGATCATATCGAGACTGCGAACCCTACCAAGATCTGAGACCTGATAACCTTCATGTCCGGGTATGTCTCTCCAATTCTCTACGCTCATAAATCTAACTCCACGCCTTTATCGATTGCTTCATCTACTGTCAGATAAGACGTTACATCATCTTTGACGGGGAATCGGGCATCCGAACGCACTACCTTCGTACTGCCATCTGATAACTGAACTGTGAGGGTTTCGGCTTGACAGCCTTTGATAAACTTCTCACCCAAAGAAGCCATCAATTTTTTGTCTTTCTTACCAATTGCTTTACGAACTTTGTCAGACTCAGCCATAGTGAATCCAGCCAAGTCTCGCGCGATCTGCATCGTTTGCTCTTGGTAAATAAGGATGCCGCGTGTCTCGCGCAATGCATCTTCCATTTTAGGGTGCTCATAGTGTGGCTTTACAATGCCCTGCTTAATCTTGACATACTCCTCTGTCATGCCTGATTGCAAAGGGCCCGGCCGATATAGCGCGGTCGCAGCATACACGTCCTCAAACGTAAGCTTTCTGCCGCCCTCTCCAAGCTCTTTAAGGAGAGCTCTCATTCCCGAGCTGGTAAACTGAAAGACGCCAACTGTTTTGCCTTCAGCAAACATTTGCAGCACCTTCTCGTCGTCAAGAGGAATGCTGAGTAGGTCGAGTTCTTTGCCATGCCTCGCTTTTATTTTGTCTTTGGCTATTTGAATGATGTCTAAGGTAGACAAGCCAAGAATATCTAACTTGATAAGCCCAAAATCTTCAACGACGCGCTTATCCCAGTTAACTGACTGCTCTCCCTTACGCCGCTCTACAACCGCTCGCTCTACCAAAGGCTCCCCAGCTACTACGACACCCGCAGCGTGACGCCCCAACGAGCGCATTGCGCCATCAAGCTGTTGACTGATCTCAAATTCTTTCGGGTGAAGTTCAGCATAACGTTTGATTTCCGGAAGCTCTTTGGCCTCATCAAGAGTCATGCCCAACTCAATGCCACGCGTACACTTCAAATCGTCATTCGAAACATCGAAAATACGCCCAACGTCTCGAATCGAAGACGCTGTACCCAACATGGTGTAGTTGTTAATACCAGCCACCTTGTCATGTCCGTATTTATCAAACATCCAGTCGATAACCTCTTGGCGTCGAGAGCTCATGAAGTCGGTATCGATGTCGGGATAGTCAAGACGGTCTGGGTTTAGAAATCGCTCAAAGATAAGACCAAAACGAAGCGGATCAACGTCAGTGATGCCAATGAGGTAAGCTACTAGAGAGCCAGCTGCCGAACCGCGTGCAGGCCCAACAAGAATGTCATTTTCTTTGGACCACATGATCACATCACGTACCAGCAAGAAGTATCGGTCGAACCCCATGTCCTTCAAGACCTTAAGTTCGTATTGTAATCGCTGCTTGTATTCAGGAAGAACGTCATCGCTTGGCTTATAACCAAACACTGGCCTTTCGAGTCGATGTTTCCATCCCTCTTTGCAGAGCTTGATCAGCTCGGCAAACTCATCGTCTGCCATTTTAGGTAGACACATAGCCTGCTTCGTCCATTCATAGGTACAGTCATTAAAAATGTCCTGACTGCTATCAATAAAAGAACCAAGATGTGACAAGTTATGTTCCATTGTCGCTACGTGCTTTTCCATCTCACTAGGAGGCAAAATAGAAAAATCACGTATGAACGGAATATCTCTGAGCCGACTCTTAGCTTTACCGTGCCCGATGATATAACTCATCACATCACGCGCCTCGTCAGCCCCCTCTTTGTAAAGAGCTGGTCTGGAGAATATCACTTTGGAATCGCTCTCAATCGCGTTCTGAGCTGCGATAGAGTTTATCTTGTCAAAGTATGCGCTTTTAGCTGGGATCAGCTCTACAAAGCGATTACGCGCTTCTACGTGCTTAACCAGCGCTTGATAGATTTTCTTGTGATTAGAATGTTGAAAAAGCGAAAAGAAGTCTCCGGTCGACAAAATCAATCCATCTGATTTCAACGCCACTACCAACTCTTTGATCCCAACGCGAGGTGCGTAATAAAAGTAATCCTCTGAGTTGGCGACAGTAAGCAACCGAAAAAGCGCTTTCAGACCCTTTTCGTTTTTGACGTACAGCTTTGCCTCCCAGAATTCGTTTTTCTTTGAGACCTCACCTGAGCGCTTTGATGGCGGTCGATAGGTCGGATCGTCATAAACCCTTATATTTACACCTATCACAGCTTTAATGGGTTCTTCTAACTTTCGAGCCTTGTCAAACAACTTAGTCATGCCTGATATCGTTGCATCATCCAACATCGCAACCTGTTTATAGCCATATTGATTTGCTGCATCTACGATATCCTCAACGGAAAGAATAGAGCGCCCCATACTAAAGGCGCTGCGAGTATTAATCAGTGAGTACATAGTCGTCCCCAATTTTTTCAATAACGCCAATTGCAATAAGAGCCTGAGCTGTCCAGCTCGCACTGTTGCTGACGGCCGTCTCTTTGCTGTTTGGCTTTTCTTCTCGAATGATATTTTTCAACTCTGAGTGAGTGATTTTTCCATGTCTGCTTAAGTGCTCCTGAACCGAATAAAGGTACTCAGGTTTTAAGTCTTTCAGATGGTTTTCGCCCCTCTTGATGTCCGACTTTATATCGATGCCTCGTCTCAGAATTGCCTTTGCGATTTTTCCGGCTCGCACGCTGCAATTTGACAGATCTGTATCAATATCGAACTCGATAGGCAGATAGCTTGCGAAGCGTAACTTGCTTGCTCCTGAAGCTATCGCTTTCGTATGAACGCCGTTTTTGTCCAGAAATGACTGAGTGGCGCGCATAATGTCCGAGACGTCCAATTCTTGATTGATTTCTTCAAGCCGCGTCATGACTTTCTGTGCGCAATCGACGCCGTATTCGCAGCGCTTGCAGTGCGTAGATGTAGGAAAGAATGACGCAGCTTGCCCCAAGCAGTGTGGGGCAAGTCTTGTATCCATCATCTACACCTTAAGAGAGAATTCGTTGAGCTATTTGAGTGACCACTTCACGATCTTTAGAGCTGAGGCGATTGATAAATGCGAACTCAAGTCCCTTCATGAACGACGCGCGAGCAATGGCTATCTTTGCTGCATTGATAAGAACGCGAGGGCCAATCGTGGCTTTGATTTTCTTACCGTCATAGGCGTCTCGAACCTTATGCGCAAACTCAACCATTCGCTCTGCATCCTCTTTCGATACGCCGCCTTGAGCCGAAACGACCGCTATTTCTTGCTTTTTGCTCATGTAAGGCATCTGAGCAACAATACCAAATCGCTCAGCATTGGCCGCATTCTGAATATTCGTTCCCTGGTACAGCCCTGACTCGTCTCCTGACATATTCGTGTTGCCCGTCGCTGCAATGATGAAGTTCGGGTGAGGGTGAACCACTCGCCATTCGCTATCGGCTGGAGCTTCTTTAATAACTAGAGGTTTTCCCTCAAGAACAGGCTGATAAACCATCATCGACTGAGGAAATCCCGCATCATATTCATCGGCTAGATATAGCCAGCCATATTTCATGGCAAGAGGCAGTGGGCCCGGATCGAAGTATGTCCCAGACTCGTTAGCCGCCATCGAGCCTAAGATGTGAGATTCCTCAGTAGCCCCCGTGTGCTGAATTCGAATCATAGGTCGATTCGTATAGGCGCAGAGTTGCTCGATCAATGTGGTTTTGCCGGTTCCCGAATGTCCCCAAAAGTAGAACGGAATATTGAGTGCAATTGCCGACAATCCTGTTTTCAGTTGCTCAATAGGAAAGACGTAATTAGGGTCTTTTTCTGGCACTTGCATCGACCATTCGCCATCATCTAGAACTTCAATCATGACTGGGCTGCCATCTGGACGCATTGCAGCTCTCGCCTTACCAAGACCGAAAAGTTTATGCATCTCCTTGTGAGTTGACGAAGAGGACGAGGCTTCCAGTTTACTAATCTCGCGGCTCTCTTTTTCTTTGGCTACGGCTTTCTTTTTCTCCTCAATCCGCTTCTTTGCTACCTCACTCAACACTGGCGCGTCAGGGTAAGTAGCTGTGTACTCCTCCAGAGTCATTTCAGGGTGCTCATCGCGAATATGAATTGCCATTGCGTGTACTTTTGCGCCGCATACTCTACATTCGATTTGTTCCATGTTGTCCTCTGCTCATTTCATTTCTGCTTAACTGATAATGTATATTTTATTCTCAAGTTAAGGTGTATCAATATTAAGTACTTACTTATTTTTGGGCAAGTAAGAATACTAACCAAGAATTATCTCTCTGACTTTAGAGATAACCTCACTAGGAAGCTCATCCAATTTTTTTAACACTGAATAATTTGTGAAGTAATTGGCGACACCTTCGTGCTGAATGCCGATTCCGACCAGATGAATCCCAGCTCTCTCAATCTTCTCTGTTGTCAGCTTAAGGTGCCTTGATAGAGCAATGTGATCTTGCGTAGTGCAGGCAGGAGAGCCGTCGGAGAGAACAATCATTGCCTTGCCGGGACTTCTCTGAGACGCAAGTCGCTTTGCCGCCATCATCAGAGATTCGCCATCAACGTTTTCTCTCAAATATCGGTAATCTCTTAAATCAGACCAAGACGCCAGTCTTTTCATTACCTCTGGGGACCACTGCTCGGCAAAATCCTTAAAAACAGGCATATAGATGGCATCAAGTCTCGCGTATCTAACGCCGGGGATCGGGTCTGAGCCAAGAGATACGCCGTTGCGAGAGGTAAATCCGACTATCTCAAAGTTTATTCCTATCCGACTTAGCGCCACACCCATAGCGTAAGCCGACTCGATTGCTAGCTTGATTCGTGGCCCCATCATAGAGCCGGAACAGTCAATGACGAGTTGGACGTCAAAGTCCTGAGTCTTATGAATCTCCTTTTTACGAAATACTCTCAAGTCTCCAGTTCTAAGCCTTGCAAGCTGAGATGGGTTAATCCTTCCTCTTGTCTGATTACCTCGCCAGTGGCTTCTTTGCTGACTTACAAAAGCTCGCTCAAAATCTGACTGAATAACATTGGCAATATCAGCCACGTTGGAGTCCAATTTTGGAACTAGCCTTGATGCGACTTCTTCCGGTACTGCATAAGGTGCGGGTTCTATTACGTCATTATCAGTTGTCGGGATAAGGTAATCAGAGCGTTTGGCGGACTCATAGGCCATTGACTCGATTTCGCCGCTTATTGAGGAGTCTAAATCCCCAATAGAGTGATCAAGAAAGTCTGTTCCCGATGAAGGCTTCCAAGTGCTACTTTCATCAGGCTTCTCATCTCCCTTATGTTCCTTATGCTCGTCACCACTCGAACCATCAGCTTCTTTTTCACCGCTAGCCTCTTCATCTTCATTTTCAGAGTCAGAGTCAGAGTCAGGGTCAAGCTCTGTATCTTCACCCCCTTCGCTCTTATCGGGCTCATCAGATTCATCGCCTTCCTCATCGATAATAGGCGAGAATCCTCCACCGGATTTGGATGACATTGAGCCGCCTGAAGAGCCTCTATCCGTTGACGACGATTCATCTGAATCATCGGGCGAATCAAGATCGTCGTCGTCATCGACTTTCATGATCTGAAACAACACTTCCCTACCTATCTCGATGTTTTCGCGAGTTGAGTTTGTGAAGGGCACCTGCTCGATCAGGCTGTCATCTATCTTGTCTACAATAGGCTGAACTAATTCCCATTTGTCGTTCATGTATTGTGAAAATTGATCGAACCCGGCCCAAGCTCTAGCAATGCATGGGAAAAGAATGCCGAAGAAGGCCATTGGGTTTTCTTCTCCCTTTTTAATCAAAGATACATAGTTTTTATTAATAACCTTTTCGATGAAGAAATCATAAAGTCTGTTGAGGTTCTCACGAGAGCCGGGAAACCTTTCTCTCATCTTTCTCTCAACAAAGGGATCTTCGAAAATGTTTTGCATCTCCAAGAGTTGCCGGTCGTGCGCTATCTCCAATAACGCCTTTCGGTCAGTGAAAAGCAAATGCCCAACTTCATGATCCAAAAAGCCCTGAACCGATAAAATCAAGTCCTCGCTTGCATCATCTGGAAGATAAGGAAGACAAACCTTAACAGGCTCGCCAGTCACCTCATTATATTGAACATACGCCTTCAACCCCTCCTGAGATACGGGGATGTCCCTATCTGCAAGAATTTGAGTAATTGTGGCGATTGACTCTCTGACTATTTGAACACGAGACAAAAGTTCCATTAGTTATTCTCTCTAACAGTTAAGTGCTTACTTAATAATATAAATATTACACAACATAACTAGGGATTGAAAGAGAGATGAATGGGAGGCGAGGGAGTAGAGAGGCGGCCAATAGGCCGCCATTGGCTTAAAGCGCGTATTGATCGCGAAGCATCTCTTTGAAGCTATTGATAGTCGAGGCGTCGGGCTTAATATCATGTCCAACTTCTTCTTGAACCTCGCGTAGAGCTTGAACGAATGCATCTTCCTCTTTTGTGTGCGTGTACGCCACTAGAGAAGCGATGCCCTCCCAAACTCGATTAAACTCCTTAAACTCTTCCTCTGTTTCTTTTTTGACTATCAGTCCTCGAACCGTGTCCCTTAGGAGAGAAATAAAGAGAACCCTTCTATCAATGCCAAGTTCATCAGCAACAATTGCAACCTTGTCCAAAGGCAGGCGCATTGTGCCCTTTCTAAGCATAGAGATCGCAGGAGATGCATGCTTTGAGCCCGGTCGATGAAAACCGCATCTTTGCGCCAGTTCGGTTAAAGTCACATATGCAGGTTTGTTTGTGGAAACTGCTGCGTCTATTAGCGTATGAACTGGCTTTATTTCATCCAGTTTACTGACACTCGATAAATCACTCATTTTATTCTCCTGATTTCTTCTTTATTTGGGGTTTATTTTTATTATTCAAATAAATGCTTACTTAACATGTTGAACATGTTAGTAAAGCGATCTGTACGAATCAACACACGGCTAAAGGCAATGTGATTGAAAGCGTTCAATTACCTACATTATGTTGTTCGAGTTTCTTTTATTGTTTTTGGGGATCTTATCTTAAGACCCTAAAGCATTAAACACTTACTTAAATTACAAAAGTAAGAATAGGGTAAGATTTTAGAAAATAAAAGGGTGTAAGATAGGTAGTTTTGACCTTTACCTACACCCTGAAAGTCAAAGAGTATTAGGAGTTGCGCATTTTTCTTAGCTTTCTCAGCTCTGCCTCTTTCTTTCTATAGACCGCTTCCATGTTGTCTTCCAGCAGAGACTCAAGAACGCCAGCGACCATATCTTCAACGTTAGTTTCGTGGTAGTCGGCTAGCATTTTCAAATCGTCAATCATGTAAGTTGGAACACGAGAGCCAAGCGCTCTTAAGTTTTCACCTTTTTTCTTTTTTCTAATTCTCAACTTAGGCACGTAGACAGAATCTTCCTCACTCTCTGCTTCCTTAACTGGTGCATTGCTTGAAAGCAGAGCATCCAACTCATCGTCATTTCGACCCGACGAGATTTTCTTTTCCTGATTAGCCATACTTTGCTAACTCCTCAAGTAGTTCATCAATCACTTTTTCCGTTTCTAAGACGGTTTCACTTGCTCGTTTTTTAGATATGGTAGACACATCTTTGCGCCCCCATTTCGTTTGCAATACTTTGGTCATGTATGTCGTTCTTTCTTGAGCGTCATAGCAGGTAAAGCCAAGCGGCTCCAACAACTTAATGATGACGTTGTCGGACAAATCATTCTCCAAACCGTGCGCTTCATTTAGAACTCTATCCCTGATGTAAGAGTTTAAATATCGGTCTTTTGGATTTACGCGCGTCAATACTCCGATAGTTGGGATCGTTTTGTTGTATCTTTCCGCAATGCTGTTTGTTAGCTTAACTACATCGTAAGATTCCTCGAACTCCAAGTCAGAAGCACCTACCACCATAAGAGCAAAATCACTCTTAGAGATAAGCTCCGCCTCAAACGCTCCAAGTTTCCCTTGCGTATCGATAAATACATAGTCGTACTTTCGAACACCGACCTCTAAAACCTTATCAACTGGATCTGAAGGGCGTAGACGTTTGACCAACGGGTAATCATTTGCCAAATCTTCAGGTATGACGTCCAAGTCCAGATAGTTGTGTCTGTCGTCATATCCTTTTTTTAGCGTTGGAGCTTCATCTGAGTCCAAAATAAGTACGGAGTTCCCGCGTCTTTTAAGGCCGTGCGCGACATGGGAAAGAACGGCTGATTTACCCGTTCCACCTTTTTGCGCGGTCACAATGATGATTTTACCCATTGTTTGTTCCCCATATTGTTTTCAGCTCGTCGGCATGAATGACCGGGTCTACCAACACCATTGTCTGGAACTTATCAAGGAGCTCCTCATACGTGCAGTCAAAAGCCGTTTCTATATCAAGGCGAAGACCAACAAGTGCGACAGGTTGACCGGTATTAGACTGATCCCAAAACACTAGATTGTTTTTAAAATGACGTGGCATGCAGTCAATAACATCAAGAGCGGCATCATGATAGGTCATTTGGCCGCTCTCCTTCATTTCGTTAATTTCTTTCCATGTTAGTTCTACCGCTCTCTCAATAGGCCAGCCCATTAATAGTGCGAAATAGGTACACCGACGAGCCGGCACGCTCATCTGCTCCAGAGAGAGTCTCAATTCACTGGATAAGTATGGAGGTTCGGAAATGCTGAAATTTGAAAGACGGTCATTTCTGACAAATTTCTTCTCATTCGCCTCCGTTATTGACCTTGCGATAAAGTTTGCGCAGTTTTTGGCAATATCACGGCTTGTTCTGAGTTTTGAGCGATAGAAGAATCCCTGTAGATGGGCGGGCATCACTTCCTCTACATCCATATCCCAGATCTTTAAGTCCTGAAGTTCCTCTGCACAGTTTTCCTTACCAACTAATTTAGAAACTGTGATCATGGCTTACTCTTGTTTTTACGGGGTTTTTCTCTTGATGATGAATGGATGATAGCCCGATTTGAAAGAAATTTAAATGTAAAAAAATACAGCCAGTTTTTCGACTGGCTGTATTTGTTGTTTTATATCAGTATGTATGGATGTTTATATTGTTAGCAATATAGATGAACTTACTCCTTTACACCCGCCTTTAATGTGTCACGGAATCGAATAAATCGAGGGTGTCTTAATGACCCGTCTGGGGTCTTTTGATGAGCCTGAACTTCGATAATTCGGCCAATCAACTGATCTCGATTCTTCCAAAAATCAAAGCGCTGATGCTCCTTGAGACCGGATGAAACTCGGACTTCTACCCCGTTATAGTCAACAACTAGAGCGCCAAGAACATGTTCAAATTTGGTATCTCTTTCACCGTTCTCAAACCCGACAATCTTTAAATCTTCGGTTATTTCACCTTTCAACTTGAGAAAGTTGGCATTGCGTTTTCTTTGGTATCGGCAGTTACGAGGCTTAATGATAATGCCCTCCTCACCACTGTCATAAAAGTAATCAAACAACGCCTGTACCGATTCGTCATTTTCCACCTCATACTGTTCATTAAGACGCACTGAGCGAAATTTCGCGTAGTGACCGTCCTTGACAGAAACGCCTTTGATGTTAGGGTCGTCGGGCAAAATAAGATCACAACCAGCTCGAACAAAAAGAGCCTGAAAGCGCTTACGACGTTTAGGCGAAATATCGGCTTTTTTGCCGTTCTTTTCCCAGAACTCATCGTGAGTTAAAAAGTCAAACACTCGAAAGACCGCATCCTCAATCTGAACATCTTTTCGGTGAATGTCTCCTGAGGTCTTATTAAACTCTCCAGACATGATTTCACCATCCATGTAAAACGTCCCCACTGTTTCTGGCAGAGCTAGGCGAACCAGGCTCAAAACATCCTTCTCAATTTTTTTGAACATGGGGAACACATTGCCTTCGCGTGAGCGCATGATCACTCTGTCATGCTTCATATCAATTTCGGCAGCGCATCGAACACCGTCATACTTAACTTCTGCATCAACGGGCCATTGTTTAACATGTTTAGGGGAATAACTTTTGGCTAGCTGAACCTCAAAAAGCCAAATAATGTCTTCCCATACAGCATTAAGTGTTTTTGCAGAAAAAGACCCTCGTAAATCTTTAACCAGAATGCGTTTAAGAAGCTCCCAAGAGTCCTCACAATGACGCTCACGTAACTCTGAGATAGCGCTGAAGGCTGCTTTACCCGTCAGCTCACGCGATGAGAGCTTATCCAGTAGCGCTTTTGCGTTTTCCCAGATCAAAGCTGAGCTACCAATACCGGAAGATTTTTCAATTTGCGTAATTGTCTTTTTGCCGATATTAAACGTGATATGAGGATCAAGCGCGTAACACAGCATAGGCTTCCAAGCCGTGTCAGGGTCGGGGAAAGAAGCAAGAACGACTTCTTTCGCCTTTCCTTTTGCTGAGGCTACTTGGTTAACTTGATCGAGTAACAGAGGAAATGATTGAGGCATTGTTGTTCTCCATCTAATAATATCATTTAACACTTTGTGACGCGGTAACTTTGATCACTCTATTTGCTAGCCATTAGGCGAGCTCTCTCTAAGATGCTCATTCCTTTCAGTGAAGGAGGCGTTTTGGGTTTGGACTTCTTGTGACTCTTTACTGCCTCATCAACAGCATCTGACAAGCTAGGCGTCGATACACCAAATACCGCCGACTTCTTTTTGGCTACTGGGGCCGATTTTCTCGGGGCGACTGGCGACTTCGATTTTGCTCTTTCTCGTTCTTCAACTTGATTCCATCCGCGCATGTAGCTAGGCGACTCTGGTTTGCTAGGAGTGGTGACGACGCTCGGCATCTTCTTCTCTGTAGGTGAGTCAAGATTCACCACCTTGATTTCGCGAGCCTTGTAAAACAGCGCTCGACCAGCCTCTTGTTCTTTCTTTTGATATTTGAGCGCCTCGCAAAGACCACGCCCTATAAGTGAAAAACAGTCGGATGAATCGTTAAGCTTTTCCTTGTTAAAGGCGTTGATAGTAAACAGACACACACCGTAATTTGTGCGTCGGTTAAGTGACGGGCAGTAAAGGTAGCAAGAATTCTTTCCGCTCATGCTGGTTTCAACGGGAAGAACCTCTGTTGTGACAATATCCATACTCGACCTCTAAAGATATAACAAGTTAGTATTAAGTACTTAGTTAGTTTATACAGCGAACGAAGGCATGAAAATATCAGCCATAGAGATCAAAACATTCCCCAGCTTGCGCCCGCAAATTCCGCAGTGCTCTTTCCAACCCCTGCTTCTCGCTCTATCTTTGAAAAGTCACTTGCCTCCTCTAATTGACGCTCCATCTTTTCCTCAAAGCTCATCCCCTCTAGCTCCGAAGCCTCAGCCACGCTCGTCTCGAACCTATTTCTTAGCTTTTTGATGTTAGCGATCGTGAATCGGTACTCTGAGCCTGACATCCATCGCTCTAGCTTACTTAGATCGCCAAACTCCTCCATGACTTTAAGTGTCTCTACTCGATTACGATTAATCTTCTTGTTCTGAATTTCCTGCCACGCTCTCATCGCTTCATCATGAGACTCGTAGCGGTCAGCCGTCATACGATGTGCATTTGTTTTACTGTTCATGCGCCAATTTCTGACGTGATAGTAAATCTTGCTTGCACCTTTCTGAATGGTAAAAACCAGGTTCACATAGTTTCTGAGGCTGCTGTCGTTCTTATCACGCAATACGCTGCCAGTAACCAGTACATTCATCAAAATAACCCCCATGACTTTTCATTCATCAATCTGGACTCACATATCAGATCGCCCAATTCTTTGTCGATTTCATTCTCAGATTCATCTTCTTCAGACTCATCCACTTTAAAAAACTTCCACTCACCTGCGACATGCTCACTGTATCTGGTGTGCTCACCCCCTTTTGAGCTTCCCCACTCACCTAAACTTTCATCCAAATGAGCAAAATGGTCTGTTTCCGTAAAATGACCCGCGCACATAATTGTGATTGGCTTTACCACTAAGTCGTTAAATTGAGAGCCGCTCAAACCTAACTTTTCTCTAAGGCGCGCGAGGCTATCTAGCTTCATCATGGTTGAGATGTCCTTAAAGAAGAATTCAGCTATCTCAGATGCCTTTTTTGTTCGGACATCAACCTCATCTATCTCAAGCTTGGTCGTAGACGACGTTTCGCCCCTCAAACTATCCATTAATGATGGAAGCCCTTTAGGAATAATGAATTTTGAGCCGATGAGCTTCTTATCCCAGAACCGAGATTGCTCGTCTAGCCAATCAAAAGCTGGAATATCACCAACCTCGACACAAAACGGAATTTCACATCTATCTTCCTGAAAAACACTGAGCTTCCCATCAGTAACACTCTGAATAGCAATGAGAGTTGCGCCTGTTAACCCAACTGATTTTTTCTTGCCAATATGAAAAACGATGAGATTCCTGTTGGCATCAATTGCGTAACTTTTACCTACCAGTTTGACTAAGTTTTTCATAAAAAATGATCTCTGATCTCAATGTGCAAATTATCTCTCGATATCGCAGGGGTATCTATCAAGACCTACGGTCTAGTATCGCCTTCATAAGTTTTGAACTGGTTGGGGAAGTGGCTTGGTAGTAAGCCTTTCTAACGACACTCGGCTCAACCTCGTTTGGATCTTTGTCTTTTGGCAAAATAGCCACCTTTGCGTCTAATCCAAGAGACAGAATCAACTTTGCAGCCTTAGCTGCGTCCTTTAACGCTGAAGCTTCACCGTCCCACATTAGCACTACACGTTTTAGCCCTAAGCTTCGCATCTTAGCTAGCGTGCCGAGTTGGTCGTCTCCATTCTCGCTGCCGTGTGACAGATTTTTACCGAAAGACCCAACTTGACCTATTCTTCTCAACGCCACATCCTCATCGAATGCTATCTTTGTGGCCATAACGTCAAACGCACCCTCACAAATTACAATTTCTTCATATCCGGTCACATTAAACGCGTTATAAAGAAATCTCGCCGTTCCGGGCAAACCATTCGGGAACAGATATTTTCTATCGCTTATCCCGACGATATCGCGACCCTGAAAAGTGACGATGTCACCATTTAAATCAAATACGGGAATGATTATTCTCTTATCGTAGTTCTGCCATCGTCTCTTACCTTCATGGTCGTAATAGATGTATTGACCTTTATGGCAGTAGCGTAGATGAAAGAACTTGGCTATGTCCGGCGTAATCCCTCGTTCAGTAAGATACTTGGGAATGGTGCCCTTGTAAGGAAGTTCAACACTGTCAGGTAGTTCCACTTCATCTGTCACATACTCGACTGACTTTGATGTTCTTCGCTTCGCTATCCATCCTTGTTCTTTTGCATACACCTTTAACTTCTCGATAGTTTCAGCCGAATCCGTCTGCCAAAGATGCCGAGAGAAAGAGAACAGATTGTAGCCGGGCTCTCCAACACAAGAGCCATGAAAGCAGTTTCCAAGCCCCGTTTCTGCGTTAAGATAAACCTTCCAACCAGTACCTCCGCATCTTGGGCACTCTTTTAGGTTCAACTGAGAGCCGCTAGAGCCAAACGTTCTCTTGTAGGTTATTCCCTCATAATCAAGGAAAGTCTCTGGATCGATGTAGTCTAGAAGCTCCTTGATATCTAAATCACCGTGTCTTGCCATTCGTCAAATGCTCTATTTGGGATATTCAAAATTTTTCTGATCCGATAACAAAGATGGGTCTTATAAAATGGATACTTTTCTCGACTCACTCTTTTAATAGCCGTATCGATCAAAGTGCCCTGCTTCCCAGGCGTGGAATGCCAGATAAGCTGTGGATTGATATGGGTTCTTTTCTCCTGCATTTGCGCCGTACCCCTGCAAGTAAAAATGCCTTACCTTGCCATCCAAATCTAAGCTTCGGATGAAATCAGTTTTTTGTTTTTCCTTTGCGCGCTTTACTTGAGTTCGAGAGACGGGCTTTGAAGCCCGTCCGCTCTTGATCTTTTTCTTCTTTGCCATACTGGGCTCGATAAAGCGCAGGAATGGGTCAGAATCAAACATCATTCGTAACCAATGACCTCCGTAAGTGCGTGGCCGCGAGAAAGGTCTCGTTTGATTCGCATCGTAAATTCGCCTTTTTGGTTACGCGATGCAGCAAAGAACAAACGAGCTTCACCTTTAGCCATTTCTTCTTCGGTTGCGTTAATAGAGATGACCAAGTCAGCCGTTCGGATTTTGTTAAAGTCCTCTGCGGCGTGCTCTGCCTTAGCTGTAACTGACTTGTGCCCCTCACGGTTTGTTTGTGTGGCGGAAAGAATAGCCAACTCCTCACGTTGAGCGATCGCTCGGGTGTCTACCCATATTGTCCGTGAGTTTTCGATCTCGTTTGGCGTCCACTTGTTTGGCGCCATAATGTCTAGATAGTCAATAATGACAGCATCGAACTTGATACCCTGCGCCTTGTAGCTCTCAATCAGATTTTCAAGATCAAGCGGTCTGAAGGTGCCGGATGGATACTCATGAAGTAGATATTTCCCCACCTTGCCACTCTCTGCTTTTTCAGAGACGGCTCTTCTAACATCAAGAATATGCGAACTAATGGCGTCAATTTCAGTGTCCGCTACAGATGCATCGAGACGCTCAGAAAGCACCTCTTTTGATACCTCAAGAGTCACCCCGAGCACATTCTTGCCCTGTAAAGAAATAAGCTTACCGAAGTCCCATAGAGAAAAGCTTTTACCTCTTTTCGCGCCAGCAAGTAGTACCGAAAGCTCTTTGATGCCCCAACCTTTATGAAACAGGACTTTGTCAAGCGCAGGTATACCAGTGCTAATCCCATTCGGCTTGATTTTCCCCGACTTAACATCAACTCGATATTTGGTTCGAGAGTCGATTTCAGTCCAGTAATCATAAGGCGCTGAGTCAGCGTGCGGCCCAACCTGAAACGCCTTAGTAATCAGCTCTTCCGCCTTGTCCATGTTGTGTCGCTCTATGGCGTCTACAGCATCGAAAATGGCTTTTTGAACTGCCTGATGTCGGGCAAAATCACCAACCTGATCGATAACATAATCTCTAGCTGATATGTCGGTTGAAAATATTGCCTTTATCTTGTCCCGACACTCCTCAACCATATCCTTGCGAATTCGACCCTTCTTAATTTCGTCTTTGAACAAGGTAACAATCACACTGGATTCGCTTGGAACATGTTTGTACTTTTCGTAGTATCGGATTGCCATATCGACAATGGCCGCATCAGCCCTGCTGTCAAAGTAATTTGGTTTTAGCAATCCCTCCGTTCGACGAGCGAATACGGAGTCACGAACCTGTAAGGCTACAATCTTCTCTTGGAACTCCGGATCAAAGTCGACAAATTTTACCGACTCTTCCTTATCAATCTCTGTCTCTAGTACTGACGACATGGGATAACCTCTAAATTACAATTACGCTGCCACTCGCGCATGCTCTGAAACTGTGAAGCTATTAATGCTGTGCTTAAAAAGAACGATATCCTCACCAGAGCTTTTCTCTTTAACGATCACTGAGAACTTATCAAAACCAACTACAACGCCATAAACGCGACCATCAGTTGTATTGAAGCGCATCTGATGACCTTCTCGCTTGGCTCGAATCAGTCGCATTTCGTGCGCATCAAGCTTGCGATTCTGCTGCCCTTTTTTCTTGTGTTCGAAAGGTTTGCGATGAGTGTTATTAGAAGTTTGCATCGTTTTCTCCTGTGCGATTAACTTATGAATCAAATGATATTTGTTAGTTATAGGTAAGTCTATACTAAGTGCTTACTTAACCTTTGGGCCGATAAAATAACCGAATCTCTAAATTTAGAACGCATCATCTGTGAAGGGATTACAGGGTTTTTAAAGCCGTACTGTGCCAAAGCGAATTCTGGATTTACTCTTGCATTAATTTGCTCGCATACCCAACTGGCGTGATCGAATTGAGAGGGGTGCCCTGACCAATTTTTCAAGCTATAAAAAGGATTAGTGGCGACAAACATCTTTTGCGTTGCCAAATCCGCCCATCTGTCGATGATGGCATTGAGGATCTCTTGAGAGTAAAGCTGAGCTGGATTTGGTGTTCTTTGCCAAATGCGGCCAATAGCGGCTTTCATTCCGCTCATACAGAACACATCATATGGGATTCCGTACTCATCGGCCTTCTGACGTGCCTTCCAAACCATAGTACAGTTGCGATAAGCAGCAATAACGCCAGTTTTCTTTTCGCGATTCAGTACATGTTGAGGCTTACCGAGAGGGTCTTTCTTTGGAAGAAACGAACGAGGGTTGTCCCCTTCAGCCTGCTCATAATCAACATGGAGGCGAAGCATGTAGCGATAAGCTTCCTCATAGAAATGAGCAAAGAGATACGTTCGAGTCGTAGGATGAAGAAGTCGATAGTCGAACCACGCAGTGGTTGCCAGATTTGCCTCTTTCTTTAGCAAAGACGCGCTCACTCTATCTAGCGCAATCTTATCACATTCCGTCTCGCTTAGTTCCGCACCTTTGAAGTTCTCAATCATCATCACTTTAGGCTCGCGCTCTACATAATATAACAAAACAATAATAAGTATTTACTTAATCTTATATTATATTAGTAGAGAGCGCAAAAAGTGATGACGGATGTTTAACGGGATACCTTCGGAACTTTTTGCGCTCTTTTTTTTACTTAATGCGAGAAGGCTCTCGTCGGACAGTGAGATCGCCGCGGTCCAATCTATCGACCAATAGCGACAGCGTTTTGTCCAACTTTCCCATCGTGTCGGCCATCTTTGAGTAATTTTCCTTACTTTCAGCCATGTCTCGACGGAGCAAGTTGTACTCGGATTGGCGAGATTTTTCTTCATTGGCAATCCGCTGGTCAAGCAGAGCAACTTTAGTATTAGTATCCAGAACCCACCCGCCCATGAAAATGACTAAGGCAGTTAGAATTCCAACGATTACATTTTGAATTGTTAATCTTCCAGCCACAGCTTTCCTCCTAACGGTTAAGCAATGACAAGAATATCATGTGGGGAGAAGGTTGGACATATAAGGTTAAGTGATTACTTAAAAACAAAGCCCCAAAAATGGGGCTTTGTGATTAATTAGGCTTATTTTTCGCATCCTGGTCGATTAAGATCCGCCATACCCGGCTGCTCTATCGTGTGACAAGGAATGCCATCATAAGTGTTTAACTTATCCCCTTTTACTGCACAGCCTGACATAAACATTGTCGCGGCGATAACAGTGATAGTTAGTAACTTTTTCATTGTTTTCTCCTCGTTGTTGTCAATGTGAGATAAATTTAAAATCTGATTACTGGACTTAAAAGCTCGCTCCTTGGCTGCGTTCACTAACTTATTAAGTCGATAGCGACTTCGCTCTCCTCATGAACAAATCAAACATCTCTTTGTTCTTTTCAGTTTCGATACTGACCCAGCTATCCCCTAATCGCGCTTGAATCGCATCACAATGCGTCCAAAAGCTTTCAGTGTGCATTTGTGACGCAATAAGAGAGAGGCGGGCTACATCGTTCATCCAGGGCTTGGCTTGTCCGTGAAAGTGCTGAATAACGGCCTCTCCCATTGCCATGTTTGCCTCAAGTCTCTGATTCAGAGTCATCCATTGGCAATATGACTGATCAACCATGTAATTAAAGGTGTCGGGCAACAGCGTAATCTGACCGTCAAACACATGATTGATGTAATCTTGATCGGTTAGAACAAAATTCATGCTGTCCGCGAGGGCGTCATGATTCGGTAGCTCAGAAATCTTGGCCATGTCAAAGACCATCACACCTGAGTTCACATAATTGATAGGGTCGCTGCACAAATCACTTCTGCGTTCGAATTCATCATTGAGATGAGGGGGAAGTGGCTTGCCCGGCGGCCACCGTCTAGCAGGTATATCTGGCGCTGCAGCCACGAGTTTACCCTTAAGATCAAAATTAAGTAGCTCGGCAGGGTCTTTGTTAACGATGGTGTCGACATCAAAATACACCACTCTGTCGTACTTGCCGATAAAGTGATGTAAAGCGAATATTTTCAGACTCATGCCATAGAAAAAAGAGTCTGGGAAATGCGTGTTGTTTTCTCTTTGAGTTCTGTCTGTTAAAAGAATCTCTGTAATGCTTGGGTACTCTTGCTTCAGTTCGGCGATCAGACTTTCATCATCTACAAACCAGTAAAAGTCTACCTCATTAGTGCCTTTAGCTTCCCAAGAACTCATAAAAATATGGCCGAGCGGTACGTGTTGTTCGTTCGTACAGATATACACTGCCGTTTTCATGATATCTCCTATTCAGTGTTTCTAGTTGGTATCAAGCTGTCGGTGAAAAGACGAAGTGTGTTTCTGGCCTGTGGAGTGATGGCATTAAACCTTCTTTCTTTCGCCTGAAAGTCGCCCCAAATCCGACCGTCAAATGGCTTAGAGAACTCATCAGTAATGCGGTCTGTCAACTTCCTGAAAGATTGGACGAGAACTTCCGACCAGGAGCTAGTGTCCGTATTGAGCATCTTTTTTAGTATCTTTTCGCGATAGACGACCGGCACATTGCACACTTGGTACTCCACAGGAAAAGAAACGTCGCCATGGTTTAGCCCGTCTAACCTTACCAAGCTGTCATTCAAAAACTGGTAAAACTCGGGCATGCTCGCGATGGTCAAGTTGGTGAGCGTCTGATTAACTCTAACTTCGGCATGTGGTATTTCAGAAGCAAGACGATTGTAATTTGCCACAATTCGCTTCGTATTACTTAACTCCCTTTGATGCTCATTCACTTCAGGCGTCCCATCTAAAGACAGCATATATTCCAAATTAGGGAACGCTCTTAGAATCTCAATAACGTCCTTTCCTCGACTCTTGAGACTCATCCCATTACTCAAGACTGAAATTCTGATCTTGTCTTTATGTGGGTACAACACGTCTAGAATATCCAGAAAAGAGTCGTCGTTCATTGGCTCCCCACCATGAAACACATAATGAGTCACCGTAGAGACAACGCTCTTGACGTAATCGATGGTAGCCGCTCTATTATCAATTCTCTTTGCTCCATCGCCAAACATCTTCCCATAACTGGTGCTGCAGCCGGACGAGCACATCCGGCATGCGAGCTGGCAAGTATTGTGAGGGCTAAGGTGAAGATATTTGGGATTATTCGGCATGCGCCCATCAGGAAGGCAATCATCGGGCTTAAAGTCAGGAAATTGAGCCATATAGTGGCCGATCAACTCAATTCCATTTTGTTTAAGTTGACCAGATACACACCGAATGCATCGCTTCGGCACCTCACCCTTTAACCATTTTGCTCTAGCTTCCATCCTATCTAGACTGTTCCAACCCTCATCGAGACTCTGACCATCTGTACCTTGGTCGTTACAGCACATTTTGACCGAGCCAAAAGCCCATTGAACGTTGGAGACGAACGGAGCTGGGCATATAAAGTCCACTTTCTTCATAATGTATCCACGCTGCAAGGTATGATGTTGTTAACGTGAGGAGCAAACATAGGGAAGACCTTCAGCATGTCTCTCCCCTCATGCTCATCTATAGTTCGATCAAGATACATTGCCTTGTTCCACTCAGAAGGTGAGAACTTGCCCGCGAAGATCGCTCTCATAGCGGTATCTCTTAGCTCCATATAGTGCTCATTATCTATTTTTACGTTGCGAAGCTTTTTCAAAACCTCCCTCTTTACATCATCTGGCAGCTGAAATGGCTGATAGTACTTGGGGTTATTGACGACGTTTAAGCTAGGCCAAATGCCTCTTGGGTGTAAATTTTCGTAGGCCCATTCTAAGTACTCGGCGAAATAAACGGCGGAGTAGTTGCTTAGCGTCGTATGAACCCCCACATAATGCCGCTCAGGAAGCTTACTCAATGCCTCATCAATGATTTTCATCGTTCTCTTTGTTCTACCTCGAAGCCGGATATAGTCATTGGCCTCTGGAATAGAATCGATCGAAAAAACGGCATGAACATCCTTAAAATCCTTAAGAACGTCCCAAACATTCCTTCCGTCTGTCATGGTTGAAAACGAACCATTGGAAAGAAAGTTGATTTTGCATGTGTCTTTGATCGGCATTAGGGCATCTATAATGGCTGGAAAGTTTTTAGCCTGAATCGGGTCACCGCCGTGCAGCACCACTTCTCGCAACGTCTCATAGTTGCTTGTAATGATGCGCAAGTCTTCTTCGTGATCGGTCTCCGCAACAAACGTCTTTCGATCAAAAGGAGGGAGAATACCAGGATCATTTGTTAGCCCGATTCGCTCAGTAATGCTTAATTTGGTCGAGGAGATCTGTGGCGTACACATCCTACATGCCATGTTGCATTTGTTGCTTACACCAAGCGCTAGTTGGGTCAAAGGCACTCCACTCATTGAGCCATCTTCGTTGTACAGATGCTTGTACTTCAAGAAGTTCTCAACAAAGAAGGGTCTGTCCTCCAACAGGTAAAACTTAGAGTGCGACGTTGGCGAGTTTAGACATGTCTTACAACCCTCAGGTAACGCATCGTAATTATGCTCCCATAATGCCTTTCTCGTTTGCTTGGCTACATCACCATTCCAGTATTCGTCAAACGGCATTTTTCTTGTTTCGCCCCACATCTCACAACATGGCGAAGTTCTCTGCGAGATTTTAAAAAGGCCAATAAATGGAGCAAGACACATAGGCAATTTCTCTTTAGGCTCAGACAATTTCATTTAACCAAGCCTCCTCGCAGTTTTTAGCGTACTCATCAACGTCCAATCCTCGATATTCAAAAGTGTCACCATAGGCTTCTGAAAGCGTCTGAACACATTCAAAAATGTCATTTGGATCTACCTTGATATGAGGGCAGGGAAAGTCCTTCGACCAAGGCGCGTTGCCGTTAACAACACAAGGAATGTGAACACTCGCTTCAAGAATTGCATAGGGCATTATTTCAATATCGCTCAGGTGTAAAAGGACGCGATGTTGACGAATAATGCCGGGTAGGAAATCGTTAGGTACGTTTGTGAGCTGACGATAACCCTGAACGCCAGCCTCATGAGCCATTTCTTTTAGCGTTCGCCCGTCTCGCCCCAAATCTTGTCCGCAAACTACGGTCACAGGAAGACCGGTTATCGCCAAAATCTCAAACATTAGATCGAAATTTTTTCGCTCGTAGTTTGAGCCAATAATAAGTACCCCTTTTGTCCCATTTGTCGTCCTATAGACCACTCTCGGCTCATAAAAGGGTTCGGGCAGAAGCTTGACATTTGCCTCTGGAATTAGAGATTCCAGTTGCGACTTTACGCCGATGGTTTGGGTTCCGATTTCGAACTTTATATCTTTGAGTAGTCGCAAATAATCGATGACCAAGTCACTTGAGAAATCAGTGAAGTTAGAGTCAGGGCTCATGATGTCACCAATATGCGTGTATGCGATTCTGGGGATGCCAAGAGCGTCAAACTCATCATTCATCGAATCAAGAGCTAAAGTCGATGCGTAGCTGTGCGAGACGACTAGAGAAGGGGTGAAATCTCTTAGATATTGCGCAAGACCCTGCTCAAATGTTCTAGATCGAACTTCCTTCTCAAACTCAAAAGAATGAACAGGAAGTTCTTTGCTGTTCTCGGCAAACATTGGCATAGAGAAAAGGCTGACATGGCTAAGATCGATTCCATTAGGGAATGCCACATCTTCCCCGTCAATATCGGTTACATCGACAATAACATCTAACATTAAGGCGTTTTCCGCGCACATCTGTGCAAAATGCTTTATGAATGTGTAAATGCCGGACGCATTGCCAATAAAAAAGCTATCGAGGAGAAAAGCAACACGCTTATCCCCCTTCTTAATTGGTACATCTTTAAGAAGAGTATTCACTTTTTTATACCCCTTTAACGCTTCGCTTTCAGAAATCTGCCAGCTAATATCGTTTAACGTGAAGTGGTACTGACCAACATCATCCACCCCTTCAAAACAAGATTCATCGATTACCTGCTTGCTTGATGTATCAAACAAGGAAAGTTTTCTCCTTGCGCAGTAAAGCGCTAGTTCCTGATTGCCAGTTAAGCTCTGTTTTTGCATACAATTGTCACCGAACTGCTGTAGACGTTTGTTGTGGACGTAATGCCGTTTGAGTTGGAGAACCCTAAACTGGTGTAGTCATACCTTCCCAAAATGGTGTAACAGGTATGAGCGTGAGAGATCCTCACCTGAAAATATTGAAATGAGGCGTTTCTGATGATGTTCCCATACTCATCTTTTGCACCGCCCGACCAGTATCCGCTGATTTTTACTTCATAACCGTTCCATCGAAATACGGCCCAGTCACCTTCAACTGTCCCCGTACCTCCCCAGCCTCCAAATGCTCGTGTGTTTGGTGCTCGCCATCCAGACACAATGGCGATTGATGTCCGCGTCTCTTTAAAGGCAATGGCATACTGATCGAACTTTGGATTGTTGAAATGAGAGAGCGACAGATTGCCGCTCGTAGGGATATCGCTGCCATTGGATTGCTTGGCGTATCGAGGCACCCCCTGATGTGGGTCAATGACACTGGTTTTTGGTCTCAGCTCGGAAAGGGACAGACTACTGCTGTCCCCAGAGCCGAAAAACAAAGATCGAATTGACGAGAAAGATAGAGCCATTACATTCTACCTCCTTCCAAAGCATCAACTCGATCCGACAACTCCTTAATAGCCTCTACTAAAAGACCAACGGTGTTACCGTAAGCCACGGAAAGTAGACCATCGTCGCCATGTCTCTTAACCGCCTCAGGGAGAACTCTCTCAAGCTCTTGAGCGATTAGGCCAGTTTCAACAAACTCTCTGTAATCCGAGGCGCTCTTATCAAGCTTGTTAGCTTTTATATACGTGTAGCCGCTCAACGACTTCACCTTATTAAGAGCATCTGAGATGACCTTGATCTCTCTTTTAAGACGGCGGTCAGAAAGACCAGAGATGTCACCACTTGCCGAGATGTTACCGCCCGCTGTTATGTTGTAACTAGATACAATTGAGCCTGTCGATTGCAGGGTATTCACATGCACATCGGACAGACGCTTGTCTTGAGTCCAACCGCTTGGGCTAGCCTGAGCCGGAATGATTCTCCAGTCCGTGTACATGTTGCTCTGATTGATTCTTTCTATGGTGTAGTAGAGACCGGTGCCGGACACCGCATACACCTCAAATGAATGGCCGCCATACACACGATCAGATGAGTTGTACATTGTTCTCACATGGTAAAAGCCTGGTCCGCCATAAGAGTTCCCCACTAACTGAGTTATCTCGCTCTGCCCATGACTGTTTGTGATCAAGAACTTAGCGTATGTATGTTTACCACCGGTATAGTCGCCGATCGTGATGATGCAAGCACCATGATCTCCACCATTGGTGTCAGCGATCTTGTACCAGCCAGTAGAAGGAACATTAAAGTAACGTCTAGGCTCTACCTGAGTGAAGTTAGAACTGTCCTTACCATCAAGCTTGTCAGAGTTGCTCACAGAAACAGAAAGTGTTCTGTTTGATGAGCCATCGATGGATACCGAGCCGCTCGCGTCGCCGCTTAACGATATCGTTCTTGCCGACGCCCACTTACTTGCACTAGATGCGTTACCGGATAGACTTCCAGAAAACGCCGGAGCGGTAACCGTGTGAGCAAACACAGCCGTACCGTTCTCTCGAATAGTGAAGTCCGCAGCACTAGAGCCGTTATAACGGAATGCGAGATCGCCGTTCTGGTGATCAAGCTGCCAATAGTTGTCATTGTAAGTACTGTCCATCAGATTCAATTGAACATTGGTGTGTCTGATGGTTAACTGGCCGTTAATTGTCGATGAGGAATCCGAGCGGACAAACTGGCTCGCTTGTAGACCATCAAGTTTATCAGCATCAAGACCACTTCCTGAACCATCGTTTCCAGCATGCCAAATATTGTGGCCGCGATAGGTAATTGAGTTGGAATTAAAGCCTAACAACGTGGTAGCGTTGCCGCCGGTCATATAACGGAAGTAATAACCTGAGGCATCCCCGTCCGCGTCGTTGTTATGAGTGAAATAGATGCTACTGTCATCAACATGAACCGAAACATTATCGTCTTGACCCGTCTGCGATGAAGAGTTTCGTTGCAGTCGGAAAGGCGTACTTCCTTCATTGGTGTTGACGTTCAACTCAGACGTGTTTAGGGCTCCAGTCACAGTACCGCCAGAAGATCGCACAAATCGAGCGTCCGCTTCAGATTCGGTATAGTAACGACCGTCATGAGTGTGTGAGTCATTAGCTACACTGACGCTCATAGAGACGTTCTCAGAGCCATCCCACGATACAGAGCCGCTCGCGTCTCCTGTCAGAGTTAATGTGCGAGCATTTGTCCATTTATCAGCTATTGGATGGTAGTTATCCGTAAACAGTCTCTCCCAAGCAAGCGTCCCCACTCGGTGATGAATTGAGCCATGAGAGTTAAAGGACAGTTGATGCGTGTACGTAGAGCCAGAGTGCGCATTAAAGGTGAAAAGTGCATTCGCATTATTCACCCCGCCTTCAGGCTTGTTGCTTGTTTCCGAATTGTACGTTGTGTAACTGAAACCTCCCTCTTCCGAGAACAGGCGACTGTTTAGATCTATAGTGCTACGAACGCCCTTCATCATCACGGAGGTTTCGTCGGTAAACACAAGCTTGTTGCCACCCAGAGACAGATCTCCTGACAAAGCATCTCCAGATTTTTTCAGGTATCTGTCGTCATGTGTGTGACTGTCGTTGTTTACCGATGCGCTTAGAACAACATCAGACGATCCGTCAATCGAAACAGAGCCCGTTAGATCACCCGATAGAGTTATCGTTCTCGCTACAGTCCACTTGTCGGCGTTTGGATGGTAGACGTCATTAAATAACTTATGTGAGGTGCTGTCATTAACAACCCAAACAGGGTTCGATGAAGATGCGAGAGAAAGTCCATCTCGACCAATCGAACCAAAGTAAGCATGCCCATTGTGCAGTTGAACAAGCGGCTTACTGTCTGTCGCACCAATTGCCCCAGATAGAACGTTGTCAGTGTGAGAGCTGGTTTTACTTAGTGCTCCAACATCACTCGCAGTTGGCTTGTTATTTGTACTGTAAAGATATTCCCAATCGCTCCATTCATCCGAGTATCTAGTTCGGAACGCAAATCGGCCGGAGCTCGATGACGTGCCATAGGGAATGACGAACTGCGTTAGGTTGCCTCTGTTATAGGAGAAGTTCTGAATGTAGCCATATCCAGTCTTATTGTCTGGACGATTGGCTGAATCCCCTCTAAACAATCTCGCATAAATGCCGGGCTCGTCGATTGCATCAAAGTCAACCGTCAAAGAGCTGCCTGCGTTACCTACAGCAATGTAAGGAATCGACTTGATTAGACCAGTATTGTCAAAAGTTACCCTGTCATCAATTTGACTCTGTAAGGATGTCTCCATAGAGTCAACGTCAGATTTTTTGTAGTAGCGACTATCGGCAAACGATGCATAATTGCCGCTGTGCATGACCGAGTGCTTGGATGTGCCATCAAAGTACTCAAAAGCCCCTTGGTGATCGAACTGCCAATACTTTCCGCTGTTTGTTGACTCAAAGCGCAACTCATTACCAGCAGAGCTAGATGTCGAGCCAACATACTTCAGAAGCCAAGCGTATGTTTGGTTACCAAAGTAGATATAGGAATCTTGGCCGCCTAATCTATCGCTTAGGCCATCTTCTAGGCCACCATCAATTCTTAAAACTTCGCCGATAGCGTTGAGCTTCAGCTTTTCACTCAATGAACCGCCTTCCAGAGACAAATACTGGCTGTCGTGAGTGTGAGAATCGTTATTTACAGATACAGAAATTGAGGCATTGGCTGAGCCATCCCACGAAACGGAGCCAGTGACATCCCCCGTCAGTGTCAATGTTCTCGCTGTTGTCCACTTGTCTGCATTAGGGTGATAACCATCATGGAAGACCTTTTGTCCCATGAAGTTAAACTCACCATTAGTTCTAAGAGTAAGAACCTCTTTTCGAACGCCATCAGACGGCGTGTAGCCTTCAAAGACGATTCCCCCATCAACCTGACCATTCGCGCCGTTAGCATCAATCATTCGGAAAATGCGAGCGTCATAGTAGTTAGAACCAGGGAAGTAATCTCCTTGACTGATAATGTCTAATCCCTCTCCCACCTTAAAGCCAGCAGAGCCTGATGTGATCTTGCCACTTACGGTCAGGTTGCCGCTCATTGTGTCAGAGACGTCAGATCGCAAGAACTGAGTTGAATCTAGACCGTCCAACTTGTCTGAATCCGCCGCTTTCTCTGTCTTGCCCAGTTTTGACGCGTCAAGAGCAGAGTACGCGCCATTAACCGCGTTGCGCGTTGCTAGATTGGTGCCAGATGAGGTATAGATGTCAGATGCAGACCAGTTGGGAACATTGTTAAGGCCAATGTCGCTTTTACTAAGGACAACGTTGCCAATCTTGCCGTTTACGCTTGCTACCTTGTCGGTGTTGTCAACCTTGTACCAAACATCGCTATCCATGTCCCAATAGAGATCGTCACCAGCATCAACAGTAAGCGTCCCCTGAGGTCCGCTCATAGTCCCGCCTACCGTAACGCGATAGTAGTCGGGCATTTCAGGATCGCTAGGTACAGGGAAGTTACCAGAAGACGCATCCCACTTGCCTTTAAATTGAACCGATCTAGTTGCAATTGAACTGGCTTGAGTTGCAGCCTGCTCTGCTCGCTCGGCAGCGCTTTCAGCTATAGATGCAGATGAGGCAGAGCTATCTCGATATGACTTAGCTGTATTCTCAGATGCCTTGGATGCAGTTTCTGATGCCTTTGCTGCAATCTCTGAGTTCTTGGCTGCTGTTTCTGATGCCTTAGCTGCAACCTCCGATGCCTTAGCCGCAACTTGAGAGGCTTCGGCGGCATCTTCCGATGCCTTAGCTGCAACTTTTGACGCTTCACTGGATGCAGCAGAGCTTGCCGATGACTCAGCAGAAGCCGCAGCCTCATCTTTTGAATCAGAAGCAGATGAAGCAAAAGATGCCGCTTCATCACGGCTAACCCCGGCATTGGTTTCTGAGGTTTTAGCGGCAGAGGCTGATGCGTCTGAAGCCTGACGAGAGTTTTCGCTGGCCATTGCAGAGTTTGCAGCCGCGTTTTTACTAGAAATAGCCGAAGCTGCACTATCAGAAGCAGATGAGGCGTGTGCTGCGGACGCCGTCTCGGAGTCATTTGCGGCTGCCGCACTATTCGCAGCATCCAGCTTGCTCTGATTTGCCGAGTTAGCAGCGTTTTCAGCCGCTACCTTATTGGCGTTAGACGCAGCTTCAGACGCAGCTGCCGCAATAGCGGATGAATCGGACGCCTGACGAGAAGTCTCGCTCTCAGAAGCGGAATCCGCCGCCGACCCTGCGGCTGCAGCGGCATTTAGTTCATGTGTTTTAGCATTGTCTTCTGATTGCTTGGCGGCGACCTGACTTGCAGATGCGGAGTTTCTACTTTCAAGAGCAAACGCTGCATCGTTCGCCGCCTTTATTGCGTGATGTTTCGCAGAGAACTTTCCGCTCTCGACCTCTACATTCTCGCCCTGCTCGGCCCACTGTTTAGCCTTATGCTCGCTCGCTAGACTCGCATTTTCTGAGGACTTTGCATTAGTTTCGGAGGTTTTCGCTTTGTTTTCTGAGCTCTTAGCGGCAACGGCGCTAGCTTCAGAAGCTTGGCGAGACAATTCAGAATCATTTGCGGCATCTAAAGCGCTTAGTTCAGAGGCCTTGGCATTCTGCTCTGAATCTCTTGCAGCAGATGCAGCTGCCTGTGACTCTTGGTTAGAGACTTCACTTTCATTCGCACTAGCTGCCGAGCTGTTCTTGTTCGCCAGCGACTGCGCTTCGTGATTAGATGCATTTATTTCTGCCTGTTTTGCAGCGCCTTCCGAAGCACTAGCCGCAGAAACTTTTTCATCTAAAGTAGCCTCGATTGAATTTGAGTAATCCAATGCCGCAGACGCCTTGCTAAGCGCCTCGTTAGCTGTAGGAAGGGCATTCTCTACAGCGGCCACTGCTTGATCCATTCGATATTGAATCTGGGAGGGTGAATCAACGAGAACCTGATTGCCAGTACTGTCTGACAGGTATCGTTTGCCCTTGTTGTCTGTCGCATCGTCTAATGTTTCGTTAGGTGCGGCCAACCACTCTCGTTGCTGGTCAACAAAGGCTTGCCAATTATTGATCACATCGCCAAGCCTTTGATACAAATCAGTCGCAGTATTCGACATATTTCAGTACCTCTTAACGTTAAGTGAGCTCCATTATAGGAAATAAAATAACATTAAGTAAGTACTTACTTAATTTAAGCTAATCAGAAAACCTTGTTCTGATCTCGTCTCGTTTGGCTCTAATCAGCGACTCTTCCGGAAGGAGCTTTTCCAACTCTAAAAGAAGCTCGTGGTTTGTTTTCATTAACTCCCAATCCAAATCACTGTAAATCAGGCTGTTATAGTTGACATGTATCACCGGCTTGATCTCTGCCAACTGATTCACCCAATCCGGGGCCTCAACTTCATCTTTATGAACATAAAGGAATTGAACCTCTATATCGCTAACACTATTGCAGAGGCCCTCAGGGTCAGCGACTACGCCAATATCCTGAACAATATTGCCATCAGTCTGCGCCAGAGACGCCACTGTGGACGCCCCTGATTTTCTCTTGGATGAGATAACGTATACTAATCCGCTTGGGAATGGGTTATTAAATATCAATGCGCTCATTAGTTCGGACCTCCGTTAGTCGGTGTGGTTGCGTTGTTTGCTGTGTCGCTAACCGAGCCGCCCACCTCAACATTGTCAATAAAATATCGAACACGGAACTCAGACTTATTGCCTCTGAAGTCCACTGTACTTCCGTCCAAATCGAACCAGTGTCTAACCTCAACTGTCGCGTAGCCGGCACTTCCGTACAGTTCGGCAGCGGAGCTTCTTTTTGACACGGTCATGCTGACGTTGAATTTGATCCCACCTACTGTTGCCGACTGACCATCGTACAGTCTTGGCGATGTTACTGTGGTATCAGTGCCCGCGTGAGAAATAATCACTTTACACACGGCTCCATTATCCTTAACTGGAGGATAAGGTGGAGTGGTACCAGCAGAGTACGTTGTGTTCGTCTTTTCGTAGGTTAACTTTTTGTTTGATACACATTCAGGCTGAATGTACCGACGAGAGTAACGAACATATTCGCCTTTATTGGAATAGTCATATGAGGCAATGTTCAGAGTCGCCCACTGTCCCGCTTGAGCCGAATCACTGTCAGATACGCCAATATTGAAAGCCATGTAAGGGGTAATCCCCTGATTTTCCAATGTCTCCACAGACATAGTTCCATACTGCTCTTGGTTTCTCCATGTAAGAACTAGCATTTGAACATCGGCAGCAATGTATGACGCCTGAATTGCAGAGCCGGTTATGACAGACCCTCGAATGTTCGTCCCTTCCACCTCGCCAGCCTCAAACTTGGCACTTTTTACTATCCCGCCCTCGATGGTAGAGCCATAAATGTCCAAAGCATCAAGTCGAGTGACACTGATGTAGTTAGCCATTAAGTTTTCAATATAGGCATCATCAATGAAGGCGCTGTTGATGTAAGACACCCCATCAACAACCGAGAACATCGACTTGACGATATCCGTTTTCCCGTCTGTATGCTTGTTCGTTACGGCAAACGTATCAGCATTGACAAGAAACTGGGTTTTGGAGCCGTTATTGTAGAAGCCAACCCCTCCCTGCAAGCCGTTAACGGAAGTCTTAATGCCCCACTGAGCACTATAAACCCCCTCAGCATTAACCGCGGTCTGCATTGCTTCTTGAATAGAGGCGTAGCTTGAGCCGGCGCTTGCATTTAACTTATTAACGATATTAGCGACCGAGCTATTCGTGTTCGCAATTGCGTTTTTGTTTGTCGTGATTTGAGATTGCAGGCTGCTCTTAGCGCTGTTTATAGACGCTGTTAACGTGTCCTCTAAGCTAGCAATTGAACTGTTAGCAGATGAAATTGCGGACGCGTTAGAGTTGATTTGAGACTGCAATAGCGACTTTGCCTCATCCAGATCGTCTGAAATCGTCTGGTCTGCCGCACTAAACTCCGATCTCAACTCCGTTTTAGCAGATGCAATCGCACTGTTTGCATTGGTGATTGCCGTTTCATTGCTGTCAATTTGAGCCTGAAGACTGTTCTTGGTCGTTTCCAGCTCAGACAGCAATGATGTCTCCAAACTAGCCATCGAAGCATTAGTATTTGAAATTGCGGTCTTATTCGTGTTGATCTGAGACTGAAGTGCCGAGTCTGCGGAGTTCATTGCGGCATTTAACGTCGTCTCAAGCTCGGACAATGCAGTATTGGTGTTAGTAAGAGATGTTTTGTTCTCACTAACCTGCGCCTGAATAGTTGAATCCGCCATTTGCATCTCAGAACGAAGTCTCCCCTCCACCTCTGAAATAGAGTTATTTGCGTCAACGATGGCGGTTTTGTTCGTGTCAATCAGAGCCTGCAAATCGCCAGCAGTGCTTTCCATCTCGGCTCTCAAAGTAGTCTCAAGTGCCGCGACTGTTCCGTTAGTGTTGGCAATAGCCGTCTTGTTCGTATCAATCTGAGACTGTAGCGAGGCCTCGGCGGACTCAATTGCTGAACTCAGTGTCTCCTCAAGATTTGCAACGGTAGAGTCCGTGTTAGCTATAGCGGTTTTATTCTCATTAATTAACGCAGCTAGCTCACCCTCGGCAGTATCAATGGCGGCTCTCAATGTAGTATCAAGAGTTGAGATAGCACTGTTAGCATTCGCTACAGCTTGGCTGTTGGTGTTCACCTTTGCCAATAAGCTACTGTCGCCGCTTTCGATCATTGCTCTTAACGTTGTATCAAGAGTTGCCAAAGACTCATCAGTTGATGCTATTGCGCTCTTATTTGTTTCTATCTGAGCCTGCAAATCAGACTTGGCCGTTTGAATAGAGGCTGTCAGAGTCTGCTCAATTTCAGCTATCGATTGATTGGCATCGGTAATCTCTCTTCGCGCTTCTTCAATTCGAGCATACGTTCCTCTTGGGCCAAATGTCTCCTTACGAGTCACGTCTCTCTCAATGATGGTATCAAGCAAAGCTGCAAGGCCCGCCTCCGCCATCGCTTCCTCAGCCTCAATTCGCTCAAGATTGATGTCCGCTACAGCTTCGTTAACAACGGCCCCAGCCGCGCCCGTCGCTATCTCAACAATAGGCTGCTCATCATGAAGAATTAAGTCCCACTCGTAATCTTGATAGTTAGTGCTAGGTTTAGGATCGATCTTATTGTAAGCGTGACCAATGAATCTTGAGCTATCTAGCTTGCTTAACGAAAAACCAGAGCCATCAGGCTTGTCCGCATAGGCTACCCAAGTGTACTGATAACTGTCATTTGAGCTGGCTGCTGGTACGCTCCACTCTGCGTCCTGATACATCTCCATGTTGCAGAAGGTTCTAACCGAACTCCACAACTTGATATTTTCTGGCGCGTCAGAGGCAAGGTTTTCTGGCGCTTTCGTCCACTCACTTTGCTCTGGGATCGGATTGTCGTATGAGCCGCCCGTTGGTCTCGACGGAGCTTCAATGCTCCACTGGTACACTGTAACTGTATTAAATGCCCGAGACGTCGTTGGGGCGCTTGAGCCGCCATAGACAAATGACGAAGGCTTACCTGACTTGTCTAACGTTCTTAGCCAGTAAAAATGAGGCTTGGCAATAGTCGAGTCTGTTTCGGTAATGTGCTCAAAATGATGAGTCAGCGTCGTGCTAACCAAGCTTGCATGCTTAATGATCTGCTCGCCATTCCAAGACTCAGGATTACCCATTTCAACAGGAGAGCCATTCACAATCGTACCCGCCTCTATCGCGTAAATCTCGGTTGCGAACAAGTTGGAAGACATAACATTCCAAGACAACTTAGCCCCGCCCAGAATAGACTCAAGCGTCACATCCGACACCGTGAATGGGTTGCCGTCCATTCCTTTTGGAACATGTTGTACAGTCGTAGATAGACCTGGTTTATCCGCTACATCCCGTGGGACGATAATAAACTCTATAGCTCTGTCTCGCTCACAAACCAACTCTGCGGAAGAATGAAACTCGCCAAGGTACTTGACGCCTTCACCGCTAACCTTTGCACTGACACTTGATGTTCTATAACGGTGATCTGCGTGCGACCAAGCAATAACCACTTTGATTTTTTGAGACGAGGTGCCAAACACGTCCGATTCCGCGATCTCAATGTCGGATACTGGCCCAAGTGGTCTATCGACAGGGACATCCGAAATCACAAAATCCATAGTGTCGTCGCGAAGAGCCCGCGGATCGTACTCAAGAGCCGTGATTGTTCGAGTTAATGTGTCTCCGGTCAGCCCTATGCTGCGAATAGTAAATAATCGACTTTCGTAATTAACATGACCAACAACAAAGCCCTGAAGCGCTTCAGGTTTAGCCCCACTCAAATTGAAGGTAACCAAATTTGTAGGAGAGTCGTACTGCTCTGGAATAATATCAATATTGGAAATGACATCGAGATCGTGAAGAGACACAGTATCTCCAACCACAATCGAGGAAGAATCATTTACAACAATGCCGCACTCCCCATTCGACGACTTGAATGTGTCTAGAACTGCCAAGTCGACATCTCGAACCAATGCTCGCTTGATTCTATCGGACGTGTCAGGGTCGAACCCTCTCAATGTTAAGTAGTCGCCGTAAATGTTATCAACGACAAAGCTGCCCCTTTCCAGCTGACTTAGAGACAGTACCATTTTCCACTCCTGATCGGAGTTAAAGACAATATCTTGGTCTAGCCTTGCTCTGTACTCGTTATCTCCAAGATCGGTAACGGCTTCTAGTTTACCCGCAGCTCCCCACTCCATCATGTCATGCTGCACCGTCACAACGTCACCGATAGTACAAGCTAGTGCCTCGATCGGAGCCTCAAACGACACAGTCTGGACCAACTTGTTCATGTTAAGAGCATAAATGCCTTCACGAGTTGCTTGATCTAGAGTGACAACGCCGCGCATCGTTGTTGAAGTTGTATTTGGCTTAGCTCCTGCTTGAATCGCGTCAGAGTCACTAATCTTTATGGTTCGTTGCGCATAGTTGTTCTCTTCATCGTAGAAGGTCAACTCAATCTCGTTAGCTCTGTCATCAATAGGCAGCCAATCTGTAGAGAAAGTATCTTTGATGATATTGTCTTGCCCAAATCGCATGACTGGGGTTTTCTCTTTCTCAATCGACACTGAGTATCTGGTGCCCATTCTAAGAGGGGTCGCTCTACCGACACGGAAAATTTGCGACACGCAATCCCATACGTTCGCCTTGGATGAGATGACGCCACGGTAATATAGCTTTTTCTCTTCACAGAACTTGGCCCATGCCTTGAACGCATAGAAGTCTAGGCGTGATGGGTGAATGCCCGCACCATAACGTCTAGATGTCATAATGTCCCAGACAATCCATGCCGGGTTCGCATGCTGATAGAATCCGCCTTCATAGATCTCTGGCGTCTCAACCGCAAGCGTATGCGCAGGCTTATCAAATGCGACCGCACAAGGTACAGAGTTGCCGCTAACCTGTTTTAGAGACTGTTTCTTTTCATCATCAGTAAAAGGGCGAATCTGGCCGTATTTCTCCACCTCGCGAACCGTGATATCAAAGCCGCTCTCAATCTCGTCTTTGTTGGCGCTAGGAACCCAAGCCTTGGCCTTTTCATCCCAAACTCTAATTACCTGCCCATAATGCTCAAATGTTACCTTTGGTATGTTGGAGATCTGATCGGTAACTTTGATTTTTAGAGCAAGTAGCGCAGTGTAGTTGTAGGCGATACTGACATTCTGGATCTCATTAATTTCGTTCCAAATGATTTCATCCTGAATAGTGCTTTTGTCAGACTTCGCAGTTAATCGCCGCGCCCTGATTTCATATCGACCTTGTGGTAGCTTGTAAGACTCAAACGTAAATCGAGTGTTAGCAGAGGTAGACTCGCCGCTAAGGGTAATTTTCTGACCAGACTTAGACCCTCCCTCTAGGCCAGAGTCGTTATACCCATTCACGATTTTGTTTGATGCGTGAAAGTCATGATAGTAACCAACATGTCGCCCCTCACACCAAAGTTCACCGTACTCATACGAAGGGGGAGCGCTAGTTCTGGTAGGCTCTGCGCCAGTATAGTATCGAACATCAGATGTGTTGCCGTATCGGTTATAGTAGTAAACCGGTTTGGAGGTTTTGCCGTCCTCCGTTACGAGATCGCCCTTAGCTACCCACTCGTGACCAATTTTCACGTAGTAGTTTTGATACATGCCGTTAGGTAGATATTTGTTTGGGTATTTAGGGTCAATATACTGACGACCTACCGCTTTCTTAGTGATGGTCTTGCCCGTGGAGTCAAACTTTACTCTGTCACCGTTCTCATCCGTAACATCTTTTAAGATGTAGCCTCTACTTGCATCAACCGCTCGAATACCAGTTGTAAGTGGCAGCCACTCTGACGAGCCGTGCTTTCTGATTTGAAGCTCAATAGGCACACTATGGGAAAGCTCATTACCCTGATTGTCTAGCTTTGCAATGCGAGTATTTAGGTTTACCTGAACTGCATTTACTTCAACTCCTACAGATGTCGTAAATGACGTCCAAGTTTCTGGATCAACAAGTTCAGGGTTGTTTTCGACCTGAATAGGCGTGATTTGTCTGTTAAAGCCCTCAGGGACGCTCTGACCATCGTTACCGTGATAGAAGTTGATTTCAGGCCTGTCTGCCAGTGAACTCATTGGCTGATCGTTGATTAGAATCGAATCAACGTCGATACCGGCGGCCACGCCCTCACCGGCATTAATCAGCATATGTAGGTACTGTGTTTGACCCTGCAACTCTGTGTAGTTGCCGATAATGTTCCCTGCAACCCTGTGCTTGCCGTAAACAAGAGGGACAGGAATATTATCCTGAGACGTGTTTTTTGCTCCGTCTATACCATAAGTGTAATCAGGCGCTTTAGAATCCGAAGACACACCCAAATCATCAACGGTAGGTGGCAAAACGGCATTGATAAGCATCGTACCGCCTATCGCCACTGCTGCGGTAAAAACGCCCATGCCTACCGACCCCGTTGTTAGACCCATCGACGACCCAAGAGCCGCTGCCCCGCCACCATATGTAAACGCCGTCAACGCGACAACAGCGACAAGACGCATGATATTCTTACCGCCACTGCCGCCGTGCAGGATTGGACAAATAACGACAACGTCGCCAGCCATAGGATAATCTTGATGAAGCTCATCCTGATCAACAGTTAGACCATTTCTTGAGATAGCATATCTGCCATTCAGCTCACCAATATAGTCATGCAGATTAGCTCCATCGATATAGTCTCTTTCCAGAATTAACCTGTCATCTGGCATGACAGGGTTTCTAATTACGATGAACTTAAGGCTGCGGTGTGCCTGCATACTCGTAGTACCCCTCAATTCGATTAATCCAAGTGTGTAGGCGCTCAACACAAACGCCGCCCGTCATTTCTGATGTGTGAATGAATTCGTCGTCGCCCAAATAAGTGGCAACATGCCAGTAGTACTGCCCTAAACGCATAAGCATCACCGAGCCCGGTTGTAACTCTGTTGGTCGCCACAAAACTTTGCCAGCCGCCATGATCGCTGCGATTGTCGGAGCGTCACCCTTTGGAGTGTGATAGTCCGGCAACTCAATCCCCCTTCTTCTGTGAAGCTCTTTGACAAGCCCATAGCAGTCGAGGGCGGAGCTGGCGTCGCGCCCGTTATAGACGAACGGAACGCCAATTAGATCGGCATAATCAATCGTCATAAATTCCTCACTGTGATAGATGGAGAGCCGCCATATCGACGTGTATTTCCGTGCGCCTTGCACCCGTTATCACCTAGCAGTGTTAAGTCACAAGAAGGCATGTCTCCCGTGTATCCACACTCTTCAGATTTGTATTGAAATGAACAGCGGTCTCTTAGCTGTGTTCTGCGTGGACAGGACTTTGTTAGAGGGTTTTCAGCGCCCAATTCGAAAGAAATAACGTAATTGGATGCGCTACTTGAAGTGACGTTATAAAGCTCAGAGAAATCAACCCTAGCAGCCTCCTCTGATTCAGGCGAAACCGTCACAATTGAAAGTTTCACTTCTGAGTCAACCATTCCTCGATACTTGCGCAGGTAAGGGACAACCATTCCCGCCTGATCTTCGACAGTGAGCGTGACGTTCTTTATCTCTCCTGCCTCATCAGATAGGTCAACATTGAATGGAATTCTGATGTAATTGACACCGTCGATCTTCAGGTCATATGTGTGATTACACAAATAGACCGTCTCGACATGGTTGTAGGTGAAAGGGTCAACCACACGAAACTCTAAGGCAAAAACCATTGCGTTTTCTGAGCTGACCCGATTTTTTTCTAAAACCGTTGCTATGCTTAGATTGTTCATTGCTCAAACCTTAAGTAAGTACTTACTTAAGATTTTACACCTCGGTTAGTTCAATGTCAGTAACGTTGTACCTGTGATTACCCCCTACTCCAGAATAAGGAAATTCAGGAAGATTCGTGAATCGAGCGGCTATCGTCTCCCCTGTATCTGGAATTGTATAAGAGAAAATCAAATACGTGCCGTGCTCGTTCACAAACTGCTCAAGCTTGACCTTGTCATTCTGATTTATATCCGTAAACCCTGTGGATACAATACGTCTAGGTCTTCTTCCGTGTCTTGGTCGACTATACACATACGCAGATTCCGTCTCGGACGACAAACCCTTATCCTCCAACTTTAGCGAAAATTTACTGGAGTCCTCCTTGACTCCAGAAGGTGGGAATATCTTCATTAGGCCTCCTATCTATTTAGCGCATCTCGGAACTTACCTGGTCTTGAAGCTGCCTTCATAACTACATCTGTAATGTACTTTTCACCGTCAAAGCGACTTGTTGACTGAACATCGGCCTGAACCCCAGTCTGATTAATGACGTTGACGACCGGGGGATTGCCATTTCCTCTCATGGTGACCGGTATGCTTCTTCCGTCAGGAAGAGGGACATAAGCCTCGTTCATATCTCCCTCACCAAACACCGCCACTTGAGGGGACTTTGCAACACCGCCGTTGGCGTACTTCTTCAAAGGCAAAGAGCCGAATTCAGTCATGATCCCACCATTAGCAAAGTTGCTGGTAGGAACTTGAAAGCCGCCGTATGACGAGGCATCTCCTACAGGTGAAGGTGACTCGCTACCTCCGAACATACCTGTTATGCCAAATACGGCCTTCTGAACCGACTGAGCGATCAACATTTTGGTGATGTACTTGCCAATATCTTTAACCATATTGTCGATAACATCGCTAAAGCTAGCCTCGGCATCCCACATAGACTCAACGAAGCCGTCCATAATCCCGTCAAATGAAGTCGCCAACTGATTGTCGATCTGAAATGACATCTCTGTGATTTTGTCACTTAGGTCATACCATCCATCAGTTCTTGGGTTCAATCTTTTAGCCTTTTCCTCTGCCGCATCTAGGCTGTGGTTGATTGATTCAATTGCTTGCTTTGTTAACCGCCATTCCTCGGTATTTTTCTCCAAGCTGACTAGCTGCTGCTGCAATTCCCCCTTAACCTCAAGAAGATTTCTTCGAGTCTCTTTCGTCTCTCTATTGTACTTCTCAATGCTGTTCTCAAAGGTGCGCTCAATATCTCTTCTGTACTCGCTCTGCTGCAAGATAATGTTATTCAAATCAATCTGCTCAGCCATCAGTTCGAGCGTCTTTAATGCGCTCTTTTGACTATCAGACAGACTCATATTTGTAACTTCTTCCAGTTGCTTGCGCATTTGAGCAATGGCTTGAGCATTCTGCTCGCTAGCAGATTTCCAGCGCATAAACTGATTAAGAGACTTACCTTGAGAAGTACCCAGCTTCTTGGCCATAGAAAGAGTCATGTCGTCTAGGTTCTTGTTTACCTGCGCAATCTCTTTCTTCAGACGCTTCTGTTCGGCAATGGCCTCTTTTTCATCGTTATAAGCTTGAATAGCTCGATCGGCGGCGTCCGCCGCAAGTCTCGCGGCAGCAAAGTCAATTGTGGCGTTTTGATATTTACCAGCGGCAATGTCCTCCTCAAGCTGTAATCTCTTCTCTCCGTACTTCACCTCTCCTTTTAATCTAGAAAGACGATGAGAATAAAGAGCCTCTGTCTTTTCCAATTTGGAAATCAGCTTCTCCTCGACGGACATTTGCTGCTGACTCATAGAGAGTGTGCCGACTGTGCCTACTTCGATATTCTTTCGATACTTCTCTACCAACTTGATCAGGCCGTTTAGCTGCCCTTTGTAGATCTCCATCTGCTCGGCATCTTTGTCGCTCAGAATCCCGCCCTTAGACTTAGATTCAAGAGCGCTCATAAGCTCTCTGATGTGCTCGGATTCTTTGTTTGCCACTTCCTCAAGCGACTCTACGGCCTCCTCGCGCAACTCTTGCAGCGCAGGTTTAAAGGCGTTAGTGAACGCCTCGCCTTTTAACCCCTTACCCTCTAGAGTTTCACGCAACTCTTTCTCTTGGCGTTCATACTCTCTGGTGATGTCCTGCATCTGCCCGTAAATGAGTCTACTTGCTTGGCTTTCGCCAATATCCAGTGCTGCAGCCAATAGTCTCTCGCGAGCTGACTTGACAGACTCAATCAGAAGCTTTCTCTCTTCCTCAAGTCGTCGAATTTGCGAGTCGATCATCGACGTTGCTGCGCCAGAGTTAGCGCTTTCAGCCCATTGCGCGTTGCCGCTATTCTTGACAAACTCGATCTGCTCACGTCTTTGTTTTTGAAGATCTGCGAGCTTTTTATCCACTCTCTCCAGATGAGCTCTTGCGTTCTCTATTTCTTCCGCAGTCGTATCTAGGCCATTGTTTCTAACAATATTTTCGGCGGCTCTACTTTGCTTTCCAATGAGTTCATCATAAAGATAAATTAGGCTAGTGATTCCAACCGTCGCAACGGTCGCCCAACCACCTATTGCACTGAACATATTCTTGGCCGTCGCTATAATACGAGAACTTGAGCTAATGTAGGCCTTTTGAGCACTTCTTATCTTTTCGATGGCGGCATTATGAGTGGCATTAATGTGTTGCTCGTACTTTCTATAGTTATCCGCAAGTCTCTCACTGATTGCCCCGCCTGACTGTGCATAATACCTCTCCGAGAGCGCTCTCTGATTGGCGGCAATAGCCTCAGTGTGACGCTCAATCAACGCATTCGTTCTGCGCATATATCGGTCAACATTGCCACTATATTTTTTGCCAGCTTTATCAGCCTGCTCCCAAACGGAGGTCAGAGTGTTTCCTACTCTGTTTACCGCTTTTAGAGCTAAGATAGATGTGACTATTGCGCCTATCTCTTTAGCGTTTTGCGCAATGGCTACACTCATATCGAACAGGGTTCGAGTAATGTAAGCTAAGCTTTCGCCTATATCTCGGGCGGCAGAGGCTGCCTCACCGCTGCTCAGCATGTCATCAAGTTCGTTGCCGATCTCTTTTATCGTGTCATTGAAGTCGGAGTCCCCAACCTCTTTTGCAAGCATGATTAGGTCGTTTCCGATTCGGTTTTTAAGCCCTTCTAGAGTGTTAGCCATTGCCTCTGCTGCACCCATCGATGAGAAAGCCATCTCTTTAAACAGTTCGTCCAGAGCTGACTTTGACTCCATTGCGCCAGTCGAAATGAGCTTAACCATCTCACCCATTCGCATACCTGATGCATCGGCCATTAACTGCATTGCTGTTGGAATAGCTTCGCCCAATTGTTGACGTAATTCCTCCATCGAAATTACGCCCTTACCCGACATTTGTTGAATAGCGATGGATGCTCGCTTAAGACCTTCAGAGTTAGCGCCTGATTTTGACGACGCGTTTATCAAAGCATCTAGAGCTTCGGCTGAGTCCTGAATTCCAGACGCTTCTATCTTCGCAAAACTGTCAGCAATAGCTTGAACTGAAAATGGTGAGGACGAGGACATTTCAACGAGATCATTGACCGTACTCGCGGCTCTTTCCATCGCATCGGCGTAACTGACCGCAGAGTCGTCCATACCAGCGATCAGCACTTGCGAGCGTTCGAGTTGCGCATTTTGAGCTAAGATTGCGCGAGGAAGACCAGTGAAAAGAAGAGATAAGTTCTCAACGGCGCTTCTTGCCAGCCCCAGAACAATTGCCGCGTCACGAGTTTTGTGAAGCCAAGTCTCTGTACGACTCTCTACCGATTTTACAGAGTCTCCATATTTATCTAGAGACTTGGCCGACTTGCTCACACGACCAATAAATGCGTCGGCCCCGTTCAATACGAGGCCGACTGAGATATTTCCTGCATTATTACTCATTCAGTCTCCTAAGCCATTAGCGCTTTCAGTTTGTCAATTGCCCCTTTTTCTGCGTAAACCAACTGCTTACGCTCGATTTGGAACACTTCACCCTGCTCGACAACCAATGCCTTTCGGACTTCCTGAATTTTATCTCCGCTCATTACGGAGCTGATAACGGCTAGACCTCTCAAATCAGTCTCAGCGCGTATTCGAGGGATTTGCTTTTCCATAGCAAAGAACAGCCTCGCAGACATGTTGAGCGTCTCCTCCGGACTGCTGCTATAGAAATGACAAAATCGAGAAAATAAGAATAGAAAATCAACCGACTCTATCCTTGACTCGACAGTGCCTACTTTCCCTCTTCTTCCTCTTCAACTGCCTGCTCCAGAGCCTCATCAGACTCCGAAGCGAACTTGATCAGAGCTTGCAATTGCGTAACGTTGAGATTTCGAATCTCTTTTTCTGGCGCGTCCGGCAGTACAGCTTTTGCTGACGCAACTAAAGCTTCAAACATGGCTTCTGAGTCGTCTGCGTTAAGCTTTTTGCGTGCTCGAACGGACTCAATGAGCTGCTGAACCGTCTGCTCTCGAATTTGATATTCGACACCGTTCAAAACTACTGGACGAGAATTACCGGCTAGTTCATCAAGATTAAGAAGTTTCATTGGTTGTCTCCTTGAAAAATGCCCCTATCAAGATAGGAGCATAATACCAGTTACAAACACTTTAAGTAAGTACATACTTAAATATTAAGCCGACGCTGTCTTGTCACCAAAGTGCATAATCACGCCAGTTGATGGATCAGGGTAGCCTTTGAACTGAGAGTTAAACACTCGCTCCTGATCTAATTGATAAGCGAAGTTCATAGCGCCCGCAGTCGCCGCTTTAGGTATAACCACGTCCTCTGATACATCGCTATCAGGCAAGGCAATCGGATGGAGTACCAGCTCCTGCGCGACGTCCAGAAGACTCTCGCCAACACCTGTCTTCACTTCAACTCGCTTCTTGCTTGAATCAGTTGAATCGGTAATCAAGGTTGCGCCCGGCATCACTTTGACTAAGTTTTCCAATGTTGTTTCTGCCAAAGGTGCGGTGACTGTTACATTTCGACCAGTAATAATTTCGTTTACAGTTGTTTCGCCGAACTGATCGACCTTGGTTTCGTGCGTAGTAGTTTCAACAGAAAGCTCAACACCGCCTAGCGTCAAACCTAAGTCCTCACCGGCGAAGGTGATTTTACAAGTACCCAGCTTGATGTTTTTGGTATCACCCATTTTCATTCTCCAACAGTGAAAGATATTTCAAAAGCGAGTAGCCACTCTACATAGCCACCCTCGTTTCGGCCAAAGCTGTGAGGCAGCATCTCAGGCTTTGCGACCAATACATGATACTCACCAAACGTTTTTCCCTGACCCCTGATGAGTTTGAAGATCTTATTGCTTAGGCTCTCTCCCTCGACAGAGCTTTTAAATCTCACCGTAATGTTAAAAGACCCTCTGTAATAGTCATCAGCATTTGTGTGTTGCATGAACCCTTCCGGATCTTCGAAAAGAAGAACTCCCGGCGTGTCATCGGACATTTGATTGACAAAAATTGTCTCACCTTGAACACCTATACCTTCAGATTCAAGGTAACTTGCTATTCTTGCTAGAATGCTCACTTCAACTCCTTAGCGACTGCCTCTCTCAACTTCTCAAGAATTGGAAGTCGGTACTGATTTATCGCTCTGGTGAGAAAAAGACGCCCAACGTAATTTCCCGATCGATTCGGGTATTTACTCAGTCTTTTCTGACCTCTTGGCGGCGTTCTGTTAGCTTTGGCTCTGGAATTGATCTCTTTGCCAAATTTGTCCCGCCCTCTGATCTTGTAGGAAGTGTCATCGTGCATGTATTTGGCATATCTAGTAACAGGGACCGCTCTTCCCTTTAAGATGCGCATCGCGCTTGGCTTTATTTGAACGGTAAACGTAAGTCGTCGATTGATACCGTTTTTTCTCTCTATCACTTCCCAGTTTTTCAGGTCGCCAAGAGCTCCGGTTTCCTCAGGTGCAAACCATGCAGCGCGTCGTCTTACCTTGTCCGCATAGTCTCGCATTACAGCAACACAGGCTCGGCTACTTCTCTGAGCAAGGTTCATCATTTTTACCTGAACCTTGTCGATCTGCCTCTCTATGCCAAATTCTGACGAGTTACGCCGAGCCACAGTCTACTTCCCAGTGATGAAGTCTTCCGACTATATCCATTCTTTCTTGAACACGAACAATGGACATCGGCTCTCCGTTATCCAAAGTTATCTTGTCGCCCTTTTTGGGCTTGCAAAACTTGTCCATAATGATTCTAAATTCAGCAACCCTTTCGTCAGCTCGACCTCGTGATGCAGAGCTATCCGCTCGAACCGCGCTGTCCTTCAGGTTATCTCTGAGATGTATCGGGGCCCAGCCAAACTTAATAGGCTCAAGGCTATACTCTCTGTCGCCGTATACATTCTTTTTAAGAGCTGGATACAGTCGTCCAGTCTTTCTCAAAGGAATGAACATTACCCCTCCCGTACCAGTCGAACCGATGCCAAACTTTGAGGATGAAGCTCACCTTCAGGGGCCTCACCTAGCGAAAATCTGATGCCGTTTCTAGCATGACCTGGTTGAACCAATTCAAACTCTTTAAACCCAAGTTTCGCCGCTTGCAACATGTACTCGGTGTGACGAAGTTGGTTTAAAAAAGCAGCCAACTTAATATATACCGCCCAGTTAGGTCTTATCTTTCTTCCAGCTCTGTCTATTGAGTAAACCTGTAGAATTTCACCTCTATTCCTTTCACGAACTCGAATTCTTGCAGAGGCCGGCGACAGTCCGGACGAAACCAACATTGAGTGTTGACTCATGAGTTTTTTGGCTAGAATGACGCCATTCAGAGTAGCATTGAGAAAATCCTGTCTAATTGAGGCCTCGATGTCTGACAGATCAACATTTACTTTCTCAACTTCGCCAGATGCAAGATTCGCATCTGTAAGCGCTCTCAAGCGCTCCTCATACGCAATGTGATGAGATACAGACTTGAGCTTCAAAATCGTGTCTGAGAAGCCCTGATTTGCGATTTCAGTAGCTGTTTTCTTGAACTTGCGCAACTCTTTTGCAGTCATTGCGTTTGAGCTGTCGAGATACGAGTGAAGCGCCCCGTTAAGGGCGCTTAAACAGGTCTCATAAATTTTGGTAACGCTCAAAGCGGAGTCGACATGACTAAACACGAGTCAATCTCCTGTCGTACTGAACATATCGACCAATATATTTAAGGGCGTGCTTAGAAACTGACAGCTCAAGAGGCTTACTGGTTCGGAAGAACTGCTTGACCTCCCCTACCGAGTAGGACAGTACGCCCTTCGATCGCAGGTCCTCTGTCCCATCTCCTCCCAATATATATTCAGCCTCTACCATTTGAGCGAACTCAAGATTCTGCTTAACGGACTTATCAAGAACATCATAAAGTTCTGGGGTTATCTGTAATGTCGTCCAGAAACTATCCCCACTATCCGTAAGCATTGGGCTGCCCTCGTTGTCTATCAGTGCGCCCTTAGCGAACTCGATATTGCCGATATTTCGATAGGCTGCAATCAGAGCGGCCTTTCTCTCCTGCTCTGTTGCCGTATTGAAAGCAACAAAGTGAGGAAATTCAGGCATGAGTCGTAAAGCTTCGAGATAAGTGACGAACGAGTTCTCCGCCGGAGTTACCGTTTGTTCGTTTTCGAGAGTGAAATACTCTCGGATAGACACTTCACTTTCTTGCGCAACCAAGGTGACCTTGAGCAGACGTACCTCAGTATTTTGACCGTTGCTAATGGTGCAAATCTCGCTGCCAAGCTCAATAACCACTTGAGTATCGTCAACCGCAGGGGTAATCTCTCCTGCTGCGATCGAGGACTCTTTTTCATCAAGAACCTCCCACAATACTTTTGCAACAGAAATTGACTCCCCTTGTTCATCGAGAAAAGGTATAGCGAAGTCAATAGCTTTCTTACTTAGGTACTTACGCATCTATTAGCCCTGATTTTTCAGAATTCGATCGATAAGCTCAGGGATTGATTTGCCCTTTACTCCAATTGCATCACCAATTTCACGAAGGCCTCTTAGCCCGCTCTCATCTGCCACCTTTTCAAGCTGCTCGCGAGTGTACTTAGTCGCGATATTATCCGCCTTATGCTCGGGCTTATGATCGGGCTCTTTCTTTTGCTCAGGCTCATGACGAATAAACGGTTCTGTCTCTTGGTTTACTCGTCGACTGGCGATGAATGATTTTCGCACCTCTTCAAGTGCCGAATCGGGCATTGGGATCTTGCCCGGAATCACCTCAAAGACATCTTCGCCATTGTCATCGATGGCCACGCAATGAAGACCGATTCCCGGCAGCATTTCGGCCTCATTTCGGTTGAGCTTACGAACAGAAACGCCATCCTTAAACTCGAACATACCCATTGTTCCGGTCATGCCTTCGTTCTTTCCGGTTAGACGAACGAAAAAATCGATAAAACTAAACATTGATATTCCTCTTCGTAAACTTTAAAGGGAGGGCTAGCCCTCCCTAGTTGACAAGACTTAGCCGATCTTGACGTCTTTGATCTTCGCCAATGAAAGCGTTGATTTAAGAGCGAGACCGGTATACATCTTGATTCGTGTACGAGTAGCGTCTTTGTTCTGAACCGTACCGATATCTTCGATATCGAAACCAGCTGCATGCTGCTTAGCAAACAGACCGTGAACGCCATTAGCTTCATCTAGGTGAATCGCAAAGATGTCAGATTTGTAATCTTCGCTAGCGTCAATTTGGGTTTTCTTGATGTACTCGTTCACGATAATTGGGCAGCCATCGTGAGCCAGAACAGGTCGGCCAAAGTTCTCAAGCTGAATCATGCCGCCAGTGTTGCCACCGAATGTACGCATGATCTGCTTGTACTTACGATAGTGCTCTGGACGCATCATGATCACATCAGCCCCAGTCTTAACCGCAGCCGTAAGTTCATCCAGCATTCCCAAATCCATAGCAAGATTGCCGGCATCTAAGACCTGATCTGCATGAACAAGCGCCTGTAGACCATCGAACTGCTTATTGGCCTGCTGACCATTAATTAGCGCATCTTTGTACTGATTGCGCATACCTTTGACCTTAGACTGGATCTGAATGGCTTTTTGGCTGTTCACGTCCGACATGGTGCCATCGATGAACTTATCCACGTCAACGTCGCCGATCAGAATGCGCAGGCGAGTTGACACTTCATCGAACTCTGACGCGCTTTCGTTCACGTTCTCGTTCGGATTCAGCCAGTCACCAGTTGCTAGAGTCTTTTCGCGGTTGTAATCGTAAGATTTACCAGAAGTACCAACGAACGATAGAAGGGCAAACAGCTCCTCTTGATCGATGAACTCCTCGATAACGCCGCGAATCATATCTTCTTGTGAAAGCTTTTCAGCTTCGGCTTTTAACAGTGGCATATTTACTCCTGAGTTAGCTACCGTGAGTAAGCGCAAGTTAAAACTAAGCGCTTACTTAAGATTACTGCCCAAAAGAAGATAGCTTGATTAACCAGACTTATTTAAAGCATGAGCGATACGATTTACGCCCGTGCCGATATCTCGGCCGCCATCACTCTTACCGTTACCCGGTGTCGTGCTTGAACCTGAACCCGTTACTTTGTTTCGCAACATGGATTCGATATCGCCTTGCTTCTCAAGAATGGTCTTCAAAGCTTCATCAAATGAAACAGCTTTACCTTGTGAGTCAACGATTGGTGCTCGACCTTCAGCGCCTTTTGGCTTGTCGTAACCAATTACCTCACCATTTTCATTTGGCTCAAAGTGGTCACCATACAGGGCACGCACACGAGCCGGTGTCATCGCGGAGATCAAGTCTTCGCGAATAAATTGAGAGTTTCCGAATGCAGCGCCAACCGTAAGCTCTTCGATTTGACCAAGCAGTGTCTTGTTGGTCTCCTCAAGATCTGACGTCTTTTTGTTAGCCGCTTCCAATTCAGTTGTGTGCTGGTTTCGCATCTGCTCCAAGATGCTTTCGTGCTCTTGAGCTTTTTGCTCAAGAAGCTTTTCGAATTCGCCGTCTTTACGCAGTTGCTCCTCTTCGGCCTTTTTACGGGCCTGCTCCGCCTCTGCACGCTCCTGAAGCATTGTCTGATAAAGCTCAAGATCAACGCCTTCGAACTTGCTCAACGAGTCCTCTAGATCTTGGATCTTGCTTTTGCGCTTCATCGACTCTTTTAACAACTTGGCGTTTTCTGCCTTTAATGCTTCTGGATCGAAATCAGATTCGCCAGCACTCTGCTCCTTTTTAGGCTGCTGAGTTTGCTCCTGACCGCCTTCACTAGGCGCGCCAGAGCCTGAACCTCCCTCAGTGCCATCTGAAGCTGGAGTCATGTACTTAAAGAATTGATTACGGAATTTCATTATTTTGCCTCTCTCTTGGCTTATTCTTGGTCAGTATCTCGACCGTTCTCTTTGTCCTCAGATTCAGCCTGTTCGATTTTCGCATTCGAAACAGATTCTTCAGACGCCTTGTTGATGCCGAATGTCTTACCGATCTGATCGGTAAGGTCGTCGGTCATCTGTTCAATCGAATCAGTAAGCTCTTTTCTGTCTTTATCTGAGATAAATGGGTATAGCTTGTCTAACACCTGCTTAAGCTGATAACGCTTAATCTCGATAGGCGTAGTAAGAGCTTCTAATCTCGATGAAATATCTAACTCGTCATGCAAGCCGCGTGTATCAAAGTCCGTAGGCCAAGCAATTAGCGTCTTTCGACCACTCTCGTTTTTTGGCGGCTCATAGTCTTTGACTCCGTGATACCGCATGACCAAATCGACCAGGTTATACTCGACCTGTTCTAATCCTTTAGATTTGTTAACTAGAAGGGAGTTGACTCGCTCAAAGTCATAGGCTTTTGCTACGCCTGATGAGTTATCAATACCCTGAGCATTGTCCTGCTTAGTTCGCTCGCCATTCACACCAACGACTACGTATATTTCGTTAATGATCTGTCGGATTGAGGTGATAATCAGCTCGGCTTGCTTTGGGTCAGGCGATAAAAAGAATGGCTGACCGCCCTCACCATCAAAGGTGAAGATTCGCTTGGTGCCCGCCTCGATAACCTTTCTATGGCCGTCCTCACCGGGCATTAACCCCTGAGCTGGAATTGCTAACTGACTAAATGTCTGATCTTGAATTATTGCGTCCAAGTTAGAAAGATAGTTGGCGCAAGTTCGATCCAAGTAGGCGACATCTCCAATCATGGACGGAGAGTGATATAGCTCCTCAGACTCCATATGATCTACAGGAAACACTGGAACCACTCCAAGGCCGTGCTCTCCCTCTTCCACAAAAGCAAAGCGAATCTTCTCGTTTTTCTTGCGTTCAGGGTTATCTTCCTTGAATAAATGCCAAGTGTTACGCGTCCACAGTCGATAGCGATAAAACTGTCTGTTACTTGAGTTACTTAAAGGATTTTCATCATCTCTAAACACTTCCCGAATCAGAATCCAGTTCAGGTTCTCATCTTCATCGAATGACATATCCAGAACATTTTGAGGGATCACGGAGTATGCGTAGATTTGAGGTTTAGCCTCGGCTTTACTTTCTCCAGAGCCACGGTTGATAGCGTCGACAACCACCCACACTCGTCCAAGAATTGAGCTTTGCTTTGACAAAAATCGCATGAATGACTCAATATTCTTGCCCCCTCTCGTGGCACAGTCCCAGAAGTCAACAATCTCCGTCGGGGCGTCTTTTTCGTTTCTGCGAATCTTCCCTTTGAAAACATACTTATTAACCAAGTCAACAACTTCTCGTGAATGGTTAAACCGGTAAGCTCTCTTAACTCGATCCTTGAACTCTTTGTCGCCCTCTTTGAGATATTTGAAGATGTGCTTGTCAAACCAAGCTCGGCCGCCTGTATAGGTTTCAAGCAGAAACTCCCAATGATCCACCATTAGATCATAGGTAGGATGTCTTCGACCTAGAAGAAGGCCGATCTGCTCTGCTGTGGCCGTTTTATAACTCAAGAATTCACTCCCAATATTTTTTATGAGCATATAATAGTAAGTACTTACTTAAGATGCAACCTAAATAGAGTAACCTGCAATAGAGATCTTTCTAATTGGAAACTCTCTTTCTATGTAGTAGCCAAGAGCGTCGGTTACGTGCTCAACACTCATCTTCTTGTTAATATCCCTAGAACCCTCTTTGTACATGGTCTGCTCAAATGATCGAATTACATGTTTGCAATGTGCGGCCACCTCGATGCCTATTGTTCCGTCTGCGGCCTGTAGCTTCCTGTTAACCGCATTTACACGATCATCAATTGCCGGATGCTTCCTGCGATACTTTATTCTCTTGAATCCGTGTTCCCTAAGAACATCAAGCGATGTCTCACCACGAGCATGCTGACGAGCTTTACCAGCGGGGTCAGGATAAATTGTCGTTTGTTCTAAATGTCTCCAATATCGCCGAGCTAGTTCTTCGGCTGCATCATCTACGTTTGAGTTAAACTGCACAATTTCATCAACGATCCAAATTTTGCCGTCCTCTTGCTCCTGCATGACAACCATACTCATTGGGTCGATGTTAAAGTCCATACCAACGCAAATAGGTAACTTAGGATTGAACTTCACATAATCTCTTACGTGAGTCGAACGATCGAAAGGATAATAAACTCGACCTGATACGTTTAAGAATGAAGCCTCAAACTCTTGTTGAAAAGTTCGTGGGTCCATGTCTCGACGCGCCTGCTCAATCTCGTGTTTAGGGATAAATGGGGAGACGATCGTCGGGAATTGCCAAGACATCCATTGAGGCTTGTTAGGGTCTTGCCCCGCTATATAGGCATCGTACAAAAGGTTGTAACTTTTCGGAGTGCCTATGAACAGAGCGTGCCCTCCCGTTGTTGCCAAGGTTGGTCGAATACACTCCTCCCAAACCTCCTTACGCATGTCCTGGTATTCGTCTAGAACCACATAATCCAAGCCAACACCTCGAAGGCTGTCCGGGTTGTCCGCGCCTTTACACGAAATCTCCGTTCCGTTGCGCAGCTCAAGTGTCAACTCTGTTTCGTTTGGTTTTTTAGCAAGCCAACTCTTTGGTATGTTGTTTTTAAGCTCGCGCCACATGATCTGCTTTGCCATTCTAAATGACGGCGCGATATACCAAATTCTTCTGTTTTTCCCCTTAGATGCCTCAGTGATCATTCGAACGAGACATAAGTGACTTTTACCGAAACGTCGGCCCGCAACCACACACTTAAATCGAGCAGGGTGTCGAGCAATCTGAGCTTGTGCAGGGTGGAGCCTTAATGGTACTACCTTGCTCATTCGTCCTCGAATTCCTCTTCATCGCTGACGCCTTCAGACTCATCAGTGAGGACAATGCCCATGTCTTCGGCTTGTTTTGCTTGACCGTCTCGGATTTCTGCAATCTCATCCTCAAGCATTTCCCTAACTTCAAGTGTTGGCAGATCGTCATCACCCGGCTCATCTGTAACGCCAAGAATGTCATATTCGTTACCTCTGGTGATTCTCAGAGTTTCCGCGGCCAACTTAAGCGTTTTGATGTTGGCGTGAGCTGTAGATATCGGTCGACCATCTTTTTCTGCCTCGATGATCTCGCGAGTGATCTTTTTGTCGATGGTTGTGTTCAGCGTGTAATGACGCTCCTTGACTTCTTGGATGCGCTGCGTTGTCACATCTATTTCAGCCTCGGCCGCTTCTTCTAAACGCTTCTCAACCTTTTCTTTGATGCGTTTTGCCGCTGCACCCTTCTCGATGCCTTTGGACTTCATGTGACGCTGCACAGTGATTTTGTGAACGCCAAACTGCTCAGCGATCTGCTCCAATGAGTAGTCCCCAGACTCATACATCGCTTCGGCTTTAATCCAGTCCTTGGCAGACATTCTTTTCTTCTCGGACATAAAACCCCTTTTTGAAAAAAAGGGCGGGATCGGATAGGGCTCCCGCCGATGAACTAAGCCTCAACGTAAGTGAAGCCATGGAACGGATTCATGATACATGAACATTTTAGATTAAGTAAGTACTTACTTAGTTCGCGGAATCTTTAATTACCCGCAGGGGATGAGCTCCATCATCATCACTTTTAAAAAAAAGGTGTTTTATTTCCGAGCAGCTACAATTCTCTCTGAGTTCGGAATGAAATTTTAATAGGAGAAACGAGCCGAAGGCTCGTTTCAGAAGCGAGCGAAGCGAGCGCATTCCGAGCGAAGCGAGGAACAAAGGATAATCACTACATTTCCGCGCATAATCAGTACCTTACCGCTCATCATCACTTTTTTCGCTTTCTACTATATATAGAACTTCTTAGATTATTATTTTAAATATTCTAAGTATTACTTTTTGCAAAAATCGTGCCAAAGTGATGACGGTTCGGACTTATCGGTGAACTTTTAGAGCCTGATAACCTAACTCCGTTCCTCGATATATCACCCGAGATTTACCTCTGCGTTTTTCCATTCCGAATTTCTCAATCACTCCATGCTCAACCATTCTACGCAGAGTGAATTGAATGGCCGGCTTTGTCACTTCGTAATCCACTCGCTCAATAATCTGATCTAAATCGACGAGCGAGCCATCTGTGTTTCGTTTAAGGACTACCTCCAGAATCATTATCATTCGATACGTTAAATCCATCGCTAAAGCTCCAATGGTTTGTTCGTTGCCTGATTATCAAATGCCAACAGCGGGATTGAGTCAGGCAGTTTTCGTTTGTGATCAGGGTTGCTATACAACGCGTAAACCGTGTAACCAAATACAAGTTGATTAAGTTCTCTCATCAGCTCACGCATTGGCATGTCTTCCAAAACGTCCTGAAGAGTTCGGCCAAGATTGGAGCCGGTTTTCTCTTTCGAACTGTGTTTGTAGTAAAACTCGGCACAAGACTTGCGAATCATCTTCTGAACGGCTGCAGGTTGCTTTGAGTACTCATCTAAGAGCGCCATTTGGTCTGCGGGGTGCGATTCAAACTGTGAGCGCAAAAACTTCAAACCAGACTCATACGCGGAAGCTCTGCGAAGTGGCGCTCGTTTAAATCCAGCCTTCTTATCGAATGGGTTGTATTTCGCCATCGATGAGACAATTTCGAGATATCGCATTCCAGACATTCGGCAGACCAGATTCATAAACCGATAGCTAACACCTGTGCCTCGATACATTGTACTTGTCACAATTCGACCGACGCGTCGCATGTTGTCGTTTAACCATCGAGGTCTGTGCTTATTGGTTAGAGTTGTATCTCCGCCCGGCTTCAATTGCGGCAAAACGTCATGACGAGGCGCCAGAAGCAAGGCGACAGTACTAAGTACGCAAACAGCAACCAATTCATTATTAGACTCTCGGCGACACCGGTAGAAGTGCGGTGCAGGAGGTAGAGACTCAGCCTTGTAGTGTAAGTGGTGAAGCCGCTCCCAATCTTCTTTGGTTCCGCGCTCTACCACCATATCTTCTAACAAAGAGAAAATTGGCTGACCGCTGTCTTCAATTCGCTCAATTTTAATCATTCGTCATCTCCTACAGGTTTAGAGGCTCCATAGAAGAACGCAACGATTGCGCCAAGAACAGTACCAAGCAGAAATCCAAGAATGGTATCAGCGTATCGTTGAGAGCCGTCTGGGATTGGGAAGAAGGTAATAGCGGCAAAATACAAAAACGACGCGATAGACATGAACCATGCGTAGTTATAAATAAACTCTTTCGCCTTTTTTGATTTGGCGCTTTTAACTATCTCTACTTGCATGTTTCGTGCATTCTGCTTGTCAGCCAGAAACATTTGATCAAAGTCGTTACGCCTACTCTCCATTGCCAGAATGAATTCCTTCTGAGCTTTAGGGTCAGCATGGATCTGAGCTGCTGCTCTGGCGGGGTCAGAGACTCCTGTCACCTTTTGAGCGACCTCTGCGATGGCTTCGGCGGCTTGCTCCGCTTTGTCTCCTCCAATCCATTTCGCGATAGCAGGAACAATCGAGCTCAACGCTGCTATTGTTGTCAGTATGGCCATGATTCCTCCCTATTTTCTAAAAGACGCTCTGTAACGCTCTGTAACGCTCTTTGCTTCTTCAGATGAGCTATCTATCATCTCATCTTGATTTTCGCTCTTGTCGAGCTTCTGAGAGCTAATTTGAGAGCTTTTTCGATTGTCTTTTTGCTCATCTCTAATTTTTTGCAAAATCTGAGTCGCGATATGCCCTTGCAGATACGCAATTGGCTCTTGCTCTCGAATGTTTACATTGCCACCTATGCCGCAAAGGATGTTGATAGCCGCATGTAACGATTCATGCCAAACGACCATCTCTATCTTGTCCGGGCTAATATCAGTATTGATAAACACCAACTCGAACTTGCCTCGACCACCCGTCATCCCTATACAAAAACCGCCGCAATCCTCAATACCTCTACAAGTGTCAATCCACTCCGTAGGGTCCGAGAACATATCCTGGCACTCTGAACGAAATGACTTTGGATCTCCGATGAAGGCAACGACGTGTCGGTCGTAGATGTCTACCGGAACTTCGACGAAAAAGTTTTTATTTTTCAATTTCTTCATCAGTACTCCTCAAGCATCTCTCTTTCCGTTTTGGAAATGCGAATTTGATCCGCATACCTCTTGTCGATCATCAGAGTCGGACTTAAGTCCCAAAAAAGATCTTTGTGAGTGGTCGCAACTGCCAACGTGACGTTATTGGCGCGACAAAGCTTGCGAATTGCAAAAGCAACGACCTTAGCGGTAGTTCTGTCTAGAACAGCGCCAAATTCATCAGCAATAAGCACCTGAGCGCCCTTCGCGATTAGTTTTGCGATTTTGAATCGATACTTTTGCCCGTCGGAAAGTTCAGAAGGTTTTCGAATGAAAAGATAGGCATCGTTGAGTCCAGCCTGAGAAAGCAATTTACAAGCCTCCTCTGTATTTTTTCCTATCTGGTCGATGAGCGGCTTGTCTTCTAGAGTGACTTCATCGAGAACTCCAACGTTTAATTTGTATTTGTCTCGATACTGTCTAGCCAATTCTCGAAGCAATACCGACTTGCCTGATCCCGATTGGCCGGTTATGTAGATGCAATCACCCTGCTTAGTCTGAAATTTCAGGTTGTCGTATACGACAAACTCTTTTTCATCCAGCCCAAGGCCAAATGCCTCACTGACATCCAAAACGCGTTTGCTTCGATCAACTGATGTGCTGAAACGAACATCTACAATGTGATCAAAAGTATTAGTCATCGCTCCCTCCATTTGCGATCGCTTGTAAACCTTGCAAGAGGTACATTTCGTGACGAATTAAGGTGTTAAATGCATCGTGGTAGGCCAGCTCTCGACGCTCATCTTCATCACCGTAAATTGCGTTGTCATAGCCTGTAACCTTTCGACCATCCTTAAGAGTTAAAACGCACAGAGTAAGAGGGTCCGCTTCTACAAAATCCGTTTCTTTAATCAAACTTTCTACATAAAGTGGATTAAGATCTTCTGGCACTTCAAAAACGGACAACTCAAACTGCTCGGCGGTCATGACTGAAGTTGGTGCGCCGTTTTCGTGGATAAGGTAATCGCCTACATCAACTTGAGCTTTTAGCTCCTTACAATTAACTACGGAACCGTCCTCAAGCTGAAAATAGCCCTGACTCGCACCAACTCTAATGATCTTCCTAGCATCAACAGGTAGATTTTTGGTTAAATATTTAGCCATGCATCATGACCTCATCAATGTGCTCCATTAGTGCCCGTTTAGAGTCATCGCTCTCAGAGCGATCTTCAATCAAGGCCATGAATCGCTTGATTTTTCTAGCTTCCGAGTCGGTCAGTAACTTGAAACCAATAACCTTATCAATCGGATTTGATGCTTTATCGATGACCTCAGTTTCAACTTCTTCGTCAACGACAGAATGTCCCGATTCTTCAATAGGCGCGTCGAACTCCTCCAGATCATCAAGGAAATCATCACCTAGCTCTCCTAGATCTGCCGTAAGGAATGCAAGCTCCTTATCGTCAAAGCCAAGAATGCTCAAATCATCATCCAGCTCTTTTTCAAGCCATCTCAATTCCTCGTGAAGAACGTTAGTATCGATCTCACCCTCGGCTACCTTGTTGTCCGCGATACGGAGTGCAGCAGCCTCTGCTTTGGTCAGATCGTAACGAACGATCACCGGTACTGTTTTCCATCCGAGCTTTTTAAGAGCAAGGTGTCTACCGTGTCCTGTTATGATTGAGCCGTCAGGTTCAACATGCGGAGGGTTAACAAGGCCATGCTTAAGAATTGATCGAGCTATTTTTTCAACTTGCTCGTCGGTATGAACTTTGGCGTTTTTTTCGTAGTGCTTGAGTCGCTCTACACTCCATTCCTCAGCGGCTTTCGTCTTGCTCATCGCTCACCTCTTCATTCTTCATGATCTCTTGATCGTCAATCCCTTCAATAACTTGCTCTAACGCTTGTTTTGCAGATGACGCGATTTCAATTCTGCGCTCTGCCGCATTTCGCTCCTCGATCAGCTTGTCTATTTTGCTGTTTAGCTTTTTCTTGGATTCAGTAGCTACCTTGATTTCGTTTTCGTAACGCTCAATATCGCACCCAATTTCAGTAATAAGCGCTGACTTTCGACTGTGCTCGTTATGAATGAACGCCATAAAATTTCTCCTATAAGTCGTCTAGTAAATCCAGTTGCTCATCAAGGCTGAGCATTTCATCCACGCTTTTTGCGAGCTCCTCATCTTCGCTGTCCTCGAACTCGCCTATCGTTTTGTCTCGATAATCCCGAACTAGCCACATGAGGGCTTCTCCGGCTCGAACTGTGGCGTCAGAGTCGTCGATACCTTGCTCTTGGATGATTTTTTCAATGGTGTCGCTAACAACGTCTGCATTCTCAACATCCACTTTGAACTTCATGGTTTGATGAGTTTTTAGCTCTTTGACGGGAGCCGGCTTATCATCGTCTTCGTCGACGTAATCCAATTCATCAAGCTCATCAAGAGCATCAAGATCTACTTCAATGTCACTGCTCATTAGCGAGGCGAGATCCTCTTCGGTGTAGGTCATGTATGACGCAAGTTCTTCTGGCGAACCTAAGTCCTCCAATAGCGCAGAAAGCTTGCCAATCTCGTCTTCACCGTATCTGGAGTTATCTAGAAGCAGTGCCTTTTTAGCCTGTTCGTCACTGATAACTCCAAGATTGAGCACCGGAACCGTTTTATGGCCCAGCTCAATAGACAGATCGTTTCGATGCTCGCCGCCCACGATCTCCTTGGTTCCGTCCTCAAGCTCTCGAACCAAGATGGGGCGAATGTGACCGTTCTCCTCCAAGCTCTTGCGCAACTTCATCATCGCCTCTGCACTGAGCTCGTTTGGGTTCCAAGTGTTTTTCTTTAACGACCTAGGGTCTTCATAGGAAAAATGTAAATTCTCGCTCATAGTGTGATATCTTAAGTTAATTAAATTAAGAACTAACTAAGGACTTACTTAGTAATAAGTAAGTACTAACTTATTACTTAGGATAACTCATTGTATAAGGTTTCGGCAAATGACAATTATCAAGATCGCTGCTAATGCTGTTCACGCAAGACTGATCGACGCCCCTCGCGAGGCAAAGTTGATTGTTAGCGACCTACTATCTTATGCGGTTGAGGGTCATGAGTTCATGACAAAGCGAGCTGGGTGGGACGGGCGTTCATCGTTCTTCTCATTCAAGACAAACAGCTTCCCTGCCGGATTTGTGCCTCGCGTTCAATCCGCTCTTAAGAAAAAGGGGTACCGGGTTCAAATCATTAGAAAGCCAAGACCTGAACCTTTAGGGCCAGAATTGCCGACGGTTGACGAGTTTGGTCACGATGATGAGCGTTACAGCTACCAAATGGAAACGGTCAGAAAATTACTAACTTTTGGCTCTGGAATCGCACAGATCTCGACAGGTGGAGGCAAAAGCAGACTGGCGAGATTGGCATACGCCCGCATCAAGCGCAAAACGCTTTTTCTCACCACACGCGGCTCGTTAATGTATCAGTTTCGCGATGCCTGTATTGAGTCTTTCGGACACAAAGAGGTAGGCATTGTTGGAGATAGTGAGTGGGACGCAAATAAACCCCTAGTCTGCGGCATGGTTCAAACGCTTGCGCAGCGTTTGGCAGTGTACACCGCTGATGAACTGATAGAGCAGCACTTGACTCGTCAGCAAGATCGAGAAGAAAAGGAGTTGAATGCGCTCAAAGCTAGACAAGCCAAAAAAAGAGTTAAACCGTCAGAACGTCGAAAGCAGATAGAGGAACTAAAACAAGATCAGCTCGCCAGACGCACGCCTGATGACGAACTTCTTGCTCAGATAGAAAAGAAACTCAAGAAGCAGCGCAGACAGCGCAGAGAAACGATAGAACTGCTCCGAAGCTTTGAGTTTGTTATCGCTGAAGAAGCTCATGAAGCCGGAGGCAACAGCTATTTTGACGTTATGAATGCCTGCGTTAACGCGCACTATCGACTAGCGCTTACCGCAACTCCATTTATGCGCAGTGATGCCGAGTCCAATATGCGCCTGATGGGATGCACAGGCGGAATCATGATCAAGGTGACAGAAAAGCAGCTTATAGATTTAGGCATTCTAGCCACTCCAAAATTCATGATTTTACCAACAGAGCGACCAAAGAATCTCTTTAAAACTAGCAGTTATGACAAGGCTTATAGAGTGGGCATTGTTGAGAACGAATGGCGAAACAAGCGAATAGTTGCGGAGTGTGTTCGTATGTCTCGTTTTGGCCTTACCAGCATGGTTCTTGTACAGCGCGTCAATCACGGAAACGCTATCAAGAGCTACTTGACAAAGTTAGGCATGAAGGTCGCGTTTATATACGGAGACAACGACCAAGATGAGAGAAAAAGAGCGCTCAAAAAGCTGGGAACTGGCGAAATAAACGTCCTGATCGGCACAAACATTCTAGATGTAGGTGTAGACGTGCCGTCCGTTGGCTTTATCGCCCTTGCAGGAGGCGGAAAAGCAGAAGTAGCCAACAGACAGCGAATAGGTCGAGGTCTTCGAGCTAAAAAATCTGGTCCAAACATATGTTTTGTTCTGGATTTCATGGATGAGCATAACACTCATCTACAAAAGCACGCTTTTCAACGTAGAGCCATTATCACGCAGACACCCGGCTTTGCCGAGAACTTGCTGCCGTCTGGAGAGGTTTGGAATCCATCAGAGTATGGATTTGAGAGAATTTAACTCTATGAAATACGCCGTACTGTCATTTACAAACCCAAACGAGAAAATGAAGAAGGTGATAAGAAAAGCCGGTTCAACTCTCGGAGAAAAGTTTACCGTCTCTACCACTCCAGACAGTGAAATGAATATGCTGTTCTATGAAGCAAATAAAGGCGGAAAAGAGCTATATAGCGAACAACCAACCCCAGAAGTAGGGTTTCCTATTTTTGTTAACCCTACATTTGGCAATCTTAGAAAGCTTGCCATGAAAGAAGTAAAGGGCTTTATGAACATGAAGCCTCATCATAGATCTCTCGTGTACTCGACTCTAGCCTGCCTTTACGGTCTAGAGGGGAAAGAGGGCAACAATCCACACCTGACTACGAAATTTGTCATTACCGAAATGAACCCAGAGCACCCTCGCCATGAAGATCACAAATACTGTGCTCTTTTAGCGAAACAGCTTGGGTTCCGAGTCATCAATTTGGCCAATAGCGAAGGTAGAAGAAGCCTCATGTCGATTCTGAGAAAGCTATCGGCCAAATAGCCAGATAACGGAGTTCGAATATGACAGAACCACGCGAAACTAGCTTTTCACATAGAGAGTTACGCTGTAAATGCAGTCGATGTCAGAGAAAATCGCCAAACAGATGCAAGCCCGAATCTTTGGCTCGCCTTCAGCGCGTTCGTGATCGATTTTATGATGAGTTTGGTAAAGGGTTGGTACTGACATCGGCCTATCGATGTTTAAACCACCCTTCAGAGCAAGCAAAAGTCGCAAAGTATGGCCCAAACTACAGAGGCGGCTATCACGTAAAAGGGACCGCATTTGATATAGCGATCGGATGGGGTCGAGAGCGCCAGCGATTAATTCAGATTGCTATGGAGGAGGGATTTACTGGGTTTGGGTACGCGAACTCATTCCTCCATATAGATGACGGTCATCCCGTTCTTACCTCTTGGGGCTACAGCTAATAAAAAAGGCAGAGAAATCTGCCTTTACTCTGTCGCCAAGACGCGTATGACGTTAGGCCAAAGATGATAGTTTTTTCTGTGCGCTTGGGAAAAAGAATCTTTTGATCTGAATGATTTCAGAAAAATGATTAAAATAGTCTTCACTTATCCCTTCATACTTTTGCTGAATGATACCAGCAAGCATGTCAGCAAATTGAATTCCAAAACTAGAGCTACTGTCTAATTGTCTAAACCCCACTGTCGTGACGTTGTTACCGGTTCTAGCCGCGTGCTCATAAGCCAAGTGTTGGATGTAAATATGTAATGGTGCGCCTGTGTTAGGTGCTATCCCCTGTGGATCGGGAATAAGTGTTACGCAGGGGTGTTTTACAATCTCGTCAAAGAGAGACATTCTTATAAGGTAGTTGTAGAGAAGATTTTTATCATTTCTAAGATGATGACTAACACCGCGTTTAGCCACAACTATTGCGTGGCATTGGAGTCCGTCATTCATTCTGACCAACTGAGCTGCCTGCTCTGCAAATTCTAGTCTCTGCTGATCATTCAAATCTATCCACTTCATTTCTTGCTTTGAAGAAAATCCATACTTCTTTTTGGCCTTTTTCATAAAACGGCCAATGTATTTTTGACTTTCTACGTCTGAGGAAATCGTTGCTATTGTAAGATGCTGACTAGACCCACCCTGCCCAAAAGGCTTATCGAGAGTCCAACCAAGATCACCACTTTCATCTAGAAAAAAACAGACTGACACAAATCTTCCCTCAGCTTTACATAGAAGGGAAGTATATCATTATACGAGGAAAAAAGAGAACAAGGAGAACGCCCCCTCCTATACAGGAGGGAGCGCAATGCACGTTAAATATTGGCTAGTGACCCCTAGGACCGGCGAACTTACAGTACGCTTACGATGCTAAAAGCTGTCGCGGCACCCTAGGCCTTACTCACAAGGCAATATTACTATTTGAGTATACGACTTAATGTGACGCAGATCACATTTTAAGGGACGCAGATAGTACTCCTCTTACGAAAAAAGGTCAAGTGCGCTCGGAACACTCATTTATTCTCTTCAATTTACCCTTCTGTATCAGGGGAAAAGAAGTAAAGCTCAGAACAAAGATCATTGAGTAAATCTAACCTGATCGACTCCGCCCTTTTCGAACATGTCCTCAACCAAAGCAAACCCGTTCGCTCTCAATTCAACTTGATTTAATTTATTAGAGTCTATGTCGAATTGTCTCAAAACCTCACCAAGTGACTGAAAGACCAAAGACTCTAACGACTTTTTGGTGACCGGATAAGAAATAACGATTTCATCGTCAATGTGAAGGTCTTGTTTGATATTTTTCACGCTATCAGCAAGACCAGAGATAACAAGATTTCTTGTGATGAACATGACGTTCTCTTTATTTTGCGACCACGCCTTTTTGTGTTTATTGCCAAAAATCATTCTTCTATCCACTAAAATTGCAACTCAACAATCCACAATAATATTATCGCACCTTTGATTCAATCTCATTAACAGGGTGTACATGACGCACACCCTTGACATAACGCATACCTAAGCAGCAATACCTAACTTGTTTCGCGTCTTGATATACTGCTTAACAAACTCATCTCGAACAATATCGTTTTCACCAAATTTAACAATGCCAGCAAATCCAAGGCGCTGCATCTCCTCTATGATCTCAAGCCACTCGGATAGACCAGACTTTTCCTTTCGACTGGTTACGTAATCCTGCACAAAGTCGCCAACAGCTACCATTTTGCAGTTTTTTCCGCGCCTTGTTGTCATCATATCCAACTCTTTAAAGTTGTAGTTTTGGATTTCATCGCAAACAATTACCGCATTTTTATACGTAAGCCCCTGCTCATGGCTTGTAGAGTTAAACTCTATGATGCCTTTAGCCTTAAGAAGTGCGTAGGCATCATCGCGACCGCAAATCTCATTCACAATGCTAACGAACGGCTTTTCGTAAGGCGCAGCTTTTTCATCCTGCGTACCTGGCAGGTGTCCGTTATCTCGAACGGGCACGGTTGTTCTAACAAAAATAGCTTTTTCTTGCGGCTGCAGCGGGTCAAATACGTCTTTTAAAGCAAGATAAACCGCTCTAAAGGTCTTTCCTGTGCCCGCGCAGCCCACACCAACGACTAAATCATTACAAAAATATGCCTCATCAAAATCACGATGAATTTCACGAAGTGGTGAAAAATCACCAATAGAAATGTGAGTTTTTTCTACACTTCTTTGGTCTTTTTCTGAGTAATTTCGATGCTTTTTGTTTGAAACATTGACACATTTATCTGCTTTCAAACGACGCTTATCCTTTCGCTTTTGCTTACGATTCACCCTTCTTAGTTTGCGTAGATTGGCTGACATTTTTCCACTCCTTATATAAAGAAAAGCCCCGAGACAAAGGCCGTCTCGGGGCTTGATTCATTGTGAGCAAAGAAGGCAAACAGTAGGACAGAGCGCTAAAAGACAAGATACCTATAGTGTCTCCCATGCTGCCAACCTCGCTCACAAAATACTTTAAGTAAGTACTTACATTCTACCAAATGTGCATTCACATTGACATATAAGAAACCACACACAATAAGATAAAGATGAAAGGATAAACAAAAGTACTTTTATACTTTTATATTGTTAGCAAGTTATACATCCATACTTAAGGACATACAGACGAAAATAAACAATGACAATTGTCAGAAAAAACAAAATTATAAAATGACACATAGACGACCATAATGTTTAATGATTATGGAGGCATATTGAGAGGTATGGGCTATTCATAGGGCGCTCTGTGCGGCTTTAAGCCCTGCCTTTTGCTCCAGATTAAGCTTGTAAAATAAATGGTTACAGCGTCACGTAGAGAAGTAATTTCATGTAAGAATACCTATTCTTACATGAAAACGTGTTAGCCTATGATCCATAGGGATTTTTTGATCACCCATATCTCGTAGAATAAAGTGATAGAGAGTCAATAAAACGGATGACAGCATGGAAAAGATAAACATTCGGGTAATTGCCCTGATAGCTAACGAGATGACCCGTCTCATAGAGGTGGACAACGCAACTTTTATGAAGGAGGCGGAGTACGTCAATCGTCACCTAAATAAGTACAACGAAGAAGCAGTCAGGAAAATCATCGAGGCCGACCACGCCATTCATAACACGCCAAAATCAGAGTACGAGGTTATGAGTACCCCGTCTCGATACCGTCGTGCCAACCATTACGATGGGCTGAAAACAATGCTAGGCCCTAACTTTTGTGCGTCACTTAAGCTGGCTGCGAAACATGGCATGCCTCTTGGTCTGTTCATGGAGGCAGTAGCTGCGGTCGGAGACGACCATTCAAAAAGTGTGGCTAAGAGATTTTTAATGAGCGACGAGTACGGAGCCGTAAACAACGGCAATATGTTCGCTTCTATCTTCCCTCTCTATCAGCAATACGGCGAATTCTCGACAATGTTTATGGATGCGGACTTGATGAAGGAGCTTCAGATGACAGATCTTTCAAGCTCCGTACCTGTTCACATGCTGGAAATGCCATATCGTCACATCTACATTCAGTTTGGCCCTGTGGGGCCAAACAGCGTGCTCTCAGATGAGTACATTGTGAGAAACCAAGAGACCGGAGATCATCGCCTTGAGGGGTGCTTGCTTAGTTTTCACAATGAAAACTACATCACACACACAGAGGATGCTCACAAAGCGCTTGGCATGCCTGCCAATGCTGATGTTCGCAGTTTCGACGTCATGTTCATTGGCTCTCCAAAAGACAATATGATGGACGACTCAACGCATCACATGACGGTGATCTATGATCACAATAGCGATCAAACACTTGAAGAGGTGCTTAGACGCTCGATTGACTATCACATCAATCACCAAAGTTTCGCTCAGAGACCAGAGTACCGTCGCATGAAGGCGCGAGACGGGGAAAACATGAGAAGGAACATTGACCTTCTGGCGAGATGCCTGGTTTACATGAACTGTGCGGATTGCAGAAGAATTGATGTAGACGAAGTGACCCCTATTCGCAGACAGTTAGACAATGTAAAGAACCCCAAGAAGCGAAGACGTTTCGAGAAGCAGTTGCAGCAGGCAGATAAATACGTACTCATCAAGCCGGTCACCAAAAATGAAAACTTTTCTTCTGGCGAAGCGTCAGGTCGTCACGTAAGAGCGCATTGGAGACGAGGACACATGAGAATGCAGAGATACGGAGAGAATCGAGCCAAGACAAAGCTTATTCACATTCGCCCGCAACTAATTGGCGCAAATAAAATCGGTTCGGAGCCAGCTAAGCCGACTTACAAGGTGAAATAATGGCAAGCAAGAAAGAGTGCAAACGTAAAGGCGGTAAGCAAGGGGCGGCTCCTATCCCGTCAAGGGAGCAGATTATCAGCTTTCTCGACATGTGCGGGGATCACCGCCACTCACTGAGAAATCGCGCGATTATGGTTACATTCTTTGTTCTTGGTCTGAGGCCAATGGAGTGCGCTAGCCTTAAATTGTCTGACGTTTACGACTTTGACAGAGATAAGCTCATGGATGAGCTATTTCTCAAGAAAGAGTACACAAAGCGAGGAAAGCCGAGAGTGCTCGAACTGTCTAATGATTTACTCATAGAGTGCTGGACGGACTACATTGGTGAGCGAAAAAGTAAAAACTTGAGATTTCGCCCAGATCAGCCATTTTTTATGTCGCAGGTGGGAGGACACTTCTCTGCAAACAGCATCGGAAATCTAATGAATGACTTTCTTGAAAAGAGATTTGGGTTCAACAGGGGTTGCTCATATTCAGGCAGAAGATACTTTGCAACGTCAATGCATGAGAATGGAGTCAGCATAAAGACTATTCAGGAACTTATGGGACACACAAACCCAAGTACGACGCACCGATATATAGTCGCCACTAAAAAACAGAAAATTAGCGCAATTAAAGGGGTTCTATAAGTGAACTTGGGATATTTAAGTTTTCACTTAATACATATTGACCATAAATAACCAATATCTTAATATCAACGTTAAGGGAAGACAGTTTGTAGTCATCCTTGTTGACCTCATAAATCACGAGAAGCTCGGTAGGGGTACCGGGCTCTTTTTTTTATCTATATTTACCCACCATTCATTGCTTTTTTAAGCATCTTTCCCTCTCTAAAGACAGTTCGAATGCACTTCTCCCCTTCCGGCAGTTTAATTGTCTCATTGGTTTTTGGGTTTCGAACTTCACGACGCTCTGATGATGTGGTCTTGAACACACCAAAGCCACGAAGCTCCACAACGCCGCACTGTTCGCGAGACTCTTGCACAATCTCACTGAAAACACGAACCGTTGTCTCTGACACCTTAATTAGATTCTTATGAAGTCCAAACTTAGCCTTGATCATAGATGGGTGGTCGGCAACGGCATGAATTAAGTCCCACAAAGATAACGTATGTTTGTCATTCTTCTCAGCGAGACTTCGATTGGTGCGAGTAATAAAGGAGACAACAAAACGATCCTCCATCGGCATCGTTTCTCCGGTCTTAGGGTTTCGGACGAGACGCCCTCCCTTTTTGAAGTATGGGAATAACTTACCAACCCCCTGTAATCTAATTGGATAGCCAAGAACCAACTTGTCAGTCATGACATCAAGCAATGAATCTACCGCGATTGCACATTGAGCATCTGTCACCTCAATATCTAAGTTCTGATTTACTCGCTCTGCAATATCCTTTTTGATGATTTTCATTTTTTATCACCTTTCTTTTTGTTGAGTTTACGAAAATAAGTCAGCATGGTCTTTTCGGCCATAGCGGTTGGTTTTCTTATCTGACCTGACTCGTCGGTTGGGTCGCACATAAATAGCTCGTCACTCTCAGCGTCATAGCCAAAAAGAATCTTCACGCCACACTCGTGGTGCCACCACGCAGCGATCTTCATGTTGGTGTTGTTAACTAGGTCTTTTCTCTGAATCACGTCACCATTCAGATAAGGAATGATTCGCTCCTGACCATGTTGCCAAAAGCCAATTTTCTGCTCTTCCAAGCGATTCTTAAGCGTCTGATTGTTTCGTCGCTCGTTACGAAGCTCACCTTGAGTCTTCTCCAGCTCCTTTGTTTTTGAGGCAAGCTTGGCTTTCTGTTCACGCACGGTCTTTTCAAGCTTTTTAGGATTCATGCGCTTGTACTCTCGAACCTCCGCTCGCAAGCTCTCCACTTCAGCCTGTAAGGAGGCAATAGTCCCATTTGACACATCAATAACAGCCTGATGTTTGCCAACAATGTCCTTTAGCTTGTTTCCCTGTTTTTCGATGATGTCGTTCTGCTTTTGTAGCGTTTCCCACATTTCGTCACGGTTCATCACGAGCTCAAGGTTACGAGCGCACAGATTGTCTATTTCTTGGTGAAGCGACTCGATGTAAGCGGTGTCATCGTTGTAAGCCCCAACCATTTTTTCAATTAGGTTTTGGTTAACCTCGATTAGCTGTCGAATCTCTAAATCCATTGTTCTTAGCCTTGTCAATCATTCGTGAGCAGTGCGAAGCACTGCGAGCTTGTCTATGGCGTTGAACTATATAACTAAACAAAAATTATATCAACACCACACTAAGCGCTTACTTATTTACATCATAGGGCGTTAAGGTCAATAGGTCGGCAGGTCTCAAGGTCACATGCGCCAAGTATAAGGGTCTAAATCATAGGCATGGCGGCGGCGTAGTATAAGGGTATCAAACTCCGGACGGCACTCGATGACGCTTACCTCCATACACACGCTTTTTTTCTAGGACTATTCACATTTGAGGGGAATTATCAATAAATGACAAGATGAAAAAACGCGCTGTAAAGCGTTCTAAGCGTAAAAAATCGATGAGTAATGCAATCTATTATCTAACTCAAAATAACGCTGTCAGAGATGCGCAGGTTTGCAATTTAACAGTATCTAGTGAATAGATTTGATGAGAATCAACAGACACAAAAAAGCGCTCATTGTGAGCGCTTTTTGATTGGGTTAAGCAATGGAATATCGTTCGACAAATTCCGCAATCTGACTTCTAACTTGATTCATTGGGATAGTTTCAAAGAACCACTCTTTTAAATCGTTTTGAAAGAATCGATTGACGGTTGGGTCGCAGATGTTCAAAGCCACATAATCCATAACATCGCTATCAGACTGGAAAAGGTAATTTTGTGATTCAACAATGGTTAGCTTAGCCATGATCAAAACTCTTATTCAATTAAACAGTGAGGGTGGAGATAAGAGGGCGCAGAGTTTGCGCCCTGTTGGTTTGTGTGACTTAAAATCCAGTCGCCACTTTCTTGCTGTTCACTAGCTCGCGCATCTTTTGCACTAGCGGATGATCATTGTTGATGGTTACGACTTTACGTGAGCCATCTTTCACAACTTCGCCAAGTCCATATTTCTTGAAAAAGCTGCACACGTAGCCAGCTTGTGTGAGTGTGTCGTGATTCATTAACTCTTTGATGTATGTATCGCTGAATTGCGTGTCGTTATCAGCGACGGCCTCCATCATTGCAAATACTGTCTTATGCACTTTTTTAACTTCGCTGAATTTTGGATTGATGCTTTTCGCAGCTTGGTTAAGCGCTTGCAGTGACGGAGCGCTTGTCTCGTTTGCTACGACCGCACATAAACCCATCACGTATTTTTTATGTTCACGACTTGCAGAGTTGATCACGTTAGCAGGGTCCAGTGTTGGGTTGATCATTTTCATGATTCGCATCTCGCTTGCATTCAGACCAGATAAGTAGCTGTTCATTCGAGCGTGCGTTTCAGCTCTCATACCCGCTTCACCCAAACGTTCACGACGTGAACTGGTTTCAGTGATTTTTTCGTTTTCCTCGCTACGTTTTGCGAACATTTCTTGTGCGAATGTTAGACCGTCGATTGCGCTTGCAGTCGCAGCAGATAGGAATGATTTGTTAGTGTTTTTTGCGTTAGTCATAATAATTTTCCTTCTATGTAGATTTATGTTTTTTATTTCGTGTCTCTCGAACACGCTTTTAATTTAAGTGATCACTTATTCGTTTTCAAGATTATAAATCACTTTTTTTAGTGAATTATAAGAAAAGGTGACAGGTCTCACACATAGGCTATTTTGCGTCTAATCCCTTTTATTTCAGCAGCTTGGAAGCTTGACATATGAGGCAGGCATGCTATTCGCGCAGGCGATTTATATATATGCGATTGACGAGTGAGAGATAGAGAAATTTACCGCAGTCTCCCAACAGGCTACTTGTCGCCTCATATATAAAAATTGGGCTATATAAAGCCGCGGCTAACCACGGCTTGCCTATAAAAGGGGAACGGTTGAAAAAGAAAGATTCGAACACTCACCATGGAGCCCCACGGCTAGCCACGGCAAGAAATCAGATAGAAAAAAAGGGCGCATCAAGAAGAGTGCGCCCTTTCAGAACAGAGAATTCTGAAATGTCATTCGGTGTCGGGAGCTGAAGCCCTCACCTAAGACTAATCTACATAGAACAACGTCAAGGCATTTAATCTTGCGTTGTATTTATAATGTAACACAAAAGCAGGGGTAAAAAGAAAGTCTGCAAAACTGCCTATCGGCTATTGCTTTGTTTTTCGTCGATTTGTTTTGTCAGTTTGGCATTTAAGCTCATGCTTTCCTTTCTGTCATGGTTGTTTAATCTTCACTTAAACAGCCGCCCTACTCCATTCCTTTTAAAGCTGGACACAACCTAAAATTCGAAAGGATGAATGGAGTGCCAAATCAGGAATTCGAGAACGACGGTATTGTGCCGATTGCGACCAGTCGGTATCTAAATCCCTAACACATACGTAGCCGGAATTAGGAAGACCCTTAACGGAACACCACGGCTAGCCACGGGTAAATTTAGAAGAAACCACTATCCCCATCGAATAGAGACAGTGGTTTCTTCTAAATTATTGTCCGTAGTGAACCTGCGGCCACATTTCATCCAAATCGAGACTCTGAATCATGGTTAATTCAGCCTCCCTTATCACCTGATCGTATTCCTCTTTAGCTTCCTCCAAGTCCGTGTAAGTCTGCCCACGCTCATAAAACAGATGACCGTTCTGTCCGGTTCTGTAAATCTGAATGCGGAATGTGGTTATCTCTTTCTCCACGCACTGCAAGAAGAAATACGCTTTATCACCAATTTCGTGATTTCTTACTATCATTGGCACAGACAACATAAAAGCACCCCCTAAGCTTTTCTACGGTTGTATTTTGCTCGCTCGCGACGAAGCGCTACTTCAAAGTCGGAGGCGGTCTTAGAATCGCTCACAGCTTCTTCTCGCTGCATCCCAAACGTAACTGCTGCATCATAAGCGTTCATTTTCATTGCTTGACTCAGGGATTGACTTAATCGACGCTCCGAACGCTCTTTCATGGTGACATAGGCACCCTTTCTTTTTCGTTTAGGCCCAGAAGAGGGATAAACCTTAACCTCAAAGTTCAAATCTTTATCAAAATAACTGGTAATAGGCTGCATTGCGTACACTCCAATATTCAAATAATCAACTGTCGTCTTTGCGACATGCATATGATCAGCGATGAGAGTCGGGAGCTTAAGTAACGCCAGAGGCATCAGAGGAAAACCGCGGTTAGCAGTAGAGTATTAGTACCAAGGAAGCCCACGGCAAGGCATGGGAAGAGCGGAAGGGAAGAGAGTGAAGAAAGCCTATATCTCTCGGAGGTGAAGTGGCAGCCTTATATATAAATTTTACCCCTTATAAGGCCGCCTTTGTTCGCTACTGCAACGTGTATACGGGGCGCATGCAAGGTTTACTCAGCTTGAGAGGCTCAATGAGCTCACCAAAGTCATTGCCGAGCACAGTCCAGCCTGAACGAAAGGACGGAGAAAGGTTGGCGCTAATAGAGAGCTCCTCAGCCGCTCTCAGACCCAACAAAATGTCCTCAATACTCATCTTTAACTGAAAATTGGACTCCTCGATTAGCCAATCAATTGGCCCTCTTACATCCCATATCGCCTCGTCTCTATCCTGAATCATGCTTCTTAGCATGGTGGCAAAGAGATGAAAGACGCGGTCAATGTCGCCGAACTGACCAAGAAGAGTCATGACACTTTCCTCATCCCTCTCCTTTTTGAATAAATTTTTGCACCTGACAACCTTGTCGTTCTCAAACAAAAAATTGTCAATTCGAACCGTGTCTCTGGTGCTATCGTTAATAGTCACAAGGCTCATTTGTTGATACTCATAGTCGTAGTCAATTTTTACTACCAGCATAGGTTCCTCTTCACTGTACATTGTGACGTAGCCGGAGTTAGAAAGACTCCTTGCTACTTTTAGTGTTATGCGTACAAACCCGCTCAGATTCAAAGCGGAACCCATAAGAAAACAAAAACGAAGACTCAAAATGTGTGAGGATTATGCACCCCTTACACTAAGCCGAAGAAACTAGCCAAAGAAACTAACTCAAAGACACAGGCTAAAAAGCTCGATAACTGACAATCTTCATAGTGTGAAATAGCGAGTGGCGACTCTGTTGCATCACAACCAAGAGTTGCTCGTATCATTGTCAACCTTGATTACTTTGCGTCTTTGCCTTTGCCTGATGTTTCGTGCCATAGGGAGCTTGATAAGAGATAGGGTTCAATACTGGCCTCATAACATTAGCCACCGACGACGAAGGAGGAGATTGACCATTACTCTCTGATGTCCCTATTATGCTTTGCTCTCTAGTGGTTCGCTTATATACCTAGTGTATTAAGCGCTTACTAAGTCAGTTAAACGCTCAAATCAACATTGCAACGATTTACTTAAAGATGGTTTTCTTGCCTCCTTTGTGACTTTATAAATTGAAGAAAAGGGTGAGAATTATGGATACAAGATCACAAAATTAACGTGACAGGTATCAAATTATGAATAGCTTTTGACTGAGTTATCATTAACAGTAATGTCATTCATATCACCCCTACCCATAGTAGAAAACGTCCATTTCTGAGTAGCCGGATTCGCTCTCACACGCTTCAGGTTCATCAATTTCACACTCTCTAAGGGGAAGTGAGCCTGAAAGCTTTTGGAGCTCTTCTGAAGCTTTTGAGAGCGATTCTGAGCTTCCGTCATCATGATTATCTTCTGCTAACACAGATAACATCGCCGCTAACAGTTCGCTATTGCGTTTCTTCCAATTTGCTAACGATTCTTCACCAACAGGTTGATGATCTTTTATCTCCTCGTAATAGGCCGCGACCATCTCCTCATCATCAAGACTTTTAATGTAGTCGGTCTTGTCGACACCTCGAATAACTATCAACATGGTTCAGACTCCAAATTGAAATGCTCCTCATAAGCGGAAACAATCTGACGATGACCTACCTCCGCTTGTTCGTAAGTTTGATACTTCCAGGTCGACTCGCTGAACTCCCCTCCCATGACCATGGTGTGAAAGAAACAACCGTTGTCGTCGATGCCGGTAAATACCGTGGATATGACAATCTTAGTGCCATCAATAAAAAGCTGATCAGCGGCAACAACTCGACGCTCCGGGCTGTTCTTCATGAAGTCCTCAAAGAACTCCTTTGTAGTGCGAACAGGGCGGTTGCGACTATCCAGCACATAGAGAGAACTGAGACGCTCTTTGTCCATTTGCCCGCACATCACAACTACTCCTCCTTGATGCTGTCTAGCCAGTTACTTAACGTACTCTCGAAAAGATCTTTGTATCTTTGGCCACGTATTTCACGACGACCCTTTCTGAGATAAGACTTTTCTGTAATTCCGCTCTTACCAAGGGACACGGAGTCGATAAATACGTTGTATTTGGAGAACTCTTTTCTTAGTACAACCAGAAGTTCTGAGGAGCGCTCAGACACGATGCCTCGTAAATCGCCAAGTTCATCAGGACTTAAAACAGCATCTACGGCAGAGTTGGACTTTCTTAGGAAGCCCCCTACCGTCCAGCTCAAATCAATCTGAGAGGCGGTTTCTATAGTGGTGGCGTAATAAACCTCCCTATTACGAACAGCTCCACCTGGTGTGCGATAACGAACGGTACGAGTGTACACCGCGATAGAGCTATCTAATTCCTTGAATAGCTTTAAGGCGAGTGTTCGGTTAATACGAAAAACGCGATCAGGATTGTTCTTAAGGGCCTCAAACAGGTTGTCATCATCAATGGCATCAGAGAGTTCGATGATCTCATCGTTTTCCGGGTCTAGCTGTTTAAATATTTCCTCTTTGTCAGACATGGAGGAAATGTCCAAAGCTTTTGATGGTTTAGGTTTAGAAGGCTTAACTCGCTCTTTTAAGGAGTCGTCATCGCCTTTGATCAATTCAATTACGTCATCATAAACACCGAGATGCTGAAGAACGGCCAGAGCGGATGCTAAGGTAGAGCCGTTACCTGTCTCAAGATTAGTGAGTATGTTTTGAGATAATCCAATAGCTTCATTGACGTCAGATTGCCGCTCACCTTTAGCAACACGAGCAGACTTTACAGCCTTACCAAATCTTTTAAGTAAGGTAGGGACTTCTAGTTTGGTTTTTCTTGTCATGTTATGCACTTAATGGTTTGTTTATTGGCTGTGCTTGGAGATTAACTCACTGATATTAGTGGGTCAATCGAGATAGGCTAAGTTCCAGCTTATTACCTACCAAGCTCCCTGAAAGCTCCCTGACGCGCTTTAAGCATCTAAGACGTGTATTTGCTCAACTTTTGTTGTTTCTCGTCTGTATGAAGCGCAGAGAGAGAATGAGTGACGATTTAATGCTAACTTTTAACTGATAAACTCTAATTTACTGTTAGCATTAAGATATCGTCAGGTTAACAATCTAATTCCGCATGTACTTGTTATGCAAGAAGGTTCCTTACATCATCACTTAGGCGAATCCCCTACTAAATAAGTAATAATTAAAAATAAGAGTTTTTATATATAGTAGAACGCTCGGAAAGTGATGACGGATGCGGAACGAAAGAAATGAGTGCTCGGAATTATAACTTACGCCTCCGGACGGGAAGGCAAAGATCAGCCTGCGGTACGAGTTCAAACGTAGCATCGCGGAGTTTTAATTCGTATCGTAGGCCACGGGGTCTGGGGTGTAGCCCCAGCTTGATCATGAAAAGTTATCCACAGATGAGAGACTAAAGATCTAAAAATGATCTTTTTACTTTATTTTACTTTTAAAGCGATCTCTATATTTAAGTATTACTTATATACTTTACTTAGGGGAATCTAAGTTCTTTTATTTCAATGATTTATCCTCTAGAAAATGAAAAACACATACCGCAATAAGCGAGAAAATGAAAAATACATACCGCAATAACTGGGGAATATGAAAAATACATACCGCAATAAGTGAGAATATGAAAATCACATACCGTATTTTTTTGCAGATTGTTCAATGTTTAACCAGCAAAGTGGCGATCAATGTATCGATTTGAAGATCATTTGTTGAATATGAAAAACACCTACCGTACTATCTCCTCCAAATACAATATGAAAAGTACCTACCGCATTAAATGACAAGCCGAAGCTTAAGCGAAAATGAAAACGTCGAAGAGCCTAAAGGTGAACTCGTTGTCGCCGAACAAAGCGGACAGCTTGTAGAGGTTGATTTTAGACGTCTAAATCAATACTCGTATCACTCGAAAAAGGATGCAGAGAAAAACATCTTTCGCGTTGGCAATGAAATGATGCAGCAGATGGCTGCGGTCCATCCAAAAAGCTGGAGATTGCTAGAGTTAGCCATTAAAAAGCTGGATCTTTATTCCGCCAAAATCCCCACTCACAAAGACTTTATCGCTGGACTGGAAAGCGGGGAAAAGTACATTCCTCAAGAGTTCAGAACCATTAAGATAGAGGCGGAAGAATTTGCAGATGCCTACAACATAACGGATAAAGCGGCAAAGGCGCAGTTTACTCAAGACGCACTGAAGCTAATGGATGAGCGGCTTATCTCCATCGCAGAAGACGATGAAGAAGGCGCAAGCATAAAGATTCAGCAAGTAGTTAGTGGAATGACGTTTCGCGTCAGAAAAGGTAGAAGTCGAAACTATATCGAGTACCAACCCAATGATATGTTCGACAAGGGAGAGTCAAAGATCAAACTTAAGCACCACTGCTCGGAGGTGGAGATTGAGCTGTCAATGCACACAGCCAAAGGTTTGTTCTTGATCATGGACCGATTTACCAGAATCAACTCCAACATCACAAGAAGGTTAAGTCCAGCGGCACACAAGCTTTACACCTTGATGTGCATGGAGCGAGCGGCCATGAGCATGAAAGATTCATGGGAGTTTTCTTGGAGCTTGGACACTTGGAATTCAAGACTTGGAACCAATCATAAGCTGATGTCTACGCTGATCAGAACGTTTAAAGCGCACGAGGAGATCACGAGAGAGACGGATATTATCGCCGAGGCGTTTCCTGAAGAGTCTTCAAAGTCTGGTAAGTCATATAAGCTTTTTACTGTCCGGTTTCGTACCAATACAAACTTTAAGATTGCCGCCCCTAAAAAGAAAGACAGCATCACAAGACCAAGATTGCCTCGTCAAACGAGAGCTGCGAAGGTTAAGGGTTCTAGTGAGCAAGGTCTGTGGGCGAGAAAGTGTCTTAAGGTGCTAATGAGGTTCCGAGACGAGTGTAAGCGAGAAGGAAAGGTGTTTCCAAAGCGAGACAGAGAGCGAATGGAGAAGTGCTTGAGTATCACGGGCGGCCTGTTCGATGAGTACTAAATGAAAAACACATACC